ACCCAACCCAACAATTCACCTGATCACACCTCATATCGTATAATCTACAAATACAGTACAAAAAAATAATCCTTTAACATAAATATAGTATCACTGTATTAAGCACTTAATACAGTCAATCCCCAAACTTATCCACAACCAAATCCTCTACACTTCTAGTCCAAGCTGCGACTATGCACAAACTTACCCACAGACTTATCAACAATTAGCATCCAATCAATATCCAATACCAATCATTTTCCGGTAAGGGCGACCCAACTCCGTCTTCACTACTCCATCCTTAAAACTATTCGCTCTAATCCCACCCCACCTTAAACAATTAAACTACAATATCAAAACCAAATCAAAGTCAAACCAAATACACACCACCAACAACATCATCAACAACGTCTACAATAAAATCTACACTCGCACTCAAACAATTCAAATTCGCATCAAAACTCTATTGCTAATCAATAACTTTTAAACATTCCAGTAATACGCAAGTAGATCACAACCTAACACAAATATTCAATACTAACATTCACAAAGTTATCATCAAATAAAAATGTTACTATCACACAACAACCACACACCACAACAATACACGACTATTAACATATTAATATTTTACATACAATTCAACCCAATATTCCTAATATATGAATAGTTAGCATCCGTACAATCAAAAAAAAGAGATAATCTCAGTCACCTCTTAAACATCACACTATTGATTAATCAATAGAAATTTGATCCGATTTCAGATTTAACTATCATACCCTTATACTTTATCGACCAAATACATAGAATTGAAATTTGATATCAATCTCTATTTATAATCAATAAGTTTTCACCAAAAGAATCATTCAGGATATCTCATCCAGATCATAACCTCATACCGGGGTATATAAAACAAATAAGTACCACACTCTATATACTCTTATATACTTTTAAAATTCTTATATACTTTTATATACTCTTCAAGAACCAACAAGCAGCTATATCTAACAAACATGAAATGCACCATTTCAAATATATAACTTACAAACAAATCTTAAATTCATTTAATATGATTGCAAATCCATTTAAGAAGATTACATTAGAACCCGGAGGGTTACTCCCCTTCCTACGTAGTAGGGAGGGTAAATCTAACTTAATATATATTTATGGAGTGAAATAATATTTATACGAACGAAGTGAGTATAAATATTATGAACGGAATAAATATATATTAAGTTAGATTTAGTATTCTATTATATTAATATAATTCTATTATATTATATGGGATGGTGATTGGTGCAAAAAGTACCCAATCGGTTGACCGACTAGTCAAGTGATTGGTGCATTTTGTTCCCAATCACTTGACTTAGTGGGTGCAAAAAGTACCCAATCACTTGACTAATGGAGAATAATATGCTATAGAATAAGTAAATTTTGTTTTTGAAGGGAGAACTACAATGAGCAATGATAAAGATACAAGAACCAAACTTACATCTGGGAAGCATTTTATAAAAATTCCAAATGATATGTTTATGAAGAAAGAGACTGAAGAATATGTATTCTACCTTACTATCTTTTATTATGTACTGATGAATGAAAATAGATGTGGCTTATCTAAGTTTTCATTATCAGAAATATTATATGATGTTCTTGGGTACAAAGAAAACAGAAAGAAACCAATGTCTGCATTAAACAAAATAATAAAATCACTATATAGAATGCAGGAAGAAGGATATGTTGAACTAATATCTGATATTGAATCTGTGAAGCTTTCTGAGATTATATATGCAAAAATAAAACGTAGACCAAATCCAGAGAATAATTATGTGGAGTTATATTGGAATGAGTTTAATGCAATAGTTCAATTATTTAAATGCTATAGTGATGAAATAAATATTAGTATAAGTTCTACATTTAGATTTTATCTATATATAAAGAATAGAACTTATAATGGCACCAGGGATTGTGTACAATCATCTGAGTCTATTGGATCTGATTTAGGTTATAGTAAGCAAACATCCAATAGTTGTGTAAAAATATTATTAAACGAAAGTAATATATATACTGCACTTATAACAAGAGACATACATTATGAAGGTGGTAATCGAGCAAATGTTTCATATAAACTAAATAGTAAATTTGATTTGAAAAATAAATAAGTAAAAACATAACTTACCTGGCTACAAAATGGAGAATAACATACTGTAGCCGAATATACATTAAGAATAACACACACTTTACTCAGGCTACAGACTAGCCTGAGTTTTTTTATTTGAAGAAAGTGAGGTACAAACTAATGATTAAAACAGAAAAGGAGATGCATCATGGACAAAGAATCAGAAACAAAGCCGGAAGTTAATACTTTCCGTCAGTACACAAGAGAGGAATTATTTAGACTACTACCCTCCCCTATTATGGACGAGGAAGATTTTGGGAGTTATACATCTTTAGAAGATGTATCAGAAGAAGTAAAGAAATCAACAGAACATCGCCATAGGGCATTAAACAAGAAAGCTAGATTGGAGGCGAGACGTAATGGCAGATAATAATGAAAACATGATTGAATTCTTAAGGGGACAAAAGACTTGTACTGTTTCTTTTACAAGTCAAAAGCATATTAACAAGATTAAGAAATTATATGAACGTATGCCAGAGTGCTTTGAGAGATTTAAAGAAAACGAAGATGGATCTGTATATGCAAGAATACCATTAAAGTTTATTAAGATATCTGCACCAAGAGCAAATACTTTAACAGAAGAACAAAGACAGGCAGCTGCTGAAAGGCTGGCTAAGAGTAGAAAAAGTAAAGAAGTAAATAATGATACGGATGAAAGTAAAGATTTCGATGATGAAGATTGAATATAAGTAAAGATTGAAATAGAGAATAAACTAATAACAATTACTTGAAGGGAGAGACAACACTATGTTAACTAAAGAAACTTTTGTAAAAGCAATGAATGAACTTATCAGGGCAAGGAACTATCAGGAAGATCTAAATAATTTCTTTGAGTCTCACTGCTCTGATGGATATATTTACCAGCCAGATTGTTCCGATTCACTTGTATTTGTTTTAGAAGAAGCTATGAATCAGAAGCCGGGCGAAGATGGTTTAACAGACATTGCTTACTTCTGCTATGAATTAGAGTACGGAAGAAAGTATAAAGATGGATGTTATAAGAATGACAAGGGAGAAGATGTTGATATCTCCACACCTGAATTACTATACGACTATATTGTATCAGGTGGTGATGTTCATTGAGTGAGTTCGGACTCAAAATAAAAAACATTGAGGCAAGCACCCTATTTGAATATAACAATGGGGTGCGTGACCACTATGAATATAAGGATGCAATGTTTGTAAACAGTTTATTTAAAGACTTCCTTGATGAGAATGGACTTACTAATTGGAAAGGTGAATCTACCAGAGATATTATTTGTTTAGAATTTAATTATGGTAGTCGTTCTTATGAAGAAGAGATGGCACATCTTCATAGTGTAGCCAAAGCAGCAAGGAAAGAATTTAAAATTGCTTTAATAAAAAAAGATTTATTTTTATTAGAAAAAGCAATAAAAAAAAGAAAAAAGATATCAGAATTAACTAAGATTGCTTTTAAAAATAAAAAAAATTATAAAAAATATTCTAAAGAAGAATTGAGAAGGATATTCTATAACGAAGGTGTGACTGTTGAGTACATCACTAGGGATCGGAATGGTGAGATCAAGAAGGTAGAGAACATACACTACAAGATGCTATACCGCTCAACTGGAAAAGCGAAGAAGGGTAGCTGCATGTTCGTTTGTGACCGTCTGTATGAGAGAGCCAAGAAGTTCCTGTACATGGGGATTGAGTTGCCAAAGGACAATGCTCCTATTGTAGAGGCCAGTGCCTATATCCCACTTATCTCTTCTGGTATAGTTGGACGTATAAAGATTAATCCTAAGAATATTTTAATCTTAAAGGATGTAGATAGATTCTTTACTACTGATGTTATTAGTATTGAAACGGATCAACTTAAACGTTGTGTAGCAAAGCACATTGACAATTACAAATTGAAGAATACTTTATTTGATGGTCAGGCTCTTATAGACTCTTCTATCTTCCCGGTATGGGGAAATGGATATGTTTTATTGAGACACCACTTCTGTAAGATGGCAGCATTCAATACAAATATCCAAAAGTTCTTTAAAGATTATTTTGGTGCTGACTACTACACTGCTACTGTCACGGATATGTTTGGTGTTGAGCATTATGTAAAGGACATTGAACTGATAACCACAGATAACGCAATGAAATGGTGTAAGGATGTGTTTGGCATCACATATGAGTACTGGTGTGACCGGGTGTATGAAAACGGTTGTATGTTCGGGGTAGTCAAGACTGCACACCCATCAAAACTTGGAAAGTATCAACGTATGTCGTATCAGATGGTGAACTCATTATCAGAAGATATCATGGAAAATGTTTGCAAGGAGTCTGTTAATTACGTATATAAACTTAAGAGTGATAGTAATGAGTTTCTTGACTTCCTAAACAAGAAGAAAAACTTTTCTAATGACTATGAGTTTTTATATGAGATGTGTAAGTATAATCCTGAGTTTGAAAGGAGTTCATACTTTAGAGATAGGAAAAGAAAAATCATTTCCAATTATGTTCTTGGTATGAAGAACGGAGAACTTATACAGGATGCAGATAATCTTACATTAGTTGGATCACCTTATGCTATGTTACTTTATGCAGCTAGTGGAAATCCAGATGACGTGGACAAAGATGATACGTTTCATGTAGAGGATAATGTTATTCAATGTTATACAGAAAGGTTTAATGACGGAGAATATCTGGCGGCCTTTCGTAGTCCATTCAACTCTAAGAATAATCTGTTATACGTACATAATACTTATAGTGAGAATATGAAGAAGTATTTTAACTTTGGTAAACAGATTATTGCGATGAACATGATTTGTACATCTGTTCAGGATAGGGCAAATGGTTGTGATCAAGATTCAGACTTCTTTTATGTTACCAATCAAAAAGATATTGTTGAACATGCGAAGATGTGCTATGTAGATTATCCTACTATAGTAAACAATGTTCCAAAAGATAAGAACGTATACTCTAGTTCAATGGACGACTTTGCAAGATTGGATAACTTATTGTCTGCATCACAGACGGACATTGGTGAGTCAAGCAACTTGGCACAGATTGCACAATCATATGCCTGTTCATTTGATGATCCTAAGTATGATGATTATTGTGCTATTCTATCAGTGCTTGCTCAGTTGGCAATTGACTCAGCGAAACGTATGTTTGATATTGATATACCTGCAGAGATTAAGCATATCAAAAGGCAGATGGACGTTTCATCTAATGGATATCCAATGTTTTGGTCTATCATCCGTCCTGGATTTAATGAAAAGAGTTTAAATAAAGATATACATTGTCCTATGAACTATTTGTATAACTTAAAGTTTAAGGAAGTGCGCTCCTCGTCTTCTACCCTTTCAATGGATCATTTCTTTAAGAAGTATCCTCTTGACATTCATAGGAAGACTTGTAAGAAGGTTGAAGATTTAATTGAGAAATATTCTTTTGACTTATACAACTATAATACTGATAATTCAACAGAGGACAGTGATTATATTTTATTACGTAGTGACTTTGATAATCTCATGAATGATTTGAGAGGGATTAATATATCTAAGAATTATTTAGGTCTTATGAGTTGGTTGGTTGACAGGAGTTTTATTATAACTCCATCTGCAAAGCAGAATCGTAAATCAATTAAGTCAAACGTAAATAAGAATCGTGCATTACTGCTTAATGTGCTTTATAATATAAACAAAACATCATTATTTAAGGTACTTTCAAAAAACCTTGAAGGTGTAGTTTAAAATGTGTGTACACCTAGAACAAAATATGTGGTATGTATGTAAATAAAAACTCCTAGTTATCTAGGGGTTTTTATTTATGTCAATTAATGGTTAGTTATGTCCACTTATGAGAAACTGAAATTGTAGTGAAATAGTAGGTTTCACCGCTATATTTATATTCCGAGGCGGTATACAAATAAGGATGCATGCATATAAATTCAAATGCTCTCTCGCTGGCAATATAGCGAGATCGTCTCCACAGTGGCGGTGTCAAGTCTACTCTCCCTTCGGCATCGTCACTGTTTTTTATAGCTGGCGGTAGGTCGGAATCTACCTGTGCCTCATAAGCATGGGTAACCAGGTTCAACTCCTGGGCGTAGCAATGGTAAGTAAGGTAGAGCAGGTCGGTCAGCTCGTTGCGGAACAAACCGCAAAGGTCGTGGGTTCAAATCCCACCCTTACTTCTATCCCACTTTGGGAAATTTAAAAATGAAAGAAGGAATAATTTTGATTAAGATTTCTAAGGAAGAATCTCTTGAACTGAATAAGAAGTATGGTGTTCCTTATGGCGAGAATGGCATCAGCCATACATACACAAGATATCAGCACTACTACCTCTGCGAGAACAGACGTAATATGCAGTGCCTTGAAAAAATCCGTAAAGAAAAGTTAAAAGCTAATAAGTAAAACTAAATAAAGTAAACATGAAAGGTGTGATTGATTACTAATGAAATTTTATGACACAAACGCACTTCTTGAGTTACAAGAGAAAGCCTTTGAAGAATTCTTCTTTATTTCATCAATTACTTTAGTTGAACTTGAAGATATTAAAGTTAACAGAAATAAGGATGATCAGACAAAGTACAATGCTAGAAGGGTTGTTAAATTATTGAATGACAATCCAGATAAGTATTATGTTGTTTGTTATGAAAAATATTTCTTACCATCTGATTCAAGAGAATTGTATGGTATTGAAGACTCTCCTGATGTTCGTATTTGTATGAGCGCAACATTTGCTATAGAACATCTTAGTAATGTTGATGGAGAATGGAAACGTGTAAGTGATGGATATAACCAACTAACATTTGTTACAAATGATTTGTCATGTAAATTAATTGCTCAGAATATTTTCGACTTAAGAGTTGAAAGTACGAATGATGGTTATGATGACTCTTATAGTGGTTATATTGAAGTTACTATGACAGACGATGAACTTACAGACTTCTATCAGACAATAAAAACCCCGGTTAACAAATGGGGATTATTGGTAAATCAGTATTTAATCATAAGAGATACTAATGGTGAAGTTAAAGACAAGTATCGTTGGGACGGTAATGAATTTAAGTTTGTTGATTTTACAAATATTAAGTCAAAGATATTTGGTAGTGTTAAACCTTATGATGGTGACATCTATCAAACTCTTGCTTTAAATAGTATGAAGACAAATAAACTCACAATGATTAAAGGCCCAGCTGGGACTGGTAAAAGTTATTTAGCAATTGGCTATATGTTATATCTATTAGAAAAAAATAAGATTGATAAGATTGTTATATTTGCTAACCCCACTCCTACTGCTAATGCAGCTAAGTTAGGTTTCTTACCAGGAAGTCAGTTAGAGAAACTTGCTGATAGTTCACTAGGAAATATGCTTGGTGCTAAATTGGGTGACAAATTTCTTATTGATCAGCTTATACAACAGAATAAATTAGACATCTTACCAATGTGTGATATTCGTGGGTTTGACACATCTGGTCTTAATTGTGCGGTATATATTACTGAGGCACAGAACCTTGATATCTCACTTATGAAGTTAGCTCTTCAGAGAATTGGTGAAGATTCTATTTGTATTATTGATGGTGATTATGCTGCACAGGTAGACTTGCCACAGTATGCAGGATTTAACAACGGAATGAGAAGACTCTCTGAGGTGTTCCGTGGGGAGGACTTCTACGGTGAAATTGAATTGAAAAATATCTACAGAGGAAGAATCGCTAAATTAGCGGAACTCATGTAGAAATCTAAAAGGAAAGAAGGGAAAGTTATTGGAACAGTTTAATATTCCATTACCAGATTTTTTATCACAATTTAATAAGGACACATTTATTCCTTGTCCTGAAGATTATGACTATTGGGGATCTAGGGGTAAAAGAGTTTTTTATATTGATTATGAAATTGACCCAGACTACTACAGATTAATTGAATTGTCTAAGGCAATTATTCAGTTAAACTTTGAGGAAAAAGACATTCCTAAAAATGAATTAAAGCCTATTTATATTATGATACATAGCTATGGTGGGGATCTTGAACAGTCATTTTATTTTTGTGACTTAATCAGGTCAAGTAGAATTCCTATTTACACTGTAGCAATGGGTGTTGCTATGTCGGCAGGATTCTTATTATTTATTTCTGGTCATAAGAAGTTTGCATTTCCTCATAGCCAGTTGCTAGTTCACAGTGGGTCTGCCACTCTTGGTGGAACTGCTGAACAGATTGAGGAAGCTCAGAAGAATTATAAACGTCAGCAAGAAAGCATGAAGAAATATATTTTAGAAAATACTGAAATTCCTGAAAAGATATTCCAGAAGAATGCAAAGAAGGATTGGTATTTAACATGTGATGAACTTGTTGAGTATAAAGTTGTAGATGAAATCATTACAGATTTTACTACTATTTTTAAATAGATTGGGATAGAAAGGAATAAAAAAGATGTTTTCAGTAAAAGACAGTGTGCCTAAGAGTACACCTAAAAGAACAATTAAGTTAACAAATATTTCATTGGCAGAATCCAAGTTTGTAGATGACGAAGGTGATATTACAGAGGAGATTCTTAAGGCACTGCCTGAAGGAACTGAGACTGTAGACTTCAAGATTGTTGTAGACTTGGAGGATGAAGATGACATTGGATAGGCGGTGATCCAGTGGAGTTACATAGATTAGAAAATGAAAATGAGGAACAGTTTATATTTAGGCTTGGACAGGCAAAAGACTCTGGAAGATTAGATTTATCTTGGGAAGAACTCGCAGATATTATCAATCATGAGTTCAGAGAGTCTGAAGAAGAATATAGAACTGAAGCCGCATACCGCAAACCTTATCAGCAAGCTAAAAGATTTCTTGAATCTAATGTTTTTAAAAAATATGAATCTGATAGTTCTTATTCAAAAGAACTTGAAAAACAGAAGGAAGATCTTAGAAAAGAGAGAATTAAATTACAGACAATGAATGTTGAAAGAAACCGCATTGATAGAAGTCAGTCAAGACACGAACTGTATTACGAGTATGTCGGATATGTCTGTGACACTCTTCCACTCCCGGACTTTCAGCCATTATATGCATCTGAAGAATCAAATGATGAAAACGTAAAGTATTTGGTTACATTGTCTGATGTTCATTATGGTGCAATGTTTAAAAGTTTTAATAACGAATACTCTCCCACTATTGCAAAGGATAGGCTCAGAAAATTATGTGGAGATCTGATTAACTTTGTAAATAAAAAGAAAATAGATGAGATATATGTTGCATCATTAGGCGACATGTTGCAGGGATTGTTAAGAGTTAGTGATTTAAAGATTAATGACTCTAGTGTTGTTAAAGCAACTGTAGAAATTAGTAGACTGATTGCTAGTTTCTTAAATGAGCTTAGTGCTTACGTTAAGGTTTACTATTATCATGTTCCGACTGCAAACCATACACAGACAAGACCTCTTGGCACTAAAGCAAGTGAACTTGCAGATGAAGACCTTGAGTATGTTATCTCACATTATATTGCAGATTTATGCATTATGAATGATAGAGTGTTTGTAAATATTGCAGATGATGAATCTCAGTTTATTGAGATTCCTATTTGGGATTACAACATCATTGCAATGCACGGTCATCAGTTAAAGAACATTGATAATTCTTTACGTGATTTAAGTATGTTATGTCATAAGTTTATTGACTTTTTGGTACTTGGTCACTTCCACAATGGGAAAGAAATCCCATGTTTTGAAACCAGAAGTAATGACACAGAGATTCTTATTAGTCCATCATTTATTGGTAGCGATCCTTATAGTGATTCTATCATGAAGGGAAGTAAGTCTTCAGTAAAGGTTTATGGATTTGATAAATCAAAAGGTCATACAGAAACATATAAGTTCTTATTGAACTAAAAATATTAAAGGATATAAAGGAGATTAAAAATTATGAACAAAGCAGAAATGATTAAGGAAGTAGCAAAACGTTTGGATGGATGCACAAAGGCAGATGTTCAGGCAGTTATTGAAACCTATGTGGATGTAGTTAAGGAAACTTTAGAGAATGATGTTACTGATACAGTAATTCTTCCCGGACTTGGAAAGTTTGTTGTTAAACAGATTCCTGAAAAGGCTGGTGTATCACCTTTCGATGGAAAGCCTTGGAAGAAACCTGCTCATAATGAGTTGAAGTTTACTGTAGTGTCTTCCGCAAAGGAAGTTTAAAAACATTTTGTTTTTATTTATTTTTAAACTATTTTGACAAATTATTAAACAAAAACTGTAGATTATTATTTAAAACTTTTTAGTTTTATTTAATTTTCTACAGTTTTATTTTCGTACCTCTTTTTTCTTTATCTACCACTCTCTCATGGGTGTCGTAGATTACTATATATACTAGGTCGGATGGCTGACCTTATAACAGACCATCGGTCATGGTGGCTGACCATAAATGCCACCTACTATTTTTGTAGGATTAAAAATTTATCTCTCTAAAAAATATTTCGGGAATAATGTGTTGTAAATACATATGTCGTTTGTACACACACAATTAAAAATATTTTATAAAGGAGAGATCAAATGAGCAAATGGGAAAATGAATTATTAGAGGTACGACCAAATGAATTTACAAAGGTGGATGAGAACACCTACTTACAAAGAAAAGATATTCATGAAGTTGAATATCACTCACTTGATGGAGAACAAGTGTTCAAAGGATATGAATGCTTTGTCCGAGAAATTACTGTGTCAGAATACATCCAATTAACTAATCGATAATAACAACAGGGAGGTGATGACAGATGGCATATGTATTTTACAATCCAAATCCAATCGGACGTTTTACAGGAGACTGTATGCCAAGGGCATTATCTAAGGCTCTTGATATTGATTGGGAAACTGCTAGTGTTCTTCTATGCAACTCTGCAATAAAGATGGGTGACGTAGAAACTAGCAACAGTGTAATGGCTGCAGTATTGAGACAGAATGGATTTTATAGAGAGATAATTGATAACTCTTGTCCAGATTGTTATACTGCTCAAGATTTTTGCAATGAGTACACAAGTGGTACTTACATTTTAGGTTTTGGAGATCATGTATGTTGTGTGGTCTCTGGGGATCTTTATGACTCTTGGAATTCTTCTATGGAGCTTCCACAATATTATTGGTACAGAAAAGACAACTAGAAAGTTATGCAACTAGAAAGAGAGGATTGACATCATGGTTAACGGCAACTTAGGTTACTCTTATTATCAACAGAATTACAATCAGCCACAACAGAATTATAGTGGCTCACAATATCAGAATCAGCAAAATGGATATTATCAGAATACTCAGCAGACAAATCAGGTATCTGCTCCTATTATTCCACCAAAGTTAATTGACTATGTTCAAGGAGAACTTGGTGCTACTATTTATCCGGTTGCTTATGGACAGGAAGTTTTTCTTTTAGATATGGACGATCCTAATCGTGCATACAGAAAGACACGAGATCAGAACGGCAAGGTTTCTCCGCTAGAGAAATTACTTATAGTTCAAGATGAGGAGAAAAAAACTTCTGAAGTGAATTTGAAAGATTATGTCAAGGCAGATGATATTTTAGATATTGTTGCTGAAGCAGTTCAAGCTGAAGTAGAAAAGAAATTATCAGAAATATCTTTTAAGCCTACGGCATCTGAAAATAAATTGTTCAAGAAGGGTGGTGACAAATGATGCTACCATTCTTCAATAATAAAGGTGCTATGCCACCTTTTCAAAATATGCAGAATATGTTAAATCAGATACAGTCACTTAGACAGAACCCAAATCAAATTAGTAAGTTCTTACTTAATCAAGGTAAGATAACAAAACAACAGTTTGATGAGATGGAACGTCTCGGCATTAGTGGGAATCCACAGGCCATTGGGAATTACTTGATGCAAAATGGAACATTGAATCAGCAACAGGTTCAAGACGCTTATCAGAACTCAGCATTGCCGATTCAGAATTCTATGATGCAGAACTAAACAATTGATACTTATAGCTTTCCCGGGTCAAGGCTATTTGTATAAATATTACTAATCATTTAAAATCCATATTCGTTATGGTAGAAAGGACATCAAGGTTATGACATCAGAAGGTAATGAAATGGTTATGCCAGTCACACCTATGGGTGGATTTGGCGGTAATGGTGGCTTTGGAAATTGGGGATCCGATGTATGGATTATCCTCTTAGTACTCTTCGCTTTCGGTGGTTTTGGAGGCTGGGGTGCAAACGGATTTGGTGGAGGTATTGGAGGTTATGGCAATTATGACTTCCCATGGTTACTCGCATCAAATGCAAATAGTCAGAACTCTACACAGAATGGTTTTGACAATCTTTATACTAATAATGCAATCAGCGCACTTCAGAGTGCAGTGACAAGTGGTTTTGGTGATACTGCTCTTGGTATCGCTGGTATCAATCAGAACATTTGTCAGACAGGTAATGCGGTTGTAAATGCGGTTAATAGTGGATTTAATTCTGCTGAAGTAGCTGCAAATGCACGACAGATGGCTAACATGCAGCAGGCATTTACAAATCAAACTGCAATGAACACAGGTTTTACAGGACTTCAGGCTCAGTTGGCACAGTGTTGTTGTGACAATCGTCTTGCTACTGCTCAGACTCAGGCACTTGTTCAGAGTGAAAACTGTGCAGACAGATATGAGGCCGTAAAGAATACACAGAGTATTATCTCTGCTATCACTTCTGGTATTCAGTCTATCAAAGATGACTTGTGTCAGGATAGACTTGAAGCTGAACGTAGAGAGAATGCTAACCTTCGTACTCAGTTATCTATGGCTCAACTTGCAGCATCTCAGGATGTTCAGACTGCTACTATTCAGGCAGGCCAGAGAGCATTAGCAAATGAGGTTGAACAGTATGTTGCGCCAAAACCAATTCCATCTTATATAGTACAGAACCCTAACTGTTGCGTAGGCTACAACAGTTGTGGTTGTGGCTCATTCTAGGAGGTGGCATTATGGCGGCTGAATATCTTGCAAACGAAGTTCAGAATGTATCTCTGAATGCTCCAATTATATTTGATGCATCTATCCCATGTACTCGTGGTTATGTATATCACGAAGATGGAACTGGGATTTTTATTCTCCGGGGTATTACTACCCAATGCTATGCAACATATCAGGTAACTTATAATGGTAATATCGCAATACCAGAAGGTGGTACTGCCGCTCCAATTGCAGTAGCAATTACTGTTAATGGTGCTGAAAGACCAACAAGTAGGTCAATAACATCTCCTACTGTGGCAGAATCATATAATAATGTTACCAGTACTGCTATTATCAAAGTTCCGAGAGGATGTTGTTTCACTCTTGCGGTAGAAAGTGTATCTGCCGTTACAGATGATCCAACTGCTACTCCTACTCAGGTGATTAGCGTACAGAATTCTAATTTTGTAATTAATAGAATCGCATAGGAAGGAGGATTAAAAATGCACGGAATTTATAAATTAAAAGATAAAATTATAGAAGAACTTGAAGAATTCGGTAATAAACCTGAATTAAAAGGTTCTGAATTGCCCACAATTGATACACTTGCTCATGCAGCTAAGAATTTGTGTAAGTTGATTCAGATGTGTGAGGACGAGACAGGCTATAGTTATGGTAGTGGTAGATACAGTAGATACAATGACTATGGTAACTCATATAGAGGTCGTACAAGAATGTATAACGACATGGGTGGATACTCCAACTCAAATGATTGGATGGTAGACACACTCCATGAATTAAAAGACAAAGCACCTAACGACCAGATGAGAAGAGAGTTTGACGAATTCATTAAGAGAATGGAACGCTCTCGTTAATGTGAGGTAATAATTAAATAGAGAATAATGGGGAGAAGGGTTATACTCTTCTCTCCTTTTAATGGGAAGTAGTTCAGTTTGGCAGAACGCTCGTTTTGGGTACGAGAGGTTTCGTGGGTTCGAATCCCATCTTCCCATCTCAGAAGAAGTGACGAAATGTAATCATTGGCATCGCCCTCCTATAAATATATACAGTCACTTCTTCTGGTCAATTCTAGAAGTGAAAAACATTTTAAAATTATAGTAAACAAATTTAAAGTAAAGGAGGAATGGCATAATGAGTCGTGTTGAAGTGCCTGCTATGAAATTTGTTGGATTTGATGGAGTGGACGAGGTGTCTTTCATTGATGAGGAAGCCAGACTTCCTATTGATGTCTTAGATTACAGTACCGTTCAGCAGAATTCATTTGATCTGACTGCTAATAAGATTTATAAACTTGGAACTAAAGATAGTCTTACAATTACATTCTTAGAGCCTGCTGACGAAACTAAAGGTGCAATCTTTAATTGTAGTTTTGTTGCAGGTAGTACATTTGTAGCTCCTACCTTCTATAGAGAGGGTACGATTGCAGCTATTACAATTGACAAAGGAACTGTTCAGTTTGTTCCCGGAACTAAATATGAAGTATCTTACAATTGGGCATCCGAAATACTGATTGTTCAGTAAGGGGGTGTGCTACTATGAGTAATATTCAGCAAAAATATAGAGATACAAATATTATACCAGATAAATATAGTACTGGTTGTGATGAAACATTATTAACACCTTGTATTGATGAGCCGGGTGTTATGCAAGATTTTTATTGGGGATTCTATAGTGCTGGAGCCGCAATAGGAATTTCATTTTCAGATCCTAACAACACAAGTAAGATTGGCACTACTATTACAATAAGTAATGTTGATTTTACAAAATATATTGTTAGATCATTTAATAATGATAATGTTGATGTTGATACAAAATTCATTTTTAATAATTGTAAGTTCAATGAAATTACATTAGATGGAAATGAGCATCTTCAATTTGAAATTAATGATAGTACTATTGTAACATCTAATTTTTCTTATACAGATTTGAACAGATGTCGAATAGGTGGAAGTTATAATGATGGAACAAGAAGTTTCGGTTATACAACGTTCAATGATTGCTATATTTATGATTTATGTTATTGGGATGGTACAGGAAATCACACTGATGGCATACAGATATATGGTAGAGAGGGTCTTGATTGTAATGATATTATCCTTAACAATTGTAGATTTGAGGGTGTGACGTATCCTGTTTACAAAGACGGAGTTCCTTCTTCAGCATATGTTAATGCATGCATAATGTTACAGTTAGAATTTGCAGACGGAGATAACATTCAGTTTAATAATTGCGTTGTAAATGGTGGCAACTTCTCATGCTACTCATGGGTTAAACCACAATACCAGTCTGAGCATACATTAACAAATGCAGAGTTTAATTATTGTCAGTTTGGTTATAGTAATAACACTGATGTGTTCTATTATACATTAGATCCTAATACAACTATTAGCAATTGTTTTAGAACAAACCAGTTGTATGTTGGTTCTGTGTGGAAGGATGATAATGACGAGGTTCATATTAGTGTAACAAATGATACGTTGGTAGATAGAATTCTTTGGGTAAGAACTGATAATGGTTATAAGAAATATTACATTCCACATTCTTATACAGAAAAACTTGGATTAGATAAATACCATCCCGGAAACGATTTTGATTTTTCAGACTACCCTATTGACATTGACATAAATGTTGGAGTTACAGATTTTGTTGTATGTTATGACGACAGTGTTCGTACTGATAATCAAATTAGATTTGTCTCATTTAGTGGAGATAGTGTTGAAGAAGAAATAATTGACGAGCCTTGTCGTACATATGCATTGTATAACAGATACAGAAATATGTTACCTAATAAGGATGCAAATAATGTCGTGTACTTTAATCCATTGTGGGAGCAAGAAACTAGTGTGACTGGTCAATCTATTTTGGAATTTGGAAATGTAAGCAACGGTCATACATATAAAATTACAGGAGAAATAACATATAGTATTGATACAGATACTGAGCAAACAAGTGCTGCTTATTTTAGACTTAGAACAATGAACGACGGATGTTTTGCTATGATCAGTATTGTATTAGATAAGATTACTCTTAACTCAGGAACTGTTACAAAGACTGTATCATTCGATCAGACTCTTACTGCTACAAAGAATGGTAGCTTTGGTAAACTTAATATTCTTGCAGACTTAAGTTTGCCATATACATTTAGTGTTTCTAATATTAGAATTCAGGAAACTTCATAATAAAAGAAAGTGAGGTTGTGAAAAATGGTTACTTTAGATACATACGGCAATAAACCAAATATTGCACTGTGTAGTTTTTCATGTCTCTCAACAGATGTTAAACCAACTGTGTCTTACAATGGTACTGCAATCGCAAATGGTAGTACTCTTCATGAAATTGATACTAATAAGAATTATGTATACAATCAGGAGTCTGCACAGTGGGTACTCTCAACTTCTGGTGGCGGTGGTTCGTCAGAGACATATGATGTAAAAATTGAAAATGGGTTGCTTGTTATTACAAGAACCTAATATATAAATCACGGTTGTGTAGGAAGGCTTCGGCCTTCCTATTTTGCTTCCTTGGCTCAATTGGCAGAGCAGCTGATTTGTAATCAGCAGGTTGTTGGTTCAAGTCCGACAGGGAGCTTTAGGTACATAGTACCTTATTATAAAGGAATAGAAAGGATGGTGGAAAAACTATGGCTTATTTAAAGCAGCCAAAGACACCCGAAGATTTACAAGCACTAACGGTAAGCAAAGTAAAAGTTGCATATAATGAGTTGGCTACAGACTATAATAAGCTGGTTAACTTGGAATATGTCTACTGTCCATATTGTGGAGAATTTAAGGCAGTGTCTCAGTTTTATTCTTCTAAAAGAACGAAGAGTAAAATTGAACATCTTGCTTGTAAGGCTTGTATATTAGATATGGCAACTGACTTAGATAAGAAGACAGGTATTCGTAGAGATAATCGTGAAAAAACAATTAACACTCTTAAAAAGTTAGACTTGCCGTTTATTGAAAAGGATTATGACGCTCAGTTAAGATTCATGGCTGATGACGTTAATGAAAAAATGAGAAGTACTGCTTTCCAACAGTACTTGGTTATGGTTAAGTCATTACCGAATTATAAAGATATGACATTCGCTGATAGTAGATTTCTTGATGGGGTTGATGACAGTGAGCCTAGTCCAGAAGATGTTAAGATTGTTCAGAAGACTCTTAAGGCAGCTAGGAAAAGATTTGGATATGACTTTAGTAATGAAGATTTGATGTTTCTTGAGAACCAATATCAAGATTGGATTACAAGATACGAATGTAATAATAAAACTCAAGAAGAATTGTTTGAAAGATTAACTTTTAAAAAGTGGGAAATTAATAAGGCGACTAAGGCTGGTCAAAGTACAAAGGATCTTGATAAAACATATCAGGAGTTATTGTCTGCAGCTAATCTGTTGCCTAAACAAAATAGTGGTAATGCTCTCTCCGACTCTCTTACATTCGGACAACTTATAGAAAAATGGGAAGAAGAAAAACCTATCCCAGAGCCATCACCTGAATTTAAAGATGTGGATGGTATTGGAAAATATATTCGTGTATGGTTTAAGGGCCATCTTGCTAGAGCCTTTGGTTTGGATAACGGATATTCTAAAGAGTATGATGAATATATTGAACAATATAAAGTAAAGAAACAAGAGTTTTCTGAAGATGGTCGGTCAGATGATATCTATGAAAGTTTGTTTGGTCGTGGTGATATATAATGCCAATTAAAAGTCGAATAGAGAAAAAGCCTATAACTGAAAAAGCGCAGAAAAAACAAAATACTGCGAATGATCAGAAAAGCAAATCAGATATCATTATGGAGACTGTCGCTGAACGAGCGTCTTATTATAGAGCAAACCCACACAGATTTGTAGAAGAGTTTATGGGTATAAAACTAAGACTCTTTCAAAAGATACTTATATATTGCATGATGGTTTATGACTATTTCTTTTTTATTGCCGCCAGGGGCATTGGAAAGACGTACCTTGTTGGTTTGTTCGCCTGTGTTAGATGTATATTATTTCCCGGAACAAAAATACAGGCATTTAGCCATACTTTTAAACAAGGTAAAGAAATAGTCATGAAAATAACAGACGACTTCATGCACAACTCTCCTCTCCTATGTAATGAAATATTAAAAACAAGTACTGGTCTGAATGAATGCGGAGTCTGGTTCAAGAATGGTTCTTTTATTCAAGTTAGAGTGGCAAATGAAAATTCAAGAGGTGGACGTGCTAACATTATTATAATCGATGAAAGTCGTATGGTATCCGAAAAAATAATTGGAACTGTAATTCGTCATATGAATTCGTCACCAAGACAACCAGGATATTTAAGCAATCCAAAATATGAACATTTAAAAGAGATGAATAAAGAAATATATATGTCATCTGCTTGGTACAAATCTAGTGAAATGTATGAGAAGGTTAAGGCATATACATCAAATTCTTTGGATAGTTCAAAGAAATACTTTATATGTGATCTTCCTTACGAACTATCAATTGCTGAAGGATTGCTTATGAGGGAACAGATTGAAAATGAAATGTCTGAAGAAACATTTTCAGATATATCTTTTATGATGGAACGTGAAGGAATATTCTATGGGTCAAGTGAAGATGCTTTGTTTAACTATAATGTTTTAAGCGATAGACGAACATTGCAGGATGCACTAAAACCACTTGATTATTATAAAGAAACTGCAACACAGATTCCAAAGAAGAATTTAAATGAAATAAGAATTCTTTCATTGGATATAGCACTTATGGCATCAAAGAAAAATAAGAACGATGCCAGTTGTTTTATATTAAATCAATGTATTAAAACAAATGAAGATACTTATGTTAGTAATATCTCATATGTCGAGACACAAGAAGGACTTGTTACCGAAGAACTTGGATTATTGGCTATGAGATATTTTTACCAGTATGATTGTGATTATTTTGCAATTGATGCAAATGGAGTTGGTCTATCGGTGGCAGATTTTATTATGGCACAAGATAGATTTGATCCTGTGTATGGAACTTTCTATAAAGCAATGAGTTCATTAAATAATGATGAAATGAACGCAAGATGTAGAGTTAAAGATACAACAAAGTGTTTGTATATCATCAAAGCTAATGCGAAGATGAACAATGATATGTGTCTTGCTCTTAGAGCAGGATTTCAAAATGGCTATATTAATCTTCTGCAATCCGAAGTTGATATGGAAGATAAATGGTCAAATAAAATAAAAGGATTTAATAAACTTACTGATAGACAGAAAGCAATGTTATATGTTCCACACTATCAGACAACATTCTTAATAGATGAACTTATTAACTTAGACCATGAAATAAACAATGGTCTTATTAAAGTTAAAGAAAAGTCTGGTATGAGAAAGGATAGATATTCTAGTTTGGAATACAACTTGTATGTCGTTGATCAGTTAAGGGTAAATAAAAAAAAGAAAAATATAGAAACAAGTAGTTTAGTCGACTTACTCCCCATTAGAAAGGGAATAAGGTTTTCATAAAAAAAATAATTAGGAGGAAACATAAATGGCACGAACTAAGAAAGTTAATAGTGACACCTCCAAGAATACACCAAGTATTGCAGAGATGCGTGAGTTTTATGAGAAGAATAAAACCAAGTGGGATAACTTTGAAAGATTTAAAGAAGCTATTATTAATTTAAGAGAAATAAATAAAACTACAAAGTTGTCTACATCAATCGAAGCAATTCCACAAGAAGATTTAAAACGTTATCTTGAGAACCCTACAAGCTATGAAAAGAAACTTAGAGATATATCAAGATATTTAGTTACACGTTCTCAAGTATATTATAGGCTAATCAAATATAATGCTAATATGTTTGATTTAAATGCCAGATCTGTTATTCCAAATTATTCTTTAACAAAGACTAATGATAAGAACAAGATGAAAAAGAATTATGAGAACACATTAAAGATTCTTGACAAGATGGGATTGCAGTTTGAATTCTTGAAGGTTTTTGTTACTTGCATGATTGAAGACGTATTTTATGGTGTCGTATATTTTGACAAGTCAGTTAAAACAACACCAGCTATGTTTATCCTCCCTCTTCCTGCAGACTATTGTCGTATTCAAGGTTATTGGGAAAATGGTACTTTCGCATACGTATTAGATATGTCTTTGTTTAACAAAAGACCAGACTTATTAGAGTTTTGGGGAGAACCATTTACAACATTATATAAGGAATATCAGAAAGATAATATTCGTTGGAAACTGATGCCACAAGAATGGTCTGTATGTTTAAAGTTTAGAAGTGAAGATCCTGAGACTATTCTTCCACCACTGCTTGGATTGTTCTTGGAATTACTTGGTCTAATTGAAGCAGTTGACATTGAACATATTGCATCAGAGCAGGACATCTATAAATTGTTAGTTGCTACTATTCCACTTTTAAGTGGTGCTGATAGTCCAGATGAATTTGCAGTTGATCCTAAACTTGCGGTTCAGTATTTTAACAAGATGTGTGAAGCATTGCCAAGATTCACTGATGCTATTATATCTCCAATCCCGGTAGACCATATTAGCTTTGATTCTGACAGTGTTGATGCCAACACAAATAAGGTACAGAATGCAATTAAAACTGTACTTAATACATCTGGTGGAAGTCAGGTTTTATATTCATCTGATATTTCGTCAAGTTCTGGTTATGAGTTTGCGTCAATTGCCGATACAGAATTTGCTATATCTTCGCTTCTACCACAGGCAGAAGCTTGGGTTAATTTCTTTTTAAGTCAATATATTACAAATCCATGTAAGGTTAAGTTTTTTGAGATATCTGTATATACAAGAAAACAGTTTAGAAAAGAATTAATTGAGAATGCACAGAACGGATTGCCAATGAAGTTGGCACTTGGAACATTAAGCGGACTCTCTGAAATGGATATATTGGCATTAAACTTCTTAGAAGAAGATGTATTGTCTCTTTCTGACAAACTTATTCCATTAAGTACAAGTTATACAAAGACTGGTGATGATGGTAAAAAGTCGGGTGGTCAAGAAAAAGATATTGACGACCTTACTGATGAAGGAGAAAAGACAAGAGATAAAAAATAAATAAAGAAAGAAGGTGACTAAAGTGAAATATAATTTTATTCGCACTCAAGATCAAAAGATTTCTGATGTATTAAAGAAACAAGGATTTAAATTAATTGATGACAAGAATGGTTTTTTCACTTTTGTCAACGATAAAACTTTAAAATTTTCTGATGAAATTGATACATCAAAAATACGTTATACAAATATGATTTGTTTATAAATAGACACTATTGGCTTGTTAGCATCATATATGGCATTAACAAGCCACTTATGTCTATTTAATAATATAAATAACTTAAGAAAGGAGGTATAAGTCTAGGAATGTCAAAGAAAATATTATTTTTGGAAGATTTATATAACTTCTATTCTAACAATTATAAACGTTCTGTACATTATAGTGCTGATAAGACTGGATCTCCTATTGTTGTTCAGGCATTAGGCAGAATCAACTTTTCTGAAGATGATTCAAAGGAAGGTCTTACGCCAGTTACACTATTGGCATGTCACACAAATGTTAATAGAAATGGGTCATGTATTAAAGAAGAAGTTATGAATAAAGCATTATCTTCTTTTAAGAATCGTCCAATTTTGGGATTCATTCATGTAGTAAATGACCAGTATGAATTTTATAGTCATAACATGCACGAAGATGATAATGGTGATGTTGTTTATGATGAAAGACCTGTCGGTGTTATTCCAGAATCATGTAATGCACATTTAGTTGATGATGATGAAACTGGGAATTTATATGTTGAAGTTGATGGATATCTGTATGATGAGTACTCTCATGCTTCTGAAATATTAAAAAGGGAACAGGAATGTAGTGTATCTGTTGAACTTTATATTAAAGAACTCTCCTATGATTCAAAGGAAGGTGTACTTGATATTGAAGACTTTATTTTCCAAGGTGTAACAATTCTTGGTAAAACTCCAGATGGAGAAGATGTAATCCCTGGTATGGCAAAATCAAATATTAAGTTAAAAGATTTTAGTGTTGATAATAGTATGTTCGCATCTATTAAAAATGAATTGAATGAGCTAAAGGATAAACTTGATTCGATTGAGTTGTCCTTCTCAGATATACAAAATTCGAAGGAAGGAGGAAACACTGTGAACGAAGAATTGGAAACAAAAGACGTTGAAGAAGTAACACCTGAAACTGAAGTTGAGTTTGAGGAAGAATCTGTAGACGAATCTGAAACCAAGCCTGTCGAGACATTTGATGATGATCCTGAAGACCCCGATCCAGATGAACCGGGCGATGAAGAAGATCCTTCTGACGAAGATGATGATGATGAATCTGATGATGATGATAGTGAAGATGATTCTGATGATGACTCAGGTGACGATTCAGGTGATGATACTACACCTACTTATGATGAGCAGTATGGCTCTGATGAAGATGTTAAAGCTGAACCTAAAAAGAAATTTGAAATCACTATTGGTGACAAAGTATTCGCATTGTCAATGCAGGATAAAATCTACAGTTTGAATGAGTTAGTTAATGCTACTTATTCTGAAGTAGACAATACTTTCTACAACGTAATTGTATATGATGATTATGTTGTTATGCAGGATTGGTATTCTGGTAAATTCTTTAAACAGTCTTATTCTGAAGGTGAAGGTGTATTCAGTCTTGTAGGTGACAGAATTCCTGTATTTACAGAATTTGTAACCGAGGAAGAAATGAACTCTCTTAACGAGATGAGAGACAGTTACGAAGAGTTTAAACAGTTTAAAGCTGATTCTGAAGAAAAGACATACTTCTCTTTGGATGGAAGTAAAAATGTTAAAGTATTTGCTAACATGAACGGAACTTGTGATGGCAGATACGGTGATTTGTTTAGTAAAAGATAATTAAATATTGGAACGTTAATTTTAAAGAGCCAATGGCTCTTTTTTATTTTATCAATTTTAGAAGGAGGAAACTAAAATGTCAATTAGATATACAATTGAAGAGCATGCCGCAGGCTACCCTAGCAAAGTATTGGCTAGAGAAGGCGGCAAACATATTCTCAACATTCAGTTGAAAGAAGATTGTGATAATACTTGGTTTGTAGGCCAGGGTAGTTTTGTAGAGTTGGATCTTTACGAGCAGGCAGCACCTACTACTCTTACAGGAGTTGTTCGTGGTCAGGCTGCAAATGGTAACTGGTATGTAGAAATTACATCCGCATCTAATGCGTTTTTCGTATACCAGGTTCCTGTTATTGAAGAGGAATTCACAAAGGATTTCCTTAAGGAAGGTAACTTCTTTAATAAGCAGGGTAGCGTTGTAAGAGCATATGAGCTTGCTCAGTATGACGTTGTTGAAATTAGTCCTAAGGGCTTTAAGGGAACTGTTGCTGCTGGTGATTCTGTATCTCTTCAGGCAATCACTGGTGTTTCATATGCAAAGCAGCTTGGTGCTTAATTCTAGGAAAGGAGGAAAAAATAAATGTTAGATACAAATGTTAAAAACTTAATGTTCGACCTTGGAACTGGTCGTGCTATTTATGATGCTAATACTAATCGTAACATCTCTAATGCTGAGGCAGATGAAGTTGTTAGACAGGCATGCCATGAGCATCTTGGACTTACAAAGGCTTCTACAAATAAAGAAATTAAAAGGGCATTGCGTTCTGATAATGCTAGAAAGTTTTTCGAGATTATTGAAGAGATCGTAGACGTAAAGATTGCTTATGGTCTTTCTGCAAATGAATTCTTCAACACTTTTGTAGAAACAAGAAATATGAAAGATGGAGACGCTAACGAGTTCTGGGTAGATCAGGATATTATTTTGACAGTAAATAAGATGAGCGGTGATCATCATTACGTTACAGTACAGAGACTTGCTGAAGGCCAGTCTTACCATGTAGACACCGCAGTTTATGGTATTAAAGTTGGTTCTGATATTCGTCTCTTCCTTACTGGAAGAAAGAATTGGAGTGACTTTATTGATGCAGTTGCAAAGGCATTCATCAACAAGGTTCAGACAATTATTGCTACACAGTTTGCAAGTGGTGTAAACCTTATCTCTGTACCTTCTGTATTGACAGGTAACGGTACAATCGTAAAGGCTACATTCGATGCAATCATCGAGAAGGTAGCATCCGCTAATGAGAGTGGTGTTGTTATCATGGGTACAAAGACTGCTCTTAAGAACTTGACTGCTCTTACAACAGTTGATTGGGCATCTCCTGCTGCATCCATCAAGGAAGCAGTTGCTAATACAGGTATTATTGGTTCTTATGAAGGAACACCTCTTATGGAGATTCCTCAGAAGTTTACTGATAAGACTCTTACAACTCCTATTGTTGCAAACAACAAGATTTATATTATGCCTGCAGTAGACAATAAGTTTATCAAATTTGTTGACTATGGCGAGACAGAACTTGAAGTTACAGAGAAGGGTGACACAATGGATGATGCACAGTCTTATGAAGTACAGAGAAGATTTGGTGTATCTACTCTTATGACACGTTACTACGGTTTGTGGACTGTATAATTTCAAGTCTATAAAGGAATAGAAAGGATGATTTAAAACTATGGCATATACAAAAAAGACTTCAACAAAAACTGTTGGAAGTAAAGTAAATAGTGTATCGGAAAATAATGATACAGTTAAAGAGGAAGTGGTAATTGAACCAAGAGTTTTTGAACCTACTGATTTGATTCCTTGCCGTTCAATTGTGAGCGGCCCTCTTTATATTGAAGGTGCTAGAACAAAGGCTCTTTATTCATGGGCAGATTATGATGATGTTCAGGATGTTGAATATCAGGATTTAATTTATATGGTTAGATCTCGTGATAATGTAAACATTTATTATCCAAGAATCATTGTTCTTGATGAAGAGTTTATTGCACAGAGTAAGGCTCTTACTGATTTATATAATAGTATGTACACTACCGTAGACCTTAGAGATATTATCAAACTTCCAATCAGAAGAATGATTGAAGAAGTTGAAAAGCTCCCTAATGGTGCGAAGGAATCTTTAAAGGGAATCGTATCTACTATGATTGATGGTCATGAGTTGGACTCTGTACAGAAAATCAAAGCATTAGATGAAATCTTTGGTACAAAGAATTTACTTACTTTAGCGCAAGAATAAGTAAAGGGGGTGTGGCATGACGCTTCCATATGAAACAATTTTTAGCCGTGTTCGAAATAAAATTACTGATCCAAAAGAATTATCTTTGGATGCAAATGATCTCATAGAAATCTACACAGAAAGGTTACATTCTGCCGTTGGCGATCAACGTGTTAGAACTCTCTTCTCTTCTATTTCACTTGATGATGAGATTCAGGAAATAACATATGAGATGGATATCTCAATTGATGAAACAACTGACACAGATTTTGTTATAGAGATGTTATCATCTGCTATTGCAATTGAGTGGATGTTACAACAGGTTAATTCAAGATTATATACATCACAGATGATTGGTGGTAAAGAAGAGAAAAAACTTATAGATAATTATAAGCCTATGATTGGTAGACTTGAATCAATGAGGTCAGAACTTTATAGGAAGATTCGTGATTACGGAACTCACTATAACTCATACTTGCGTGAAGATGAGGTCTAGTCATGGTTTATATATATGGTAATTTTCAAAAAGAACAATTAGTTAAAACGGCTAAGAGCATGCACAATGAAGTGCATCGTTTGTTATTGTATAAGGACGATAAAATTGTAGATAAACTGTTTAATACAGACGAAGATTTTAAATCGTACTTTATAAATTTATTATATAGATTTGGTGGTTTAAATACCTTGCTTGGTTGCCCGGTTAAAATGGTTGCATTACTTTCAACCTTACAGGCAGCATATGATGTTGTCGACTCTGACAACTTTGAATTCTCTACATATAGAAAACTCATCTTGGATGCACATGGTTATATTGACCAAGTGTTTGCTGAAGGGGGTGAGGATGTATGCCGAGACTAGATACTGCAAGGAGAGCTATTGTTGGTCAGTATAATGGTGCTAAGACTATCGGTCAAATCCATAAGGATACGTCAGATTTTCTGATGGAAGCTACATGGGATAATGATATTCAAACAAAAGAATGTTATATCTATGACTATAAGCATGATGATAGTCCAACATTAAATAAAAACATTGTATACACAAAAGATACCACTAAAACAAAAATTTCAGCAAAATTTATCATAACTTCTTATGCATCTATGGATAAGTCACAAGTTGCATATCATCTTATGTTTAAACCTAGTGAGCAACTTGTGTTTAATGAAGGTGATGAAATGTACTATTATGAAACTGGATATAGACAGAGATATTCAATGGAATTCCCATTGGGTATGTACGTTGATATCCCAGATGATAAAGGTGTATATTGTCGTTGGCTTATTGTAGATTATGAAGAAGCAAATCAGTTTATGAAATATCTAATTCTTCCATGCGATTATAGATTTAATTGGATTCAGATAATCAATGGGAAGAAATATAAAAAGTATATGTGGGGATGTATTAGAGGTCAGGCAAGCTATACGTCTGGTGAATACTTAGACCGTATATTTACACGTCTTGATAATGTAGATAAATTTATGCTGCCTCTTAATGACATCACGGAAACATTTAACTACTCTGATGAAATAGGTTATCAACAGAGATTAGTTATTAGTGCAAAGGTTAAAAATCCTAATACTTGGGAAGTATCTAAGCTTGAAAACATTAAACCTATTGGTGTTCTTCAAGTAACAGTTAAGCAAACACCATTTGATCCTGTTAGGGATTATATTGAATATGATGAAAACGGAAATATCACTGACATGTGGTGTGATTGGTTTACGGCAGATAAGGCAGACCCGGTTGACGTTGATCCACCTCCAAGACCTACAACAGATATCTTGTGTGAATTAGCAGTCTCCTCTCCTACTATCAAAGTAAATGGAAGTTATAGAACTGTAACTGCCACCTATACTCTGGATGGAGAAGACGTGTCAGACGAATGTGCTGGATACCCACATGAATGGCGGTTCTATGTTGATGATTTTGACGAAGAAAATCGTATTGACCAATTGCTTACAATTAAAGATACTGATAATCCTAACATTATTAAGATTAAATTTGCTAATGATCGTGACTATATTGGTAGAAGAATTTTGATTAATCTTAATACTAACGTACATGTACATGGGTGGTTAGCTACACCACTTACAATAATCGGATAAGGAAGGAGATATAATATGGAACTTGTTACAAAAGCAGATCTTTTGGAAAGACTGAGATTATTCTCCGACTGTCCCGATGATGATAATATAATTGTTAAACAGAAAATTGAGAATGCACTTATGCAATGTCCAGAAATACTTTATGCAATTAATGAACGTTCTCTTGAAGGTGAACTCTTTAATAAAGACGGAACTATTAATTATGATGGAGAATGGGATAGGTATTTTACTACTGCATATAACGAAGGAAATTTTAGACCATATCTATTTGTGCCATCCGTTCAGGATGAGGTTAAGAATTATGTATGTTATCAATCGCACTTCGAGGAAACACCAAGATATAATGGTGTTGAGAAGTATTGTCTAATAACATTTACTATATTCGTACACTCAGACCATAGAATTGATGAGGACACTGGTATTCCAAGACATGATCTAATTGGTGCAATTATTAAGGATCAGTTTAATTGGACTAATATATTCGGTACTCAATGTAAAGTAGTATCAGATAGAGAGATGACTACTGATGCTAAGTATCTTTGCAGAACGATTGTATTACAGTTTACTATGCCTAATAGTATTGTTCAAACAAATCTTTATAAAGATAACGGTACTAAGAGGAAAGTAACAAGCACTATCAATAGTTTGGGAAGGATGTGATTTGATGGATATTCAGACACAAGGACTCCTGGACTTTGATGAATTAAAAATCTACTTCGGAGATGACTACTACCCTACTCCAAAAATTAAAATCACACAACCTACTGTTGGTCAGATTAAAGATTTTGGAGACTCTGATTTTTATTCTATGGTATCAACACTCTGTTCTAATCCAACTGCATTTAGATTGCAGTTATGGGATATGGGAATTGATTGGTGTAAGATGCCGGACTTTGATTTGTTCAAGCTTCTTATTAAAAACTATACTCCTGCAGACACTGGACTGCTATTTGGAGATTTAAACCTTTCATGGTTCGAAGAGTTTCACGACAATCAAGCTGATTGTAATGTATTAGTTTATATTCCTAGAGACGAGGATGGTAATCCTGTTGAACTTAAGTTTGAATCGTTAAATGATTTAATAACTATTTATGAAACAGATTATATTAAACTTGTTGAATATTTGAGATATATGTTTAATATCCATCCTAAAACAGAAAAGGCAAAAGGTCGTGCTACAAAAGAGTTTATGATTGAAGAAGAACGAATGAACCTTGAGTTTGAAAAGGCAAAAAAGAAAGATGGTGGCGTAAAGAAATCATTTCTACTCCCACTTATTTCTTCGCTGGTTAATCATCCAGGTTTTAAATATAAAAAAAATGAAATATTAGATATGGGTATTGTAGAATTTATGGACTCTGTTCGTAGATTACAAACATACGAGAGTACTACTGCTCTTATGAAGGGCATATACTCTGGTATGGTGGATGCTTCTAAGATTAATTTAGAAAAAGAGCTTAATTGGATGAAGGATCTTAATGAATAACAATTGAATATGTAACTATAAAATAAAAAGATTTGGAAAGAAAGCCAAGTCTTTTTTTGTTTAAATAATCAAATTAAAAATAAGGAGGAAAAAACAATGGCATTTAAATTGGATGATATTGTTATTGATCGTATTCAGATGGCTATCGCTGAGAAAACAGATGGTACATTACTTTATACACTTACACAGTTGAGTGAAGCTACAATTGAAACAACTGCTGAGTCTAAAGAGGCTCGTTCCGCAGAAGGTTCCCTCATTAAAAAGTTTTATCAGGGAAAAGCAGGTACATTTTCCGCTACCAATGCTATGTTGAATTTGAACATTCTTGCAGCATCTACTGGTACTGATAAGGTAGTTGGTACAGATTTGGCAAAGGTTACTATGCCTAAGATCGTGGTTGTTCCCGGAACAACAACTTCTGTTGACTTGTTGGCAGACGGTGAGACATTGGCTGGCGATGGAGTTATCAGAGTAAATGCTCTTGGTAACAACGGTGCTATGGGTGAGTCTTTCGCTGAGTATACTGGAGATGAAACTAAGCCTGCAAATAAGTGGAAATATAATTCTACCACTGGTGTACTTTCTCTTCCTACACAGGATTCTGAAGGAAACGCAGTAGAGAAGTTCGTTATTAAGTACGAAAGAAGCACTGCTAACGCAGTTAAGATTACTAATAGTGCAGACAAGTTCCCTGGAACTGTTAAGTTGACATTGAAGGCTCTTGCAATTGATCCTTGTGAGCCAGATGTTCTTAGAGCTTGCTATATTATCATTCCTTCATTCCAGGTTAGTCCTGAAGTATCTATCACTGTTAACACAGAAGGTACTTTGGACTATAAGGGTGATATGCAGATTTCTTACTGCTCACCTGACAAGGAACTTTACACAATTGTTATGTGTGCAGATGACGAGGAGGAGTAATCCTTTAGGATTCCAAAATAAATCTTTAAGAGAGGGTCTTAGGCCCTCTCTTATTGTTTAGAAGGAGAAACGGATAATGAGATCAAGTAAAAATAGCAAAAAATGTTTAATTTGTGGTAGTTCATATTCTTACTGTCCAAATTGTGGTAGTACAGAAAATTATTGGAAAATGACTTTTTGTAATGAAAACTGTTTGTCTTTATATAGAATTACTACTGGGCTGAGAGATGGATTATATACTTTGGATGAAGCATATAATTTACTTAAAGATTGCGATACATCTGCAATCGATTCAGAAAGTTTCAATGAAGATACAAAGAAAATTATTGAAAGAATTTTAAACTCTCAGGTGTCTCCAGTTGTTGAGAAGGTAAAGGATATCTTTGAAAATATGGACAACACTGTTGTTGAAGAAGAAGTTATTGAAAGTGAAACAACTGCAGAAGAAGCTGAAGAGCCTGTCGCAGAAAATAATGAGTCCGCAAATTTTAAAAAAGAAAAAAATAATTATGGTAAGTATAATAAGAACTTTCATAATAAGAAATAGTGTCGGTGATTTTAATTTTAACTTGGGGTATACATAACCACTCACACTATGAGTTGTTTTTGTATGCCCCATTTTTTTACTTTTACCGACAAGGAGCAGAAAGGAAATACTATATGGAAAAAAGTAATATCAATGATAAAGAATATTCATTGCACGATGTTGTAAGAATCTTAGACCCAAAGCAGCAGAAGCTATATATTAAGCACAATGCGTATCCGGTGGATATGTATGTTACAAAAGATATCTACTCTGGGGATGAGATTCTTATTATGTTGTTTAATAAAAACGAAACTAAGGATTTATATATTAAATGGAAGAACCATGAATTGGTATAGGTAATGTGTATGAGTAATGTTATTGAGCATATAGAAAAAGAATTAAAACGTTATGTAATTGCTACGTTTGATAATCCAACTAATTACGTTGTATGTAATGGGCAGTGTGTATATTCATTCATAGATAATATACAGATGGCTACAAAATTTGCAAATAAAGAAATAGCCTATGAAGTATATAACTCTCTTATGAAGAAATATTCTAGTAATGTAGATTTAGTTGTTCTTCCATTAAAAATTAAATATGTATTATTGGAGGATGTTGAAAATGGATAAGATGTTTTATTTAGATAATGCGGCCACTACTCCTCTAACCGACAATGTTAAAAATAGAATTATAGAAGTACTGGATGATTTTGGTAATCCAAGTTCTGTGTCTGAATTAGGCAGAAAGACAAAGAATATTATTGAAGATACGAGAAACACAGTTCGCAAATTTATTAATGCACCTGCGAATTCTAATATTATCTTCACTTCAAGCGGATCTTCTGCCAACTGTTTAGCTATTAAAGGATTAGTTGGAAATTTTGATGATAATAACTATGTTATTCTTTACTCTCCTACCACACATAAGTCTATGCTTAAATGTTGTAAGGATTGTAATTATAGTCATATGCTTAAAGTAGATAAGTATGGTCATATTGATTTGGATTATCTTGAAGAAAAACTTATTAGTTATAGATACATTGATATCATTCTTTGTATTGAGGCCGCTAATTCTGAAATTGGTACCATTCAGAAATTGGATAAGATTGTAAATCTTGCACATAAATATCATTGTATTGTAGTTGTTGATTTCACAGGATACATTCCTTATAGGAAGGTTGATGTTTTAAATATGGACATTGACATTGCTACGTTCTCTGGTCATAAACTCCATGCACTTAAGGGAGTTGGTGTTCTTTATAAACTAGAAGATATTAACTTACATCCATTAGTATACGGTTCACAAGAGGGAGGATTATTTGCTGGCACTGAAAATGTAGTTGGCATCACTTCTTTGGGAGAAGCAATATCTACGTATGTCTATGATTACAAAAGCACACATCAACGTGATTATCTTTGGGGTTTGATTAAAGAAGGTATTAAGGATTGTTATCTTGTTGGTGCAGATAAGATTGGTGAAAGGTTGCCATGCAATTTATTTATTTGTTTTAAGGGGATTGATGGTAGTAATTTAGCATCGTTATTGGAGTTAGAGGGTATATATGTTTCAACTGGATCTGCTTGTAATAATTATGTTCCAGACCCATCTTCTACTTTGATTGCTATTGGCATGGATGAGAATGACTACCATTCGTGTATAAGAATTAGTTTTGAAGGTACGGAAACAGATGAGGATTTAAATTATATATATAAGAAGATTTATGATTGTGTAAACTTCTTGAAAGGATAGGTGAAAAGATGACTTGGAAAGAAGCTTATACTAAAATGAAAGAAGCTATTGCAAATAAAAAACCTACTTATAGCCAGTCTGGTTATATGGATGTTGTTGTTGGTGGAAAGAGTTTTACAGTAAGACGTGACTGTTCCGGATATGTTTCTGCAGCACTTGAGTTGTTTGGAGTATTCTCTCATAACTATAGAACAAACTCTACCGGGTTCTCACATGATAAAAATGTAGAGTCATTGCTTGTCAAAGCAGGGTTTAAGAAAGTTGCTTTTACTAATTGGGAAAGTTTAGTAGAAGGATCTATTATTTCTGATGACTATGCTCATGTTGAAATCTTTGGATACAATTCAGGAAAAACACATTATGTTTATTCGAATGGTAGTACTACTACTATGAGGAATTCTGGAGTAACAAAAGACGGTGGTAAGCATAAGTATGATACAGTTTGGCTTCCACCAACAGAGAATAAACCGATTAGTAATCCAATACCTAGTACTCCTATGTCGAGTGAGTATAGTAAAACAGATTTTATTAAAGATATTCAGAGGGCAATTGGAGCAAAGGTAGACGGAATTGCTGGTAGTGAAACATTGTTAAAGACTGTCACTGTTTCAAGATTTATTAATAATAAACATGCCGTAGTTAAACCATTACAGAAATATTTAAATTCAATTGGTTATAACTGTGGTGTTGTAGATGGTGTAGCTGGGAATCTATTTGATACTGCCGTTAAGAAATTTCAGAGAGACAAGCTTGGTATGAGCAATCCTGACGGAGAACTTACAAATGGTGGAAAGTCTTGGAAGAAACTTCTAGGCTTAATTTAAGGAGGATAAAAACTATGACAGTTGAAGTATTTTTAGGTATTTTAGTTATTAGTGCAGCTGCTACTTCTATTGGAATTGAAATCGTAAAGAATATGTTGACTACGTTTGGAGTAAAATACAATCCTATGGTTGTTGCAGTATTTTCTGCTTTTGCAGTTGGATGTGCCGAGATGGTCATTTATTTGAACAAGACTGGCAGTACTGCCAATATTGGGTATACTGTTATTTATTCATTGTGTATGGGTATTGTCAATGTCGTTGGTACTACTACCGGGTATGACACAGTTAAGGCATTTATCTTAGCATTGTTCGGCAAGAAAGAATAAGGAAGGATGGGATGACATGGCTACTATTGAGGAGTTACTTGATTTAGATGCGTCAGTAGTTTTGTCCTTTTTTGTAATAGTGTTTGCTCTTGTGGCCGCTTTCGATGCAATTGGTAAGCTATCATTATATATTGGCAAACCTGTAAAATGGGTAAGAAAGAATAATGAAGACCATGAGTCAATCATTAAACTTGCAGAAACATTGGATGTTTTAAAGAAACAACAGGACGTTGATAGGGAACAGTCTATTATTCATGATGAGAGAATTCGTAGTGAGGTAGATAAGTTTGCTACAATGTTCTTTGAAAAAAATATTGAAGATATGCGGTGGCGAATCTTAGATTTCGCCTCTGCTATCTCCAATGGTAGAAAATTTAATAGAGAGTCATATGACTTTATTATTAAGACATATGATCAGTATGAGAAGATTTTAAAAGAACAAGGGAAAACTAATGGGGTCGTTGACACGACAGTTTCGTATATAAGGGAAGAATACATGAAACACCTAAGAAATGGTGATTTTAAATAGAACGAAAGGATATGGAGAGTGGCTAATAACCACTCTCCTATTTTTAACTATGAGTAAAAAAAAGTGTAGATTAATTGGGTTTGATAGTTCTACAAAGTCTACAGGATATGCAGTCTTTGATGATGGTATTTTCAATTCAGTTGATAGGATTGATAAGAGTTCAATCAAAGATGGCGGTGTTAGACTTATTGAAATGATTAAAGAGGTACATGAAGTTATTGAGAAATACTCTCCTACTATTGTTACTTGGGAAGTCCCGGTTGTAATAAGGAATCCTCAGACTCAGAGGGATTTGTCTATGTTGGCTGGTGCAATCATGGGGAAATGTATCGAGAAAAATATTTTCTTCTATCCATTACGACCAACTGAATGGAGAAAACTAGTTAAGGACGAATCTGAAAAACTTCCTCGTAAAAGGGACGAGCTTAAAAAGTGGGGAATTAATAAGGTGAAAGAACTATTTAATATTGAAGTTGAAAACGATGATGAGTCTGATGCTATTCTATTATGTCAGGCTTATATGAATATATTTAAGGATGGTGAGAATAATGACTGAGAATCAAAACATAATGCAGTCAATATTGTTACATATTAGAAAGAATATTATTCTTTCTGGTCTTGATAATCTTGATGACATGAAAGAACTTGTTGCAATGGCATGCAAGGTTTCTACTCAGATATCAAAGATTGAACATGAAGAATATGAATTTTCCGAAGATGATTTTGAAGAGGACGATGAATCTGAAGAAGAATCGGATGATGAATCTGAAGAGGACGATGAATAATAATTTATAATAAGAAAGGATGGGTTATACTATGACCGTAAAGGAATTTTTAGAGGATTTAAACAAAGTAACTGGTAATTCAATTAAGGAAGAAAGAATGAAAAAGAACTTAAACGTAAAGCAGTATGTATCATTTATTGATAAAGTCAATCTTGCTGAACGTGTAGTTTATCATTCTACTCATGATTTCGATCAGGAAGGTAATGTAGTTGGTAATATTACTATCAATTCTATTTCAAAATATTTATTACATGTAATGGGTATTATTGATATGTATACTGATCTTGATATTAACTACAATAATCTTGTTGAAGATTACGATTTACTTAATGTTAATGGAATGATTCAGGAAATTGTAACTCTTATTGGAGAAAAAGAGATTGCCGAATGTCAGATGTTACTTGATATGAAACTTGGAGATTTTATGCAGAATAAATTATCTGTGTACTCTTTTGTACGTGATCAGGTTGAAAGGTTTGGTACTCTTTCCGGGATTACACTCTCTTCTATTAAAGAAGGGTTTGCTAATGTAGTAGATAGTCTTACGCCTGAACAGATTGAGCAGTTTGCAAATTCTTTTGTAAATAATACTACTAACGAAGACGTTGTAAGGGATGCAGAGTAATTTGACAATTTGTTATATTTGTTATACAATGTATGTACAAAATAATATATTGCGAGGTGGTTTTATGAAGAGTAAAAAGAAAACACTTTTTATATTAATACCCATATCATTAATAATTGTAGTTGTAATAGTTTTAATTGGGTTATATCTTTATTACGGAATACATATATATGACAACAAAGGAAGAGTTAGAGGTTTTGAATCCTTTGCGTTTTCTGGTGACGTATTTCAAAAACTCAAAAAAATTTATAATGAACCTCCATTTGAAGATGAAGATGGTAACTTACATGAATATATAAAAAATTTTGATGGAATTGACACATGCGATGCTACAGTTAAATATTGCTTTTACGACCATCATCATTTAAAGAAAACATGTATATATCTTTCATCTTCAGAATATTCGACAGATGATTTGTATAATAAAATTATCAAAAATTTTAGACGGATATTTGGGACTCCAAATATTAGTGTAGATGAACATGGCGAACCTTATGGAAATGTTTATTGGTCAATTAATCGTGGAGAAAAAGTTACTATTATTAATGTTGAAACAGGATATTTTTACACAGAAGGAATTTATCAAGTATATATAGAGTTTGTATACTAATATTTAAGAGAGTGGTAATCCACTCTCTTATTTTTATAGAAAGGAATATTGAAATGAAAAAATGGATTGCACCAAATATTGAAATTGAAGATATTAAGGACACCGCTGCCGGTGGTGGTAAACCTACTAGACACGATGGGTTTATTTGGGAAAGAACTGATGGCAATCGTGTTGTTATGGTTGAAGAGTATTTCCCGGTTTCATAACATATAATGGAATAACTACTCTTCTATTACACTCAACTCTCATTGGCCTCAAAACCATTGGGAGTTTTTCTATTAAAAATATAATGAAAGGATCGGTGATAATATGGCTACTCTTCCATACTATAAGCAATTTGATTTTATAGAAAAAGATGTTGAAAAAATGTGTAAGGAAATTACGCATAAACTTGCAAAAAGCGCAAGAACAGATATGGTAACTGCTAGTAATTCGTTGATAAAACAATATTACGATATTTATAGACCAGATAAAGGAGAACCATATTATTATAATAGAGGATACAATTTGTTTAATATGATATTTGTCAAACCTTTAAGAGACAAAAATAAAAAGGGGTTTATTGGGTCTACTGCAACTGTTCAAACTGGTGCTGAATACATGAATGATGATTATAAAAAAAATCAGTACAAACCATTAATTTATGATCTTGTATGGAATGCTGCACACAGAGGTTTGCCAACACAAATGAATTTAGAAAAAATTGATCCAGATAGGTTTAAAGGATGGACATGGAATCCAAGTTACAAAGATGAATATGGAGATAATTATAATGCAGTAACACCACACTTACTCATAATAAATTATATGAATAAATGGGGGAAAATATGCGGTAAAAGATTAGATAATATTATTAAATATTATCATAAGAGTGTTAGATTTTAGGAGGTATAAAGATGGCTAATGCAAGTAACTCAAGTTTTTTAAGACAGTATAACATCAAAATTGGTGCTGATACTACAGAACTTTTAAATAAATTAAAGGCTGCAAAAAAAGAGTTAACAGATAAATTAAATAATTTAGATTTTAGTGTATTAACTGATGCAGTAAAAAAAGACATGGAAAAAGTACTTGAAGAAGTAACAAACGCAACAGAGCTCATGTCTAAGTCATTTGAAAATATTGAAAGCAAACTTAATGTAGATGGTATAGAAAAAAATTTCACCAATCTATCTTCTACTGTTGAATCTACAGTTGGAACATTAAAGGATACGCTTGGTTCGCTTGAAGAATCTATTGCCACTCTTAATAGCAGAGACTTTACACAACTTGGTGGGCAAATATCTCAAAGTTTTAATGAAGTGAACGAAAGTGTTGGTAAAGTACTTGGTAAAATTGTAGAAGTTACTGTTGGTATAAAAGAATATCAGGAAGTTCTTAGGGATGTTAGATCCGGTAAGATTACAATGAATATTGAAACTAATAACATGGAAAATACAGTTTCAAATGTTGAAAATGAATTGGATGTTATTGCACATAAATATTCTGATGTTATTTCTAAAATAGAAGAAAGACTGTCAGATATGAATGTACCAACAGACCCAAGAGAAGATTTAAAAGGTTTAAGAGAATATCTTATAGTTCTCAATAATGTTATTGAATCTTATGACGAATTTAACAATGATCAAAAAAGGTCTATTGGATTAAATATAGACATGATAAAGAAACAACGTTCTCAAATTAGCGGCTTATATGAGGATGGTATTAGATATGCAAAAAGAGCGGCAATTGATCTTGAAAAAGAAAACCTTGCAATAAACGTTTCAGAAAAAGTATCAGATATGCTTTCTGGAGCAATTGAGAAAGGTAATACAGATGAAATCAAAAAGGCACTTGATAAGGTTGTAAAATTTCTTGGTGGATTGGATTTTGGAGAAGGTATTGAATTAAAGTGGAAAACTAGAATTGATCCAGACGTTACAGTTGAAAAATTAGAAAAAGAACTTCAAGAAAGATATATTCAACCAATTCAAGAGTATCTTAATAATCCGAACAATGAACTTAAACTTCATGTTTCTATTGCAAAACAAAGTGCAGTTAATCTAAGAGATGAGGCCATGAAGATTATACATGATGCATTAGCAGGCAAATTGGGCGATAATACCATTGGAGATTTAAGAAAAGATATTGTAGAGCAACAGGCCGCAAAGCAATCCGGTCAATCATCATCTCAGCAATCTTTTGTTCCAATGCCTGGCAGATATGCATCACAATCAGGAGTGTCTAATTCAAATTATGGAGGCATAAATTTAGATGCAACAGGACTTGCTCAGGAATCTACATTATCTAGAATTGCAAATGCAGTTGAAAAATGGGATTCTAATGGTATTCCGACAGTATCAAGATATCCTAAAAAAGAAGAAAACATTACTGAAAAAGCAATTAATAAAGCAGAACAATTACTTGCTGGCAGATCGTTGGGTAATATTAACAATCCTATTGCAGTTGATGCCGCAAATGTTAGAAAAGAAACTATCAAAAGAATTGGTTATTACGAACAAAGAAACGATATGATTAAAGAACTTGCTAAAGTAGGCGTAAGATTGACAAAGAAAAAAGATATCTTTACTAGTTCAGCGTTCTTTAATGAAGGATATACCGCAAAAGACGGAAAAGTTTATGCTAAATGGGCAGGTCTTGGTACTCCTGTTCTACTTGAGGATTGGAAAAAAGAATGGCTTAAAGTTCTTGAAGATGGTGTTAAACCTTTAACAGAGCTTGAGAAGAGAACAATAAAAGAAAATAAATACAATAGAGATAAATTTACTAAGGAAGAATGGGAAAAACTTGAAGTTAAACAGAATTATACTATCACAGAATGGTTAAACAAACAACTTGTTGATGTAAATAAGATCAAAGAAGGAAGTGGCCTTGAATATGATGGCAAACGTCTTATTGCAGCAAATGAAACATCTACAAGTTATGGATCTATCTACTCTTCTGCTCAAAGTCAAATAAGAGTTCTTCAGAAAGAAATCCTTGAAGATAGAAAAGACGAAAATGGTAATATAATTCTTGGTCTTAATACTGAAGCTCAAAAACTTGACATTTTAAAAGAAGAACGTGATTTAATGCAACAAATCATAGGACTATCTTCTACTGATCCAAGTAATGAAATGCTTCCTCAGTTAAAAGAACAACTCAGGCAAAAAGAAAGACATATTGAAAATCAAGATTTATTTAAAGAAAAACAGGCACGTCTCATTGAACTTGAGAATATTAGGACAGAAAATAATGGGTGGTCTAATGACGAGTTTTATGAGTACGAAAACATAAAACAATTAATAAATTCTTTGTATGTTGAGCCTACGGAAGATATGTTGGAATTTGCGCTAAAAAATGTTGAGGTAATTGACGCTGCAGTTACTGAACAACAGGCTAAGGTAGAAGCATTACAAAGTACGTATAATGATAGAATAAGAGATATTACAATTAAGTTCTATAAAGACAATAATGTTTTTACAACTGATAGTGGACAACAAATTAAATTACTTGTAAATGATGATGCAGATTATAGAAAAAAGGTTGAAGAATTAAAGGTAGGTCGTGCCACTCTTTCTGCTATGGAAGCATCTATGTATCGTGGCGACTATGAAGATTATGGTGCGTTATACAATGATGAAGAAAGAAAACAATATAGTCAGTTAAAATATAGAATGGATGCGCTTGGCAAGGCAGTTGTATTTTATCAAGAGATGCGTAAAAAGCAGGGTGTTGAATTAGAGAAGATAAAGGAATTTGTTCCAAAGAAGGTAGATTCTCAGGGTGAAGAAGTTATGACTCTTGCAAAAGCATTAAAACCTATGATTGAATCTGGTTTAACAGAGAACGAATATCTAAGAACTGCTAGTCAAGAAGAGTTTAAACAAATTGTAGAAGACTTATTAAAGGTCGAAGATTCAGAGTATGATGTTCAGCAAGATGTTATTACTGCGCTTGAAGCACGTATACAATATCTAAACAAAAAGAAAATTGAAGTTGATAAGGATATAAAGGATGCAAAAGCTGCAGGTAGGGACACAATTAAATTAGAAGAAACAAGTAAGGGTCTTGGAGAGGCCGTTGCAGGTTTAAGCGCAGACAAGAAAAATATAGAAGCACAAAATAAATTAACTACTGCTATTAAGTCTACAAATAATTTAAACGACAAAGAGTTTGATCAACTCATGAGAATCGTTGATACATTTGTAGAGAAACAGAATTCTAAGAATAGATTAGATTTCCTTGATAAGAAATTAAGTCCATTAAGTGAGGTTGATTATAACAATTTTTTAAAAGAATTTAATGAAAGAATGTCTGTAGTTTTTGATCTTGATGAAAAACACAATGCACAAAAAATAACAGATGAACAATATAATGCATTAATAACTGATGCTGAGAACAAAGTATATGAAACAATAGCAAAAATGAATCCGTTGCCAGAAGATGTTCCAATTGAAACAAAGGATAAGTTAAATAATATTATATATCAAATTGCGTACAGAGAAAATTCATATAAGACTCTTTCTGAAGCGTTACAACAAGAAAGAAAAAACAGGGCAAATCTTATAAAAGCCTATGAAGAAGGTAAACTTGTAGATCCAAAAACAGGTGACATAGCAGAGGATTATTTTAGAAAAAAAGATCAAGAATATGTTGATAGAATTAATGAAATTGTGTCTAACTTGAACTCAATACTTGACGAAAATGATAGATTGATGAAAGACAAATCTGAGTTATTATCCGGGTATAGAACAAGTGGAAAGGCTTTTGATCAATATACTGCCGAAAAAGTAAATAGTCAAAAGTTGGATAAGCAACTTGAGATGCTAATCGAAGAAGCACTTGGATCTTTAAGCGGTCGTATCAAAGACAAACTTGGCGAAACACTAACATCTTTAATAAGCGAAGGAAAATTCCACGAAGGTCTTAAGGAAGGATTAGATAAAGGAATTGACTCTATTATTGCAGAAGAAGGATTGGGTAAAGACGGAAAGATTTTTAAAGAGCAGCTTGACGAAGCTATCGATTCCATTTTAGAAGAAGGTTTAACTGGATATGATTTAGAGAAGAAATTAAGTGATAAGTTCTCTTCTATAATTAATAAAAACTTTTATGTTAGAGGTGGACATTTAAAAGGATTACTCAAGAATGGTGTTGAAGGTCTTCTATCCAATGATTTAATTTACAATCTAATAAATTATAAATTAACTCCGACTGGAAAGGCTACTACTAATATTACAAATAGTGCTTCTACTAGAGTTTCTGAAAGCAAACAGGCCACTGAGATATTAAATAGAATTCTTCATAGAAATACAGTTAGGACTGAAACTGAGAAAAAAAGAAGCGAAGAAAGAACTGAAGAAAGAACCAGAGCTGAAGTTAAAAAAGAAGAGACGAAAGAAAGATTTAATGTTTCAAGTATATTAAATAGTCTTGAAACTATGCAGAATGAAATATATGAAAATATAGATGAAAAAAAGTTGATGGAAAACGAATTAACAGAATTGGAAAGCCTGTCTGGAAGCAATTTATTAAAAGCATATGATAAATTTTATGAGTCAAAAGAAAAGGAATTAGAAGCTCTTGATCAAAGCGAAAAGGATTTGTTAGCAAAAATTAATTCATATACGTACTCTAACGAAGGTATCGAAGAATTGGTTAATGACATACTTAACAACAAAGATGGTAGATATGTGAAAAGAGTATCTAATGACCCAAGAGTACCAAATGTACCGTTGAGCAAACAAGAACTTGAAAAAAAGGCTAATGAAAAACGTACTGAATTATACACAGAGAAAAACAAATTAAATGAAGAATACAATAAAACAGTTGAAGATAATAAGGTTAAAAGGCAAAATATTGAAAAGGAAATAGCTGACGAGCGTTCTAAAATGGCTGCAGGTAATGCATATCTTAATATCTTAATATCCGAAAGAGAAAAATTAAAGAAATTTACAAGTTCTGCAAATGAAACTGAATCAAAAATAAAAAAAATAGATGACGAATTGAATCTGATAAGAAATAGAGCTCAAATAACTGGGCAAATCCCTGACGAAATCGAGCAAAGACGTAGTGAATTATTAAAAGAACGTGAAATACTACAATCGTCTTATAATTATAAGATTGAATCTAAAAAAGATATTGAAGATAAAATTTTATCTTTAGAAGAAAAAATACTCCACGGAGACGGGCAGGATGAAATAAATAATAGAATTGACGTAATACATCAAGACCTTGAAAATTTGCAAGTTAGAAGAGATTTTATTCGTGATTCATACAAATCAAAAGCTGGAGATTTAATCACTGGATCTGGCGAAAAGGAAACTAAAGAGTCACGTTTCTATGAGCTTAATGAAGCCCTTAAACATTATTCTAATTCAAATTTTAAAATAGAAAGAGAACTGTGGGGAAAGGCAGGGACATATCTTAATAGTGACGATATTTCCGATATTATATTTGGGCAAGTAGGGGCTAAATATAAATCTCGTTTAGGGGCTGAATATACTATTACCGAGGATATGCAGTCACTTGCTCGTGAGTTTGGTAAAAATGAGCCTATCATTAGTAACTTAACAAAAGCATTAAGGAGATTTATCCCAAATTTTGATAAAGACGTTTCTATATTGGGCGGATATGATGATAAGTATACAATTAAGCCATCTGATAGTACTGATGCTATCAATAAAAATACTACCGCTACAGAAGAAAATACTGAATCTAAATCAGATGCTACTACTGCTACTGCTGCTTCTACAGATGAAATCAAAAAAGAAACAGAAGAAATTGAGAAAAATACAAAGGCTAAACAAAAAAATCAAAAGGTAACAAATGATATTCTTAAACAGTATGGTGTAGATAGTGAGAAATCAAAAAATGATCAAGAAATCATACAGGGAATACTTGATTCTACATATGATGAAGATCAGTTTGACTTGGATAATGTAAGACGTTCTACACCAACTTATATTGCTTATGAAAAAAGAAAACTTGATTTACAAAAAGATATTGACACGTTAAAAGACGAGAAGTCTAAGGCCGGAGTTAAACGTGAAAAGAAAACTGATACTGCTCTTTCAGATTTGATTCGCCAAAAAGAAAATGTTGAAAAAGAACTTGAGCGAATGAAGGATGGATTTTCCCAAAAAGAAGTTAACAATTTAGAAATACTTTATAATTATGTTCGTTCTATTTACTCTCCAAAATCCGGCATTATAAATGCGACACTTGACGGAATTATTGGTGATGAAGACGATATTAAAGCTATTAAAGAAAAGGCAAACTTCTTTGAAAATCAGTTTAGGTTGTATAGTCCACAAAATATGAAGCAAAGGTATGAATCTTCTGATGAGTTGAAGGGACAATTCAAATCTTATAAGGAATACTCTAAGCACATGTTAAAAGAGTTAAATAAAGATCGTGGTACAAAATACAAATCGACAGGTGATTACTTAAAAGATCTTTATACTCAAATTAAAAGTGATGCTGAATTTGTGGCTGGAAGTTATAAATATAATAATCATGGTAAAAATCCTGATAATGTTATACGTGGATTACGCTCTCAACTTACAACACTTGAGAATAACTTACATGACTTACAAACAAGAAATGTTACACACGGAGAAGCCCATGATAAGGAGATACAAGAACTTGAATCTAAGATTCAAGAAAAACGTGATGAGTTAAGAGAGTATGAAGAAGGTTATGAGCAATATAGTATACAAGCAAAAGAAAAAGAAATAGCAGATTTAAATCAAAGAATAAACAATGAAAAAACTGCTAGAGCAATAAATGTTTCTAGTTCAGGCGAGCAAGATGCACAAAAAGCAATAAATAACAAACGAAGAGAATTAAAAAGATTAGAGGCAAAAGAAAAATCTATTGGTCTTGCAGATCCAATGTACTTGAAAGCCGTAGAAGAAAATGAAAAACGCAAGGAAAAACGTGAAGAAGAAGAAAATCGCCATGCTCATATGACTGAAGAAGAGAAAAAACTTACAAATGATTTGTATGAAGCTAATGGTAAACTTATCAATATGTTAAAAGATAAGGATAAGTATACAGAGAAACAGATAGACGATCAAAAGAAAATTATACGAGGTCTTGAAGAACAAGTAGAACTTAGTGAACGACTTGAACTCTACGAAAGAGGCCAGTATAATAATGCAAGACTTAAATCTCAATATAGACCTAAACAAAAACTCTCCTCTTCTACTGACGAGCCTTTTATAGATATAGATCCTACTATCCCAGCAACAGAAAAAACGTTAGTTGAGATAAGGGATATATTGTACAAAACTATCGGCAAAAACCTTAGTCGTCCAAAACAGAAAACTGAAGATGAAAGAGAACATAGCGAATTCTTTAAAAAATATGGTGTCGAATATAATAAATACTTAATTGATAAAGTTGCTAAAGATCTTGGTCTTATGAGTGAAACCTATAAAAATGGTGTTAAGGTAAAATACATTGATAAAGACGATAGAGAAACTGTAAATCTTGAATATGCAAGACGTATTAAGGAAAGAAATAAAGAAATAGATAAAATTGCTGAAGAGCTTGGTTTATTTAAGAAGAATAAGGCTGGTGAGAAATACCTTACTAGTGAAGGTCGTAGACGTGCAATTGTAGAAATGGAGAATCGTTCTCCTGGTTCTTCTATGTATCAACGGCATACTATTGATTCTTGGAGAAAAGAATTCGAGAAAGACCCTACTTATAAAATTGGGCAGATTAAGGACGCAAGAGATTTAATAAAAACAATTTTATTAGAAGACGCTAAGGGTAATGATGTATCTAAATTGTTTAGTGATTTGATGACTAAGTTTGGCGACCAAATTGGAGTTAAAAAAGAAGTCGAAGACAAAGATTCTTTAACAAATCAGATAAAAGACATAATGATTAAGATGCTTGAGGCCGATTCAAAAGGAGAAGACACTTCAGAATTATTTAAAGAATTGCTTAAAAAGCAAGAAGAGGTAAATAGTCTAAAGGTAGAAAGTAATAAAGATGGTGAGCAGTCTGATTCAACTGCTCAGACAGAAGTTAAGCCAGACCTTAAAGAAGAAATTAAGGGATTACTTCAGCAGTTCTTTTTAAAGGATGCTCTTGGCGAAGATACTTCTGATTTATTCAAACAACTTTTACAAAAGGCTGATTCAGTTTTAGGTAACGAAGAAAGTGTACTATCAAAGGCAATTAAGTCTGCTACAAAATCTAACAAGGTTGGAGAATTAGACACTGAACTTTATAAAGAAATAGCTAAAAGAAATGGTTGGTATTATGAGAATACATTAGAGGACGGTACTGTTAAAAGTGGTGTAAAGTCTGATTTCAGAAAGTATGTTTATGGCCAGATGGAAATCGAGAAGGCAGGATCGAGTGGCTATTCAGACGAAGTAGTTAAAGAAAACGTTAAGGAATATTTGATGTATCTTCTTGCAAAAGGTCGTGATGGAGCTTTAACAAAAGCAGGTACTACTCGTGCCTCATCAAAGAAAGAGCTTGAAAAAGAATTGGTAAATATCAAACCTGGTTTTGAAGGACTTACCGAAGAGCAATTAACTCGTGTTAATTCTATACTAGGAGATACTGCTACTACTCTATCTCAGGTTGCACAGTCTTCGGAACAAGTCGCAAGTGCTCAGTCTAATCTTAGCGAAGAAGAAAAATTAAGATTAAGAGCGGAGGAACAACAACAGGCTGATTTAGATAAATTTGGAAATAATAATGCTGCTGCTGGATCTTTAGAGAATCAGACAAATGTAACCGATGCTTTGGTCGAATCTTCTCAGCAAGCTACTGCCGCTCTATCAGAACAAGATAATGCAAATAGGCAAGTAGCAGAATCTTCTCAGCAAGCCACTACTGCTCTATCAGAACAAACTGGTCAGCAAACACAAACTTCTTCCGAACAAACTGGTTCTGATATACCAAATGAATTACCATTGCCTACTGGCGAAGTACTTGATTTTAAAAAGCTTCTTGAAGAATATAAGATGGCAGAGCCTATATTGGATAAATATGGGAAAAAAACTGTTGAGAAGTTTTATAATGGCGCATTGGCAGAAACCGATGATGAGAAAAAAGCATTTGAAGAAATTGCTAAAATTCCCAAGGAAGTTATAGCTACTTATCTTGATATGCACTCTCCTTCTAAAGTTATGGAAGTACTTGGATATAATACTATAGAAGGTTTTGCCAAAGGTATTGAGGAAAATGCAGATAGAGTTTCTGAGGCCATGGCCTATGCTCTTCAGGAAGGTAAATTTACTCAGTCTGATATAAACGATTTATTAGGATCTTTAGATCGTAGAAAAAAATCAAACAAAATTGTTGGAGATTTTATTGATTCTAAACGGTATGAATCTGATGAAATAAAACAATTATTACAGGCAGACATGACTGCATATGGAGAATTAAAGTCATCTATCTTATCTCAAATTAAAGATAAGAATATGAATGATATTGCAAAAATAATAAGAGATGATACTGACTTCGTCAATAAAATTACAGATGCTGAAACTGCGTTAAAGAACATAACAAATGGACAGGCAACATTTGAAAACGTATTTGCAGATATTTTTGGAAATAAATCTCATAAAACAGTTAGTGAAGCCTATACTACTGCTATTCGTAAAATGACAGTTGGAACCGGGGAACTTAATGAGACTATTGCTAAAGTTGTAAACAACTTAGGTGATGTTGAAACTGCAAGTGAGGAAGCTTTTGATGTAAAACCTGTTAAAGAACAAATAAACGGTTTGAGAAGTGAACTTGGTAATGATTTAAATGTAAAAGAAAAAACTAGAAAAGCAAAAAAAGGAAATAAGAAGTCATATAAAATCGAAGGTGAAAATGGTACTGCTACTATTAGTGAAAGTGGAGAAGTATCTATCACAAAGAAAACTATAAATGATTTAGACAAGAAAAGACAGAATGATAAAGATGAAAAAGAAAATGAAAGAAAAACAAAAGATGCAAAAAGGAAAGAGTTTGATGAAATTATTGATGCTGCAAAAGCAGTTGTAATTGCCGAAAGAGAAGTTGACTCTGCTTTTAATAAATTTAAAAAAGACAATAATGCATTCGCACCGATTCTTGCAGAAGCAAGGGTAAACCTTGACAAAAAGAAAGAAGAACTAGCAAAATTTGATGTAGAAAAATTCTTGAAAGATAATTCTAAATATCTTACAAAGAAACAGATGAGTGCGTATGATAGTGCCATTAGAAAACAAAGAACTTTAGAAGACACTAGACTTGCATCTCAACAGTCAGACTTTAATGCAACTGTAAATAAAAATCAGAAAAAGGCTGATGCCCAACATGCAGCTAGAGTGAATGAGGATGCAGAAGAATTAAAATCACTGAAAACAAAAAGTCTTGATTATGAATACTTAATTCAAAAAGCGACTGGGGAAAAAGAGAAAAAAACTTTAAAGCGTCTTAAGGCTGATGTAGATTCAATATTTGAAACAAAATTTGCATCTTATGGAAAAGAAGTTATAAGTGTATATGATGATAAAATTAAGGATGTTGAATCTAGGCATATTGAAAGAATGGCTCTTGAAATTTCGAAGAATGATGATAAACTTGATAAATTAGGTAAAAAGAATAGTTCAGACAAGAGTGTTCAAAATGCTCGTGAATTATTAGACCTTCAGAAAGAAATTTATAGATACGAAATTATGCGAGATAAGGCCGGAGAAGGTTATGAAAAAGATGCATTAAATAAAATTTTAGCTCAAAAGAATGAACGGTTTTTAAAATTGTTTAGTAAGGCAGATAAGGCCACAGTTAAAGAGTTCAATAAAGGATATGGAAGTATATATGAAAAACATAATAACGAACTATATCTATTATCTCAAAAGAATAAGGATAAGGAAGATATTAAACTTAGAAAAGAGGCTGAAGCTGATAATAGACAATTTGATAAAGACCGTGAGCATGAAATAAACGATGCAAAAAAGGTAAGGGAAAATGCCTATGTCAAAATTCTTAAAACAATGTTGCAAATATCAGACGCAACCAATCAGGATCAAGTTGATAATCTTAAACAGTTAATAGAACTTTACAAGAAAGATTTTAATGAAGCGTCAAATACTCTTATGAAATTAAGCACGGAAGTTTTTAATGAAAGTAACGACAAATTAAGATTACTGAAATTAGAAACGAAAAACAAACGTGATCTTAAAATGCATAATATCCAGGAAAAAGCAGAAACAGAAAATAATCTAATAAATAAGAAAAAGCTTGATGCTATTCAATCTGATGCTGATGAATTGTTGAAAGTTCAAGAAGAGATATATCAAACAGAAATACAAATTGAAAAGGCTCGTGGCGAAAATGAAAGAAATTATTACAAAAATCAATTAGATAACAAGAAACAAGAGTTGACCACTCTTCTGTCTCAGGCAAGTGATGAAACAAAGAATAAATTTGAAGAAGGTCTTGTTGAGTTAAAAAAGAAACATGAAGACAACCTTTCATTGATTACTGCGAAAATTCTTGATGATAGTGATGCTCGTGATAAAAAGGCACAAGAAGGAGCTGATAAAAGACAAGAAAAAATTTCTAAAGAACAGAAAAAATATATTACACAAAGAACAGAAAAAGGTCTTTGGATGGACTTCAATCATAGGAATATTGAGAATGCTTATGCCGTAGGTGCTACTGCTACATTCAAGAATCAGAAGTCTGATACAATTTGGCAGGGTGAATTATTTAATAAAGAAGTAGATGAATTAATATCTTCTGTTGAAGAAATTGTAAAGGCTGAAGAGGAATTAGACAAGGCGCAAAAAGAGTTTGATGAAAAAGGTGACGCATACGAGGGTAGACTTGATGTCGCTAAAGAAAAATTGTCTGCTGCAGTTGGAAAATATCGAGATTTAAATCCTGTTGAATTCTACGAAGGAAATAAGGATGCATTTTCTGATGACCAAATGTCAAGGTACACAAAGGTCATGGATAAATGGGAAAAGTTAAATTTAGATAGAGATACTAGAATTGCTCAAGAACGTGAAAAAGCGCAAAAGAAGTTTGAATCTGATGCTAAAAATACAATTTCTACTGCAGATAGAATGTATAAGACTATTAGTAATTTAGATGAATCTTACGGTATTACATCTGACGAAAATATTGCAGAATATAAAAAGAACATATATGATTCTTTGACTAACATAGGTAAAACTTTAAAAAAAGAATTATATAATACAGATGAGAACGATAATATTCTTAGTTTAAAAAATATAATAGATATTAACACATTAAGCAAAATAGATGAGTTAACATCAAAAGTACATACTCTTGGTGATGAGATTGAAAGAATTAACAAACAAGAAGAAATTGATTCTGAAATTAATTTGGCAAAATCTAATGTAGGTAATATGTTAAACAATCTTGGTCTTTATAATTCTGATGAATACAGAGGCCTTGTGCTGGATATAGTATCATATATCAATAATATAGACATGCTAAAACGAGACGATAACGGTTTGTTTGGTGATGTTGAAATAAATAATGCTAAAAATTATTTATCTGTTATAAAGAATATTGAAAAAGAAGCAAACAATATACCTCAACTCGCTAGTGAAATATCTAAAAGCAAAATATCTGCACAAATGTCAGATTATTTAAGAAAAAATACAAGAATTAATCCCATTAGACGTAATGAATTAGAATTATTAATGAACCAATTAGATTCAAAGTCTTTGGATCAGCAGGGGTTGAAAAATATTATTCAAAGATTTAATGAATTGAAAGTTCAAATTAACCAGGCAGGTGAAGCTGGCAAAGGCTTTGCTGCAATATTTAACACAAAAATGGTTCATATAATTTCAGCTCAGGTTGCCCAGATGTTCTCGTTTTATTCTATTTTAAATAGGATAAGAAGTGCTATTAATGTTATTGTAGATCTTGATAATGCATTAGTTGACTTGCAAAAGACAACTAAAATGAATACATCTGATTTAAATGACTTCTATTATGAAGCAAATAACATTTCAATTCGAATGGGTGTTACGACAAAAGAAATTATTGAACAGGCAAGTGCTTGGTCAAGACTTGGTTACAATACAAAAGATGCAGCTGAACAGATGGCAGAATTGAATTCACAGTTTGCATCAATTTCTCCAGGAATGGACATAAACACTGCTACTGACGGTCTCGTTTCATCTATGAAAGCGTTTAATATTGAGGTTGAAGATGTTGAGCGTAGAATCATGGACAATATTAATAGGGTTGGCAATACTGCTGCTACATCGAATCAGGAAATTGTTGATATGTTAACAAGATCTTCTGCTGCTATGGCAGCCGCTAATAACTCAATTGAAGAGACAATTGCTCTTGAAACAGCCGCAGTAGAAATTACAAGAAATGCTGAGACAACTGGTACTGCATTTAAAACTATTGCAATGCGTATTCGTGGTTACGATGAAGAAACTGAAGAATTATCAGAAGACCTTGAAACAATATCTGGAGATATTGCTAGTCTTACAAAAATAAATGGCAAGGGTGGAATAAGTTTATTTACTGATGACACAAAACAAACTTATAAATCCACATATCAAATTTTAAAAGAGATTTCTGAAATATACGATGATCTTACAGATAAACAACGTGCGGAATTACTTGAAAAACTTGCTGGTAAACGTGGCGGTCAGGTTGTAGCTGGTCTTTTAACTAATTTTGATGCAGTAGAAAAAGCTTTAAATGAAATGGATAATGCTGCAGGTTCATCTGATGATGAAATGCGAATTATTGAAAAATCTATTTCATACAAAATAAATGCATTAAAAGAAACTTGGACTGGTGTTTTTCAGGATATTGTAGAGAGAGATGATATTGGTAGTATTATAACTGCTCTCACATCTTTGTCATCTGCATTGGGTAATTTTATAAGATTACTTGACAATTTGAAATTTAAAATTGGAAATGTTACAGGCAATAACCCTCTAATTAATATGCTTGGATTGGGAAATGTTACAATTGGTGGAAATAATGCATTGGGTGGAATTCTTGGTCTTGGTGCTGGTGCTGCATTGGGAACTAGAAACCTTGGTGTAATTAGAACATACAATGTTAGTAATGATGACGGTACTAGTAGTCTTAGGATTGGCACATGGTTAAATCAAAGAAAAAATATAGTAAACAATTATGATAAAAAGATAAACAAAAACAAAAAGTTATTAGAAGAAGCAAAAGGTGTACTTCAACAACTTCAAGAATATTTTGGAGATTCTAACACATTAGAAAGAATAGAAAAATATAAAAAGGGTGTAGAAGATGTTGGGTCTGCATTTAATAATACTAGTGATGAATTAAAAAATTATGTTTTACAACATATAAGCTCTGATAATATTTTTGAAGATTTTATAAAAGAAACTGTTGATACAACAAACGCATTAGAGGAAGAAAAAACAGAAATTGTTAAAACATCTGGTGCAATGGATAAACTTGCCAAAACTGTTCGTGTAGGTCTTAATGCATTGGTTTCAATGGGCTTAGGAATGCTTATAGACACTGCTTTAGGATGGGTTCAAGAATATCTAAGTGCTGAAGAAACTATTCGTGAAAAAGCTCGTGATGCAGGCAAGGCTATAAGTGAAACATCTGAGTCCGTTGAGGATTATAAAAAGCAGATAAATGATTTATATAAAGTTATTAAAGATAAAAGTTCAACAGACGATCAAGTAATAGAAGCAAGGACTACTCTTTTAGAATTACAAAATCAAATGATTGAAAAGTATGGCGATGAGACTTCTAAAATTGAATCTGTAACAAAAGCTACTCTTGGATATGTTGATGCTTTAGACCAGTTAACAACTGCACAATATTATGCTAGCAGAAATGATTTTGAAGCACTGACATTTGGTGAATGGGTAAATAATACTATCAATGCCTATTCTGGTAACATGGCTAGGATGAAAGATGAATTTCTTAAAACTCGCACAGAGGCCTTTTATCTTGACATTAGTAATGCTGATTTTAGCAAGTTTGATGAGAACATGATAAATGAGTTGAATAAAATAGGGGTTAAAGTTAAACTTGACACAAAACCTAATTTATTTCAAACGAAAACGCAAGGACTAAAAAAATATGGCATTGGTGTGAATAGAACATCTGGTTTAGCTGAACTTTCAGAATATACAAAGAATGCTAATCTTGTTGACTTTGATCCATTAACTCAATCGTTGAGTGCTTCAGATAGAATTGTTTTACAGTTTACTGGTGACGCAAGGCAATTAAATACTACAGTACTGCAAATGCAAGAAATATTCGGAGATATTGACGGCTTTGATGGTGCTATTAATCAGCTTGGTATTATGCAAAATGATTTAGATGGTATTATTTCTTCATTTGAAAAAATGGCTGATGCATATGTATATGAAGAACTTATTATGAATAAAAATGACAAAATGGATCTTGAATCATTGCCAAATAACATAACTAATGCAGTAAAAGAATATAATGAAGCCTTTAAAAATAATGATAAAAAGGCAATGGATCAGGCAACAATACATTATTTAGGATCAATAAAAAGTTCAGAAAAATACCTAAATGATCAAATTGCGAATGGGAAGATATCAGAAGAAGATGCACAAGCAGTAATGAATTACCTTGAAAATATGTATTCAAGTCAGATGCAAGGTGCAATAGACACATTAGAACTTCATTTAAAAGTTGTGGCTGATTTGTATCCAACTGTGTCAAAAGATTCTATTAAATCTTTAAAGGATAATCTTAGTAGGGAAGATCTTATTTCTATATCTGACATGATTGATACATATGAGAATGATGGTCAAGATTTGCAAGAAGTTGTAAGTAATGCAATGGAATCTGCTCGTGCAAAGATTATAGAACAAGGGTTAAACCCTGAAGATATGGACAGTGCAACTCAGATTGCGCTTAATAAAGCAATTGATGATGCAGCATCTGAGCTTGGAATGACAACTGAAATGTTCCTTAGCACATATTATTCTGCAGAGAATGGTATCAATGGTCTTTTGCAATTCTGTAAGGAAAACGGATATGAACTAGAACAATTACTTGATGAATTAGGATTTAAATCTCGTGAAGTTTCTGAAGAAGAAACTAATCTTACTTCAAATATTGCAGAGAAAGTTAATACCGCAAGAAAGAGTCTTGAGTCTTTATATGATTCCTTGGAAAAGTATAGAACTGGCAAACTTGTTGGTGGTGATTATCTTGACGTATTAGAAGATGTTCTTAAAGAGGACTCTGAATTCCTTGAAGGTGCTAACAATATTGGTGAAGCATTACAAAATGCAATTAATAAGAAACTTGAAGAAACAAGGGCATTAATTGTACAGAAAGCCCCTGAATTACTTGATGCATGGGATGAAGCAATTGACAAGGCGCAGTTTACCTCTAAGTTAAATGAGGCAAATACAGAACTTGATAAATTACAAGAAGGAATGAAAACACTCTCTTCTGCTTTTGACGAATATAATGAGAGCGGATTTATAACACTAGATACTCTCCAGTCTCTTATGGCAGAAAATGGTGAATACATTCAGATGCTTACTATTGAGAATGGCCAATTAAAGATTAACGAAGAAGCTTATAAGAATATTATGGCTGCTAAATTAAATGATTTTAAAGCTACTCTTGATAAGGCTGCTGCTGCAGAGATTAATGCACTTGCAGAAGAAAATGCTGAAGGTAAAACAAGAAGTAACATTCAGGCATTAAACGAAGAGACAATTGCTTATAGTGAAAATACTAGAGAGGCAATTAAGAATGCAACAAAAAAAGGTGTGTCAGAAGATGAAATCAATAATATCATAAATAAATATGACACAATTTGGGATACCGCATTAAAAGGATACAACAAAAACTTTAAACAGTTTTCTGGTCTTGCCAACTCTTCTGCTAAAGATGCTCAAACAAAGGCTAAAGAACTTCTTGATAATTATATTGCAGTTCAAGATGCATTACTTGATGCCGGGAAAATTTCATTTGCCGACTATTGTAAGAATGTCAAGGGCAAACTTGATGAAATGTATAATAGTGGGAAGATATCTGCAAAAGATTATTTTGATAGTGTAAAGACTTTTCTTGAGAAACAACAATCTATTTATGATAAGATTCTTAATGCCGTAACAAGACGTTTCGATAAGGAAATCGAAGGTATTGATAAACAGATTACTGCTATTAACGAAGAGAATGATGCTCTTAACAAACAGAAAGACGAATATGATAAGATATTATCAGTGGTTCAGGAGGTTTATGATAAAGAAATTGAGTCTCTTCAGAATCAGCAAGAAGCTATTCAAGATAAGATTGACGCTCTTCAGAAAGCAAACGATGAAGAAGATCGTGCGCTTGCACTTGCAAATGCTAGATATGCTCTTGAGAAAGCACAACAACAGAGAACTAGATTAGTATACAATGGTGCCGAAGGTTTTGTATATCAGACAGACCCTGAAGCAATTCGTGATGCTAAGAAAGAACTTAAAGATGTTGAACTTGAAAATACTATTTCTGCTCTTGAGGAAGAAAAGGAAGCATTAGATAAGAACATCGAGGCTCTTGAAGAATATAAAGAGAAATGGTCTGAAGTTAGTGGCACTTATGATAAGGAAGTTAATAGACAACTTGCTATTGCTCTTTGGGGTGAAAACTATGAACAGATGATTCTTCAGAATCGTGAGCAAGATATTCAAGATTTTACTGACAAGTATGTTGAACTTCAAAAGAAAGTTGATGATAATACTAGTTTAATTGAAAGTCTTGAAGAGAAGAAACAAGTGTACGAAGAACTCAAGAAAGAATGGCAAGACATTACAAGTGTATACGAACAGTCTATTGAAGATCAATTGGCGGCAGAATATTTTGGAGCTGATTGGGAAAGTCAAATCTTGTCTGGAAGAAAGGCTACACTTGAGCAATTCAAAGACGCTTACATCTCTATCCAAGAGCAAATTCGTGAAGCTGCTCTACGGTCTGCTGAAGCTCAGGAGAAGGCTGCTGCAGCCGGATCTGGAAATACTGGAAGTATACCTGTAACTGCTTCTGATACTTCTACACAAAATAAGGTAAGAAATGTTTCATATCTTGAGTCTGATGAAGGTGTTATTCAAGAAATTGATGACATCAAGGAATATGTCAAAACACATGCAAGAGATTTGCAGAATCCTTATGTAAGGATTAAAACTGAAGATATAACTGGATATGGAGTATATGACGAAAAGGACAAGAACTATAAAAAGCAAGTTAAGAGTTTTGAAACTCTTGGTGAAGCATTAAAGTTCGTTGATGAAAACAAGGAACGTAAGTGGAAAATCCGTGCAATCCAAGCATTTGCAAAGGGTGGTGTTATCAATGCCAACAATAACAATCCTCTTAATAGTATTGCATCTAAGCTTGGTGAAGATACTGCGGTTCTTGCAAGACATGGTGAGCGTATCCTTACCCCGGTACAGAATCAGTATTGGGAGAAATGGACTAATGCTATTCCTAATCTTACAAAACACCTTGAGAAACTTAAGTTTAATACTCCGAACTTATCTTCTATCCTTAATGCAGTTGCATCTAAAGAAACAACAGTTAAGCAGGAAATCAGTATCTCCTTGCCTAACGTAACAAATACATCTGGTGCTGAATACGTATTGAATGCTCTTAAGACATTACCTCTTGAGGCAGTACAACGTGTTAACAGACGTTAAACGATAGTCATTTCTATGGCTATTTTTTTGTGGGTGGTTGAAATATACCACCCACTTATTTTAAAAGAAAGGAATGAATATTTATGGAAAAAGTGAATGAACTCATCCTTGATGCTATAGAGACTTTCGTTGATAAAAAAGTTAAGGACGCACCTTATGATTATACACAGATAGGTACTATTGTAGAACCATTAGGTGGCGGTAACTATATAGTATCTGCTAATGGAGAAGAATTTGAAGTAGAATCTCCTTATATTGGATTACAGAAACTTGATAAGGTCTATGTAATTACACGATTAAACAATAAACATAAACGTTATATCAGTGGAACTTTTGGTGAAAGAATTTTGATGGACACTGGTATAAGTACTATTACTCTCACACAAAGTGAGGTTGATGATTTGATTAATGTATTTAATTTTTAGGAGGTGATGATTAAATGGCAAGTTCAAATTCTATTAAACCAATTTTAGGTGGCAATGTATCAAAACCATTTGACGTACAAAATGGTGTTTTAATACCATTCCAGTTCAATGGAGTTCCTATTAATAATACATATCAAATATTAGATCTGGAGAGTTTAGAGGTTTTATATACTAGCGTTACAGAAGAATCCTCAGAATATAGATTTATTATAGCCGCAGGTGGTCTAGGTGGTGCTATCTCAAATGGTCATAATTATTTATTTAAAGGAAAAGTAAGCTACAATAATAATGGTGCTATTGTAGAAAGTTCATGGTCTGATACTGCAATTATTTACTGCTACTCTATGCCATCTATAAGTTTAACAAATATTCCTGCTCAGCAGGGAGAACAACCAATTGAAATCAATGTACCTACTATTACTGTAGGTATTAACTATACAACAGGCACTGAGCCTGATATTGACGATTTAAATCTGTTTAAATATTCCATATACAATGCTGATAAAGTTTTGTTAAAGGCATCTGAGTCATATAAAGACAAGACACAGATGTATACATTCTATGGTTTAGATAATAATAAGATTTATTATTTGAGAGTTGTAGGCACTACTGTTCACGGTCAGACTGTTGACACAGGATATGTGCCTATCTTTATTAGACTTGGTAGTGCAGGAAGTAGTTCTGTATTCTCAGTAGAGAATAATAAGTGTGAAGGAAACATTCTTGTAAGTACAAATATTGATACACAAGGTTATTACAAAGAACGTGATGCTATTGTGTATTATAATCCAGATCCCACAAGTTATCCACCTGGAGAATCATATGATACTGAGCATCCTGATGATCCAGCTCATATTTGGAGTGGATATTTCTTAAACACACTTCCAGACGGATATGTATGCTATACGAAGGGTTACTATATTAATGGTGAATTTGCATCGAAGGTAACATTTGGTCAGCCACTTCCAACTGATAGGGTATTTTACTTTAAGGATACAGACGATAATGAAATTGTTGCAAGATATATGCTTATTAAGGGATTGGATAACACAACTGTAAAAGGAGCATATTTCTTGTTGGAAGTTGTTAACACTACAAATGCTAGTGGTGTAACACTTAAGAAGTTGATTAATAATTATGCTACTGATGTATTCCCGGCATTAACAAATAATGACTTGGTAGACTTATCAGTTAACAGAGAGAAGGTATATTACCAAGAAGGTAGAACAGAGTTCTACTACTCTTATACTATTAAAGCAAAGATTACTACATATAACAATAATGGAGAGGTGGTGAATGAAGCATGGTACTAGGATATATGGCAAATGGTTACAATGAAGATTGTGCCTATAATAGAAAAACTGCATCAGTAGAAAACATCAATAAGGTTACTGTTGCTACTGCTAAGTTTAAAGAGTTTATGGTTCGTGATAAATGTGATATTAATGTCGACACTCCATATACAGATGATTGGGATGAGCATATGGTACTTCATGCTAAATTCGACAGACCTTATGACCCTGCTAATAATCCTGATCCTACAAGTATGAACTATGATTCTGGCAACTATAAATACAATGTTCAGAACACAAAACATATTCTTGTTAAGAGAAGGCCTGTCAACGGATATGAATGGATGACAGTTTATAGTAAAGATATAAACGATGCATCCGACTTCACATTTAGTTTCTTTGATAATTACGCAGCTAGTATGACAGAATACGAGTATGCTTTAGTTCCAGTAAAGAATAACGGAACTGAAGGTGATTATACTTATCAGTATGTAACTTCTGAATTCGATGGTTGTTATATTGTTGATACAGAAAAGATGTTTAGACTTTTTGTTGACTTAAAGATGGACAGAAATGTTAACTCTCCTAGAGCATTTATTACAAGTCTCAATAAAAAGTATCCTACAACTGTTAAGACCTCAAAGGCTAAGTATATGAAAGGAAGTGCTACTGCATCTGTTATTGACTTTATCTGTAATGATTGTAAGTTAGATGAAGAGAATGCTTGGAAGTATAGGAATGACTTCTTAGATTTCTTATATAATGGCAATGCTAAAGTTCTTAAAACATATGATGGTAGGTTTAATTATATTATTGAAATTGAAGATGGTGCCTCTGAGAGTGCATCTGAAAATTGGAATCTTCCTACTACGTCATTCAATTTCGTGCAAATTGGGAGTGCCGAAAGTACTGAGGATATGACTAAGGCAGGATTAATTGAAGTTGAAAGAGAATGGTGGGAAGATAAATGAGTACCTATTATATGAACGAACTTGATAGAGAACTACTCTCCCAACCTGAAAAGATAATCTCTGTCAGAATGGAACTGTTAAACTCTGACGGTAGTATGATTCAGTCGTTAGATGCTTCTCTTATTAGTATATCATTATCTATTGATGCGGACTCTGAAATACGAAGAACCGGTACTATTAATATTATTCCAGAGTTTGATGGTTATGAAATCACTTCAGAGTCTAAAACTTGGATTGATAGAATGGTTCGTGTTTATCTTAAATATTATAGCAATGTAAAGAATGAAGAAGCTGAATATTGCATGGGTACTTTTTTGATTGATACAAAAACATTTACTTTGGACGAAACAAATGATTCTTTGTCAGTTACACTTGTCGATCTCATGGCTAAACTTGATGGTACATATGGTGGAGAACTTGGTCAGGAAGAAGTTGTTATTCCTATGGAAGAACCTGTGTTTGATGATGATGGGAATCCTGTTCCTAAGAGAGATGAACAAGGAAATATTATCTATCAAACCGATGAGGATGGTAATCCTATTATAGATCCTGACACAGGAGAACCTATTCCAGAACAAGCAACAAAACCTACTACTATTCGTGATGCTATGATTAAAACAATAGCTCTTGCTGGTATTAAAGAATATATTATAGATGACATTGGTGCTTATGATAGAGAGCATATGAAAGATAATTACACAAGATACTTTGATTATGCTCAATTAATTGATGAAAGCAATTGGAATTATTACACCCAGTATGAGTACAAAGGTGCTTATGGAGATGATTACGAGCAGTGTACATACGACTTTCCATATTTACAATATGGAGTAATGGATGATGGTGTTGATTATAGACAAAAAGTTGTATTGAGATTCAATACTTATGACAATCAGGGCAACTACTACTCTTATACAGAACCAATGTGTAGAAGAGGATTTGATAGACCATATGCATTTTATTATAATGATGACCATCATCTCGTATTGGAAAGGCAAAGTGATTTAGATGCAGATGGTATATTAAGAGAGTTTGATGAAGTATATGGTGATGAATATAGTGGTAATATTTATGACAGTGTATTGTCTGCATATGTTGACAATATTGATGAATGTATAGAAAAATATAATGTGTCGCACGTAGACGTATTTAAAAACTACAATAAACCATTAGGAAATCCAAGTGATCCACCAGACTTAATTTGTTATCATATAATTCTTTATCACAATAGTGGTAACAGATTGGTAATTGGAGAAGCAGGAAGTAACCAAGAAATACATTGTTCAAGTAAGGGTGGTATGTCTGAGATTATTTTAAATATGGATAAGGAAAACCCTACTTGTAGCAGTAGCAGTGGATCTTTTTCAGAGATGTGTCATAATAATTATTTCCCACAACTCAATAACAGACCACCTATGCCAAATCCTGAGACAGAGCCGGAAGAATATAGTGAATGGGCTGAAGAATGGACTCCACACATATTGCATGTTACTGGTGTGACAAGTCATATTTATGTTACAAATTTTATATGTAATAAATATCATACAACAGATGGTGTAATAGCATTTGACAATACATGTATGTGTTGTCCGTCAGAGAATGGTGAATATACTCATTTACCATCTGGCGCACAAAACATGCAAATAATAAATGATTTTGCACAATATTCAAATACATATTGCTCATTCCCAATATTTGATTCAAAGGAACATGCAGATGCTTTCTTGGAGACTGGTGCAACAGAAGGTATTTTAAATCAAGGTAAAACATACAATGATATAGAACTTAGATATTCGGTAGATCAACCGTTTGAGCTTATATATTATCAAGGAGATACTGTTGACGATTCTACTTTTTATTATATCTATGCGGTATCAAATGACTTGAATCACGATGTTACTGCTCGTGTTAGAAGAATTACTAATGTAAAGCGGTTATCAGATGATGTGGTTGTAGATTATGTAGAAGATATTGTCGAAGGTAATGCATATCAACGTGGTACTTATTTCCCATATGATTCTATGGGGCATGAGTATATTGGATTAGAACCATTTGTTACTGTAAGGAATCTTGAAGATAAGAAACCTTGGATATTAAATAACCTAAAAATGTTTGATAGCGTTGATCATGTTGTTGGTTACATTACATATGGCAAAGAAGATGGAATGACAGATCCGTTCGCAAAGAAAGATAATGTAATACCTTATGATATCAAAATTGATGGTGGTACATGTGTGCTTGACATTGTAAAAGAACTTAGAGATTTGTATCCTGGATATGAAACATATTTCGATCCGAATGGTGTATTTCACTGCCATCTCATTCCAACTTGTGCCGATGACGATTATACATTGAAAGCAAAAGATTTTGAAGAAGAGATTGCTATTTATTCTGAGCAACGCAACTATGCTTATTCAAGTGTAAAGAATGTAGTTCAAGTGTATGGTGAGGAATATGAGGATATTGATTGGTATGCAGATGAAAGTAATTCTGCATATGAAGAAGGTACTTGTACACTTCGAGTAGATTTTACAAAAGAAAAGTTCAGAGGATATGAAGACGGTATGTTACTAGCCATTAAACTTCAGGAAGCTAATCCACCCGGTTTTCATATAAGGTGTGTTGGTCTTCCACCTGTTAACACTGAGAATCCTACTACTCCTTCCAATAGTGAAGAGGAAGAGCCATATGCATATGGGCCTGTTAGAGTTATGTATTCTGTAGATGAAAATAAGAAACTTGAAAAAGGATATCTTCTTAAGGATGTCGTTTATATCCTTACGTACAAGAAAGGTAACTTCGAATATGTAAGTTCGTTCCAGCCAAAAGGATTGGCAATACTACTCTCTCATGATATCCCCAATGAAGAAAAAAAGAAATGGTGTGAAAAGTACAATGTTTCAGATGCATCATTTGTTATCGATCAAGATAATCCTTTTACAACCGATTGTATTAATATCCACTACACAAAGAATGTAGAAACGAAGGATATGCAGATTATAAGAAGTGATGAGGAAGCATTAGCATTTGCAGAGTATGAACTTTGGAGAATGGGCAGACTTCCAAACACTATTACATTATCAACAGATGTTGTTCCATTCTTGGATGTCAATCAAAAGATTGAATATAAGCATATAAGATCAGGAGAAACATTTGCTTATATTACAAAAAATATTTCAATAGATATCTCAGAAACATCAGCACAGGCTAGTATTACTGCCACTACTTTCAATAGTCTATATCCTGAGATAATCGGCAATCCAAACAGATATAGGCACGAAGGAGGTGTATAATGAATGGCTGAAGCTCACGTATCAAGTTATGATAACTTAAAAGAAATATTTACCGGACATAAACAGAAGTTGCTAAACTTCTTTGCTAAGAGAAGTATTTATGGTGATAATAAGGTCTTCATGAGTGGGAATGACGAAACATATAAAAATAATAGATTTATTTATAGTTGGTACACTCCTAACGGAAGTGACTTAAATAGACTTAGTGGTACATCAGTGTTAATTGGTGGCTATAATAAATTTAATTATAATACGACATATGAAAACGCTACCTATGAATTGCATGTAATAGGGTCTTATAACGAAGGTATACAACAATCATTAAATAATACATATATATACGGAAGTTATAATAAAGTTAGTGGTGCAACAAACTCTATGTTTCTTGGTAGATCAAACCAATCACTGTGTACGGAAGACTCATATACAAATGGATTTGGTCAGAATGGAATAAATATTATTGGTAATAGTAATAAAATAAGTGGTAATCAATATAAAGCAATAGATACTGGTGGAATGTTTGGTAATGAAAATGAGTTATTATTAAACAAAACACAATATACGAATTATGGTTTCCTTCAATATTGCTATTTGCTTGGATATCAAAACAAGATAAATATTTCATCACCGGGTTCTAATAGTGGATATAACTTACAGAATCTTTATATAAACGGTCTTTATAATACATATAAACTTTCCAATAATAGTGGAATAATTCAAGGTGGTGCTGATGTATTACTTAGTGGTAATTCAAATGAAGTATATGATGCTAAAGACGTTGGATTGTATGGCAGGTCAAATAAAGTAGGCGAGGAAAATACTGGTTATACTTGTACATGTATTCACGCATTTGGTGTAGCCAATAAGGTCGGAGATTCAAGTGTTCCAACAACTACTAATGAACAATATCTGTTTATGTATGGAGAAGGAAATAAATTTTACAACTCAACAAACTCTTCTATGTTCGGTAGATTTAATGTAGGATATAATACACAAAACTCTTCTTTGTTTGGAATGGACAATAGGACTATGTCATCTTCATCGTACTGTACATTAGTTGGCTATAATAACAGATTAAATGATGGTGCTGAGTTAGGACAATCTCCTATTACAACACATACTTATATTTTTGGTGAAGAGAATAACGTGTTAGATTCGGAATATGATTTGTTATTAGGAAGATATTTATCTAGTGAGTATGACGACCAAGTTATTATTGGTAACTGTAATGAGAATAGTAACGACAATTATTTTGAATTTGGTAACGGCACTGATGATGAACACAGGCACAACGTTGCAGTTATTACAAGATCCGGTGATTTAATTCTCAATGATGGTGACGTTATAAACGAAGATGGTGAAAGCCTTACTACTCTTAGAACAGATATCGATTTGCTTGATGGTAGAGTTGAAACTCTTGAGGGTAAAGTCGAAGACCTTGAAGATGCGGTTGACAATATTGAAGATGATGTCGAAGCACTTGAAACAAGAGTTGGGAATGATGAAACGGATATTGAAACACTACAAGGTCAGGTTAGAGATTTGACATTGGCTTTGGCTGATGCTTTATCAAGAATCACAGAACTTGAGAATATTGTAATGAACGAAAAGACAAACCATGTACAGTTGTATACCGAAGATGGTGATACAAGAATTACTGAAGATGGTGATAATAAGTTTACAGAGGAGGTATTCACGAATGGCTAACGTAAGTTTATCTCAGTTGACATCTGTACAGAGTAATGTTGGTACAGACTTACTTGAGATTTCAAAAGAGGATCAAAATTCGGTAAGTGGTTATGTCAGTAGAAAGACTACTGCGGCCAATCTTGCCGACTATGCAAATACAACTAAAACATATTCAGGATTATCTACTACAAGTCAGACTATTGTTGGTAGCCTTAACGAGTGTTTTCAATCTGTCAGTAATGGAAAAAGTTTGATCGCAACCGCCATTACTGACAAAGGTGTGCAAACGGCTGCGACAGATTCTTTTGCTGATATGGCTACTAATATTGGATTGATAAGTGGTGGCGGTATCACTCCTACCGGGACAATTAATATATCTACCAATGGAGTTTATGATGTAACTCAGTATGCTAGTGCTAATGTAAGTGTATCTGGTGGCGGTGGATATCCTAGTAGAACTGTTACATTTAATGCAAGTAGTGTTGAAACAATGCCAGTTACAATATCAGCAATGTATTTTAAAAATGGTGGGAGAACCATTTCTATAAACATTAATGGAACTACTACTACTCATACTGCAATTGTTGACTCTGGTATAAGCGAAAGCGAAGAATATTATACGACAATGACGACTGTTGTTGGAACTAATACTGTTACATTATCTTGTCAATCAAATGACATTTACTTCTTAGGTTTTTCAGCTGGTATATCAGAACTGCCAGCATTGGATGATTCCAATAGTGTTCCTGGACAAACTGCAAACACGTATATCTCAACAGTTGGTTTAGACCAATATATTACTTCTGCTAGTAGTATGCTTGGTGATTATAAAACATATAGACCATTTGATAGAAGTGGTTCTACCGGGCAAGATGCAGGTTGGCATCCTCAATCTGGTGCGCCTCAGTGGTTACAGTTGCAACTTCCTAGCGCAATGGCAATTTCAGAATTTACTATGAAAAATAGAAGTGGTTATATTGAATGTCCAAAGGATGTAATATTTCAGGGATCAAATGATGGTTCTAATTGGACGGATATAATTTCATTTGAATTTTGTCCTAGTGCAGCTATGGGTATTACTAAAACAGTACAGATACCAAACCCTTCTCAATATTTATATTACAGATGGTATGAAGAAACTGTAAACGCAGATTACGGTGTAATTACCGTTCTTGATGTTACGTTTGAAGGTGGTGCAATATCTGAGACATGGTAAAAAAGAAAATAAATAATAACTATAGGATAGTAGATTCACCTCTACTATCCTATTTTCATAATGGAGGAAATTAAAATGAGTGAAACATATACTGATTTACCGTATACAAAATTTCCAGAAGATCAGGAAACTTTAATTACTTATCAGAACGTTGACAGTTCTAGTAAAAACATTGTAGATACATATCTTGGTTATATGAGTCGTGGAGAATTTTCTGAAGCACAGACATACTACAATCAACATGCAAGCGTTTTGAATAAAATTATTATTAATGAGAATACAATTAATACATTACTACAGTCTATTATTGCTCTTGAAAGGATGTTCGCTAATGACATAACAGGATACATTAATAGAGTAACTAACAACTTAGTTCCAATCGAAGTTGTTAACTCCCTACCAGCAACAACAGAGTCAGGTAAATTGTACCTTGTTCTTGAATCTTAATAGGGGGTGATTTAATGCCTTTTATATATAATAATGGAATTGGCAATAAGGTTGGTAGTTTAATTTATAATGATAATGGAACAGAAAAAAGAGTTATGTATGCATATATGGGAGATGGATCTAGCGGACAAGAGGTTTATCGTGGTGGAAACTGGGTAACATATTGTATAGACATGGGAGATTTATTAAATCCCATATATGAAGTAGTTTGGAGATGGACTGGTGAGAACGTACTTCAGAACTTAGGCTTTACACCTACTAAAGAAGATTACGAGTTTATGGGATGGAGTCATTCGGATGAACCATGTACACCTAGTGGCGGTGGTTTGTATACAGAACTCACTATGATTGGCGACCCAATTACAATATATGCTAACTTTAAGAAAAAAGTTACTGTAACTTCTTATGTGTATGACGCTGCTAATCCACATTTTAGTAGAAATAACGATGATTATATTGTGTATAACAATGGTAACGAAGAATATCCAAAGTTTACTATATCTTCTGTTACAATGCCAAACTATACATTCAAGGGTTGGGCAACAGGTGTAAGTCCATATGAAACTATAACATATGACAGTATTGTAAATAGAGAATTTTCAAGCAATACTACGGTATATGCGATTTATCATCGTAATACAAATATGTTATACGGATATTCAATTAATGGTACTGTAACTAGATTAGAAGGTGCAGTTGCTATTAATGCAAATAATACAGAACTTATAGGATACCCAATTTTAACAATTGATGATCCTTCTAAACCAGAAGCCTCATTCTTGGGATGGAGTACTGATGGCACAAGAAATATAGCATATGCACATATAACAAATATGCCAATTTTAAACAACAATATTATGTTCTACTCAGTGTTCAAATATGGTGATAGTCCAGATCCATTAGATCCCACTCAGACACGTAGGATTATTATAAATGGAGACCATCAGCAAGAAGGACGAATTGATGGAAATGATTCAAACACTTGGCTAAGATTGTATGATGAAAATGGAAATGAACTTTCTTATGACTGCTCAATGTTTGAGAGAGTCGATGCATCAGGAGTCTGCTCTTTGGATCAAGGTGTTGGATTATATCTTAGAGAAACTTATGGTGGAAATCAGAGCCATGACGGAAATGATGGTAGTGAGCCACCTATAGATAAACACGGTATGCTTAATGGAACATTCGGAAATGTTTTATTGGAACTTCCTGAGTCTGGAACTACTACATTGTGTGTTGGTGTTATGAGCAATAGTATTGCTTATGTATCAAATGTAAATGTTAATGGTGGAGTCAGACTTATTGGACGTACAACTGTAGGTTAAGGGAGGTGTATAAATGAAAAAGAATGTTATTTTAATTCAAGGCGATAAGAATCTTATCGTAACACAGATGCGCCCTATTTTCCAGAAAGAAAATAGAGCCGACTATATTGACTTCTTAATTGCGGATGATTTCGCAGGAGATGTTACAGACTACTTGGCAGTTCTTCAGGTTATCCTCCCGGACAATGAGACAGGTGGTCAGACAGGAAAGCTTAGATATATGGACTTTGAACCTGAACAGTACAAAGGAAGATATGTCATGAGACTTCCTATCACTACTACTCTAACTGATAATTATGGTGAAGTAAAAATGCAGTTTATCTTTGTTAATGCAGTTAATGAAGAACTTGTTAAGACTTCGCAGTGTTCTATTCTTGTTGAGAAACAATGGTACAGTGGAAGTATCATTGATGACGATGACGATGGATATGATGTATTGGATGATATCAATCAGCAGTTAGAAGATTTAAGAAATGATAAACTTGATAAACATTTTAACTATGACCCTGAGAACAACACATTGCAGTTCTTTGTGAATGGTTCTGCTATTCCTACGATTATCAGATTGGATGATAACGTAACATGGTCTAGTTGGGATGTATAAGTGGAAAGGAGGCTGAGAGGTGGCAGACGAAAGAAAGCTTGTTCTCAAGAGTATAATTTGGTCTGATTACAATACACTTGTAAACAATAACACTCTTGACCCTAGAACATTATATTTCATTACAGATAAAGGATTCCTATACACACACAATAAGTTGTATTCCGGGAAATATGAGTTTTACTCCTCTCTCCCACTGAATCCTGAACTTAATACTTTATATATAAATGAAAATGATTTGTCGGCTATGATATGGGATGGAACTGATTGGGTTGAAACGGCTAAAGGGTATTCACTGTCTGTAGACGAGTACAGTACACATGATACTGTACCCACATCTAAAGCAGTGTACGACTTGGTTTCTACTTATACTCCGAGTGGTGGTACGTCAGTACATATAGATACCACTGCAAATTGGAATGCTCAGTCTACTCTGATCGGTCAACGTGGACATATTTATATATATTCTGATAAAGATATTATTGATGGAACTGCTATCCCTGCTATGAAAGTTGGGGATGGTAGTTCTTATTTAATAGATAATCCTTTCGTAGATGCTAATACAAAAGAGGTATATGACCATGTAACAAATACTGATATTCATATTACATCTTTGGAAAGGGAATTTTGGAACAATAAGGTAACTTGTTTCATGTCTGATAATGACAATGAGACTTTGGTATTTAGTAAAGACTAAGGAAGGAGGAATAATTAAATGCCAGATATTTCGAAAATTACGTTACCAAGTGGTACGACTTATGATATTAAAGATACTATTGCGAGACAGATGTCAGGTGGTGGTGTTGTATTTATAGGAGAGGTTACTCCAGAGACTGCTATTACAGATTTACAAGATTGCAATCCTATCTACCTTCTTCCTAAAACTGTTGAAGAACCAGACGGTCATCCTCATACTCCTGCTCAGAATGAAGCGGTATTTAAGGGGGAAATTGAATATGTTTATGATGGTTCTATTTGGCATAAGTTTGGTGACAGAACTGGATTAGGTGATATGGCTTTGGCTGATACTGCAAGTGCGTCATATACTCCTGGCGGTAGTGTTAATTTGAGCGGTACGACTGATACGTTGGAAGTTGGTGTAGCATTGTCAGGTACTGCAACCTATACACCTAGTGGTTCTAATGCAGATTCGGCAGTAACAGGCTCATGTACTGTAACTGCTAGTGGCTCAATCTCTGTTGGTTCTGGTACTACAAACTATACTCCCGGTGGAACTGTATCTGCTCCTACAATTAGCGTTGACAGTGCAGGTGCTACAGATACTGTTAATAGTGCTACCGCTAAAACTGTAGTTACGGATATGAGTGTGGCAGCACCTTCATCTACTCAGGCTACTGGTGAGTTAGTTTATATGAGTGTAGCAAATGAGACTCTTACATTCCAAAAGTTTGTTGAGACAACAGGGGACTCAATTACTACTACTGCAAAGACTGTAAAGACAGGTGATGCATCTTATACCGCATCTACTCCTACATTCAGTGGTACGGCAGTTGATCTTGAATTCACAGGTACATCTGCTAGTGGAACTATTAGTGGTACTGCCGCTGGTCAGACGTTCAGTGGAGATGCAGTTAGACTTGAAACAGAGTCAGTTACTATTCCAGATACTGCTACGTTCACAGGAACAACTGCTAATATTACGGTATCCCCTGATCCCATCTCTTAATGAGGGGGTGATTGGATGCCTACAATAAAACAAATTAAAACTCCTGACAATACAACTTATGATATTCATGGAGTGGATGATACGGCTTATCATACGGATGATACTGAATTAACAAGTGCTAGTAGTTTGGCAAATAGTGATTATATTCCAATATATGATACATCTGATACCGCTAGTAAAAAGTTTAAAATATCAAATCTTGTAACTAGATTAAAGACATTATTAGGTCTTGGCAACGCAGCATATAAGGATATCAAACATACATACGATTCAAGTAATGAAGATGCAATTTCTGGAAAGGGTGTAGCTGATGCCTTGTCTACACTTCCAGAGCCTATGATATTTAAAGGTAGTCTTGGAACCGGTGGTACTGTTACAACTCTTCCAACTGCATCTAGTTCTAATAAAGGATATACATACAAAGTTATTACGGATGGAACGTATGCATCACAGTCTGCTAAAGTTGGTGATACATTTATCTCAGATGGAACTACTTGGGTACTTATCCCATCTGGTGATGAACCTAGTGGTACTGTTACGTCCGTAAAGATTAACGCAACATCTCCTATTGCAGTTAGTAGCACATCTGCCATTACGACTAGTGGCACAAGAACAATAAGTCATGAAACGAGTGGTGCTACCGCAGGTAGTTATGGTGACAGTGGGGATCAAACTCCTACATATGGTGGAACATTTAAAGTGCCATATATTACTGTAAATGATACTGGTCATGTAACCGGGATTAGCGCACATACTGTTAAGATTCCTTCTAGTGATAATACAAATACCACATATACTTTTGCATACGGAACAAATCAGTTTACAGTTACTCCTAGTGATGGATCTGCATCTACAATTAAAGTAACACCTCAGTTAAAGATTGACGGTATTACTAGCGATACAACAGATAAAGAAATTAACTGTTATGGTGAATGTTCTACCGCAGCTGGCACTGCCGCAAAGACGGTTAGTATAACAAAAGGAACTTTTGCTTTGGCTACTGGATCTAAAGTTATTGTTAAGTTTACTAATGCCAATACTGCGAATAATCCAACTTTAAATGTTAATAGTAAGGGTGCTAAAAATATATTCCACAATGGAGCAAGAATTACAACAGGAACAAATAAGGCATTGTTAGCAGGCACTGTTGAGTTTGTATACGATGGTACACAGTTCCAGTTAGTAGGCAACTATATTAATACAGAATATACCGCAGCATCATCCGCACCCGGAAAAGTTGCATCCTCATCGTCAACAGGAACAAGTACGGATTATGCTAGGGCAGACCATACACATGGAATTGATCTGGCAACTGGTGATGCTAATGGACAAGTTAAAATTGCCGGTACAAATGTTGACGTAAAAGGTCTTGGAAGTAATGCTTATACATCAACATCATATTTACCATTAGCTGGTGGAACTGTAACCGGTACACTTATTCTATCAAGGACACAGGATGCAAGTGGTACACAAAATAACAAGCCGGCTCTTATAGTTGGTGGAACAGATACTCAAGGACATATCGAGATTGATAGCAATGAGATTATGGCAAAATCAAATGGAACAACTCCAAGTGGTTTATACCTAAACTCTGATGGTGGAGTGGTTCAGATTAATAGTGGTATCAAGTTTAAAAAGAAAACCACTAATGCTTTATACACCGGATCTGGTACTGCCGGTAGCACATCTGCTGATACAACTCCTGTTTGTACTCCTGCTTTGTGGACATATAATACTGGTCAATCATTGGAAGATGGAGATGTTATATGTATAAAGATTCCAATAGCTGGTCATGCCAATGGTGTGGCATTGTCAGTAGATAATGGAACTACATATAAGCCAGTTATAGTAGGGAACTCAGGTGCCTCATTATGTACAACACATTATGGTAATGGAGTATATTTAATGCTTGTATATGAAGCAAATACAAGTGTTAGTGCTTATCCAGCGGAAGGTGCTACTGCAAAATCAAGTATAAAAGGAAATTGGCGAGTTGTTAATTATCGTGATACAAATACAGATACGTTGGTGAAACAAACAGAGATGTCAACTGCAAATACATGGAGAAGTTTGTGTTGGGCAAGCACAAATAATGCAACAGAGGCAACTGCCCAAGTATATAAAAGTACAGGTTTATCTGCACATTTTCAAACAGTTGGTGTGGCAAATACAGAAGGTATTGTAAATCTTGCAATTGGAAATAGCAAGGATAAAACTGCTGATGGTAATTATACTGGTAGATTATATTTATATAATGTGGTTGGAAGTAGGCATACAATATCGCCTAGCGCATCTGTGGTCGATATATCATTGGCACTCCCAAACAAAAGCGGTACTATAAATACAAAATATGGAAATAGTTGCTTGATAGGAAATCAGTCAAGCACAGTTGACGCAAATATGAGATGGTATAGAGTTGCAACATGGGAAGTATCTACTAAAAATATAGATGTGTCTTCAATGATTGCAGTTAGCAATACATATACAAATGGCTCTACTGCAAATCAATGTGCAGGATTGCTTTATGTCCATTTTAGACAAAGCGATTTAGGGACGTGTCAACATGCGAATTTAAATTTTGTATCTAATAAAGGATTTAATACACAACATTTTAAACTCGTTTGGAAGCCATCGGATGATCCTACAACCACTGGTATAGATGGACTTACATGTGCTTTGTATACATATATAGATGTAAGATATTTAACAAGACGTTTTACATTTTTAGATGATGGTTATAGAACAAATACGGCTGAAGTTGCAACATATTATGATAATACAACTAGGGAAGTAGAGCCTACAACATCACAGGGTTGGACAAGTGGTGTTTATGCAAGTTAACAAATAATTATTTACTATGGGAAGATCATTTATTTGGTCTTCCCATTTTTTTGCTTTCTTCTAATCTATTGGTAATCTCATGTAATATATCGTTTAATTCATTTAGTTGTCGCATGTCAAGTAAATCTACACTTACATTAATCTTAATCGATTTTGGTTGTTTTACCATTGATAAATCAATTAACTTTGAGTAAAGACAACTTCCGGTTACTATCTCTGCTATCCTGCCAGCAGGCATAGAACCTTTTGGTCGATGCTTATTATATACTTTCTCACTTAAATAATCTACTTCAAGTGTTTCTTTGATTGTATTATAATTTGTTATGAACATATCTAAATAGTACTGTTTATCGGCATTCATGGCTATCTCCTGTCATGTTCTCAACTACCGATAATCATCCCCATGACTATTAGGAGTTGAGAACTTTACTTTATACATTAAACTTAACATCTACAACGTCATCTGTTATCTTGATTTCTTTGATTATCCTAGTAACAATATTTCTTTTTTCATTCATTGTCAGACTATCCCAAATGTTTCGTATAGAGTTTAGGGACTTGATTGTATCTCTTCTTATACTATTAGACTCAGATCTGTTCTGCTCTTCTAAAATCTTTTCGTCTATGTCTTCAAGTTTTTTCTTTTGCTCAGTTATAGAATCCAGCAACACTTCACTGTCATCATCTGAGTATAAATCATATAAACGTTTTAGTTTTTTTGTTATTGCTATCCTTTGTTGTTCTAATAGTGATAGAACATCTATCTCTTCTATATTATATTGTTTACTATTACTATTATAATTGTCAGCAAATTCAAACATTGCTGATATAATATTATCCTCTATCTCTTTCGCCCAAAGTTTCTTTTGTGTGCAGTTTGGGTCTTTAACCATATAAGGTTTGGTTATCTGCTGAGAGTAGCAAACAAACTTGCAGACCATTTTATCAGTCTTACTCCATTTTTGGTATCTCATCCTAGCACCACATTTGCCACAGTAAACAAGACCTGTTAATAAATGGTCAGACCTAACGACAGATGATGTCGATCTACGTTTCATTTCTTTCATTGCATTATCATACATTTCTTTGGAAATAATAGGCTCATGTTTACCGCAATATTCTACACCATTGTATTCTATAATGCCGTAATATGTTTTCCTCTTTAATATTTGCCTTATAAATATCTCGTACTTTAAACCAAGTAAGTTTGCTATATCTTGTTGGGACATACCATTCAAATACAGTTGAAAAATCTGTACAACTTTTTCGGCATCTTCATTTGGCACAAGTATTCCTTGGTTAGAATCATAGTCGTAGCCGAATGGTATCTTGCCACCACCCATCCATAGACCTGACTTAACTCTTTCTTTCATACCTATCCTAGTTCTCAACTTAATGTTCTCACGTTCTAGTTGTGCAAATGCTGATAAGATTCCTATCATAAGTTTACCGGTTGGACTCGTTGTATCTATACTTTCATTTAAGGACACAAAGTCTACACCATTCTCATTGAATACATCTTCTATAAGATACAGTGTATCTTTCTGTGATCTGCTTAGTCTGTCTAACTTAAATACAATAACACATGATATTTTATTATTAGAACAATCTGATATCAATCTTTGTATCTCAGGACGGTTGATCGTACTACCAGAGTATCCACCATCTATATAGTATTCATAATCTTTCATACCCTTTGCTATACAATATGCAGTTAGTTGTTCCTTCTGAGCATCGATTGAGTATCCTTCTTCTGCTTGAGCATCTGTTGATACTCTAATGTATATGGCCGCTTTCTTCATAACCTCTCCTAAAAAAAAGTAAAAAAATGGGAGAACAAGATTATAAAATCTCATTCTCCCATATATTAACATATAGTTATTTGTTTTTCAACCACGACTTATTGGTTTGGTTGTTTGTAGAAATTTATCTACCTGTACTTCCGATTCCACCATCACGTCTTTCACGAACATCGTCAGCATATGTGATACCAAATGGAACAAAGATACCCTGTGCAATCTTATCTCCAGCTTCTACGTTAAATGTTTTATCACCTCTGTTAACAAACTTAAGCATAATGTGTCCTTCGTTGGCACTGCCAAAATAATCACTGTCAATAATACCTACTGTATTAACTAACTGAACACCATACTTAAATCCAATGCTACTTCTAGGAACTACCATTAACACATAGTCTGAATCCATGTAGCATCTAATACCAGTTGCAATCTTAATCGACTCACCCGGCTCCAATGTAAAATCAATAGGTGACACGAAATCATATCCTGCACTACCCATTGTACTTCTTTCTGGAAGCTTAACGTCCTCAAGCTCTACTCTAAGTTCTTCAAACTCTTCTGAGCCATTTTCTACCAATCCATTCGCTCTGTCAGTAATATACTGATCCAATGATACCTTTTGAAAGTCTGCCACTCTACTCTGCATTTTGTTCTGTCTCCTTTTTTTCTTCTACAATTTTTGATTTGTTTTCACATGGAATACACTGACCATAGTAATATTCCTTGTCTTTGATTGTGCAATAAACCTTGATAAGTTTTTTGCTATGTTCAATTACATTGCCATATCTGCAATTCTCACAGTCCTTACCAGCTATGATCAAAACTTGCACCAACCTTTCTGTACTCTTTTAAAATATTCTTCTTGATAATGTCAAGAACAGGTGTGTAATCACCATATTCATAGAAGTAATAAGGTGCATACGCTTCTCCTGTTTCACGATTATAAACGTTTACTTCCAATCTTCCTGAGTTTGAATGTAAAGTAAACTCACAATCTAAGATAACTTTCGTACCATTCTTATATCTATATACCGGGAACCTATGTATGTATACTGCATAACCATAGTCGGATGATAACTGCCTATTGTAAAACCAATAGTGTTCTTTGAGATAATCTCTTGTAAGTTCTTGAGTAATTTTAATCACTCCGCATGCACCTCACTTTCTTTATATATTATTATTCTCTATCTATAAATTTTTGCTATGAGAATCTTTCGTGTTTAACTCTCATCTCAACTTCTTGTTGCTTTCCTTTATTAAATGCGGATTTATAATCACCAGTTAAATATCCAGTGACCCTTCTTAGTCTTCTTATATCTTTGCAGCCACACATAGGACATTCATCTCCAATATCATCTGTATAGCCACAGTTATTACACATATCATTTGGGATATTGACTGCAAAATACGGCACATCTTTATCCATTGCATATAAAACAATAGTTTCAAGTGCATCTAAATTATTCTTTACACTTCCAGCAAGTTCTACATATGTGATGCATCCTGCTGAACTGTATCCTGTCAATTGGCTTTCGATATCTATCTTTTCAATAGGTGTCATCTTTTTCCAGACAGGAACATGCATTGAGTTAGTAAAGAATTCTTTATCTGAAACATTAGGAATAACTCCATATTGCTCCTTAAACTTTTTCATTGCAGTGTAGCATAAATTTTCGGCTGGACTGTAATATACTCCAAAGTTTAATTTATACTTCTCTTTGTACTCTGCGCATCTATCTTTAAATAATTGTTCAATCTTCTTTGCCAGATCCATACCTCTTTCTTCAGTATGGTCACAACCAATTAATATCTGAAGTGTTTCAGCAAGTCCTAACTGACCAACTGCCAATGTACCATGCTTTAATGCTGAACGAATTCCTTCTTCAGGAATGTATCCTTCCATAGTACCATTCTCATACATAAATTTCGCAGAGTCTGGAGATTGACTGCATATCCATTCGAATCTTTCTATTAACTGATCCTTGGCATCTTTAATAGCCTTATCAAGAATGGTCATAAAGTTATCAACAATATCAGAACCATCCTTGTCAGATTTTTCTTTGGCTTCCATAGCCAATGTTGGCATAATAATTGTTACTGGGCATATGTTTCCTCTACCGTCCTTTAACTGCCCAAATCCATTAATATCCCAACCATTTGCAGTTCTACACATGTTTGCCCGATGTCACCATCGGCACTGACTATATCTTCTATCTTTCGATAGCCTTCCGCTTCGAGTTGGTACTCATCTCCAACCCTACTCCCTTACATTCATCAGGGATAGTCGATACAGGTTTTGCATATTGTTTGGTCAGATATATTCAAATTCATAGTTATAATTATTATTTTTAACACCTTTCAAAATCGAGGTGATTGTTTTCCTATTAAGTTGAAGTTCTTCTGCACACTTCCTTATACTATTAAATTCATATACATGACCATTCATTTTATTTGTTGCTTTTACCGGACATTCTTTTTTCGATTTATATAAATTTTTATCATACGCTTCTTTTGTATTGTATTTATTATTACACCACTCTAAGTTTTCGATATTGTTATTTAATTTGTTACCATCTATATGATTAACTTGTGGCAGATTATCTGGATTTGGGATTAATGTTTCTGCTATTAATCTATGTACTCTTTTATAATATCTTTTACCATCAACCCTAAATCCAACCATATAGTATCCAACATTGTCTATCCACTTACTTAACTTAATTACCCTATCAGTGTTGAATACTTTATAAATCTCAAAATCGTCTTCATTGACGTATATATCCTTGTATTTGGTTTCGACCATTGTATTCCCCCTATCAATGACCGAAACAATATGCAACTTCCCACGGTCTCAACTACGAGAGTCCTAACCGTTAGCATGAATTAATTAGTCTATATTAATTAATTGTTTAGTATATAAATCGAGATCACAATGTCTCCAATCATCATTGATAATAAAAACGATACAATTATCCTTTAATTGGGCAATTTCAAAAAAATTATCTTTTAGATTTATTTCATTGACTGATTTCATCATCCCATATACATGTTGTAGTGGGAAATATTGAATATAACTAAACATTACAATTCCTCCTAATTAATTCACACACCCACGAGTAGTGGTTCAAAAGGTTTTACATGAGCTAAGTTTGCGCTTACCCATGGTACTAAAGTACGTTCTATAATCATTCCTATCATATCCAGCATTACCGCTCCAATCACAGTTAGCATAATTTGGATATAATCTTTGAGATGTAGATCTAAGAGCTAACCTAAATAAATCATAGTTAGGATCTCCCGGATGCTTATTAACACCTTCCATTACTTGGAAGATTCCACATGGAAAGATGCTAGTCTTTCTCATCTTACCAATACCTTTAATACTTCCTTCAAGTAATGCTTTTGTCATCAATCTTCCCTCTGGCAACGTACAAGTGCCATAGTTAATACTTGTGAATGGAAGCTGATTTCCTGACCTTGATTGAAGTGTATTAAGATTATGATACAGGCCTTCAACCGCTTGTTGTGTTTCTTTAAGTGTCATATCAATTGCATAGTTATATGCCCTCATGTGTTCATTTAACAACCCACACTTAACATTCTTATCATCACCACAATCCATTGCATCACTTGGTAATTCGATAGATGTTTCTTCAGGTATAATATGAGAAAAATCTTTGTCCCATCTATACGGCTGATCCTCTATATACTTCAATCCATCTTTGAAATGTTTCCAAAAACTCTTTCTTACATATGGAACTGATACCCAATCTAAGCAATTTGCACTTACTCCCAGTGCAGCCTTTATGTTTCCATAAAGCCTGACTATATCTTCTATTACATAAAAGTAATAGCCTTGCACTTCCCTCTGCGGAATTTCACCTGCAGGGTACTCTACTCGCTTCTTCGCATATCTCTATGCTATGCTTTCGATAGTCGATACATTTGGAAATGTTAATGTATATCTGTTATATTCTTTTGTCTTATTTGACGGATGTAATGATTTTTGTGATATTGTATTATTTTTCTTTCCAAAATATTTTGCTGCATCATCATTATCATTGAATGTTCTTACTAATTTGCCATTATAATAACATTCTAAGTAATAATCCTTCATTCCATCGCCTGTAATAATTTTCTTTAGCAAACAATAATCGTAATATATATCATTTTTTCTTATTATTCTTATATAGTGTCCTGGAATATTATATTTTCTTGTTACTTCCCCTATTGATAAACAATAATCATATTGGTTGTTTTCGTTGTCATATACAATTACATTAACTAAGTTAGGGTTATTTTCTCTTCTGGCTAAACCAGTTTTCCAAGCGTGTTTCGTATTTTCTATAGGTGTAATTATTTCTAAATTATCTACATTATTATTGTGTTTATTGCCATCTATATGATTAACAACATGATCACTGTCTATCTCTCCTATAAATTGTTCAGCTACTAATGTGTGGATTCTAACATATTTCTTCTCTCCATTAGAACTAAGAACAACTCTATAATATCCGTCTTTATCTTGCCCATATATTACTTTTCTTGGGTTATTTATATCCGTTTTTCCTTGCGCTCCTTTGACGAATATACTATATAATATTCCTGTTTTTGTTATATAATAATTATCGTTGCACTTTAATTTATATGCTATTTCATTGTTAATAGAGATTTGTTCCATTGAAACTCCTTTCTATTAACATTTCCAAACACGGTATTACCATATCCATAAAGGACTTAGGTTCTCTTACCACCTTAATCTTTCGATTTAGTTGACCGTTAGCCTCATAATGAGACACCCTAGATTTCTAGGTTCACAAGGTTTAAATTCGGCAGAGAATTTTACCGAACTGTTGCAAGCTTTGCAACTGTGCTATAACTGCAACTAATTGTAATTCAGTATTTACACTATTCGCAGGACGAACATCTGTCTGTCTTGTATTAAATCCATTAGCAAGTAATTTTGCATATGGTATTGTTAAACAATTATGACTTCCAACTGCATACGATCCAAGGTCATGTGTATATATTCTATTATTAATATGATTGTCTCTTGCTTTTTTTGACATACAATTGTCTAACGCAAATTGTTTAAGAACTGTTTCATTAGCTTCTCCCATTCTTCCACCGAATGACTTTTCATCAACGTTAGCATTTTGGTTTTGAACATTGTCTGCTCTTAATTTCTCGGCAACATCCATCATTACTTTCGTTTTCTTTTCTCTGATGCTTGTCCTATTGTTTCTATATAATATGAAACATTTTGCAACATCCTTCCTGTTGCTTGCCATAAGTTTGTTTTCAATTAAATCCTGTATGGTCTCAACACTAATTTCTTCTACTTCATTTTCTTCAATTGTGTTTGCGATCTCTCTCGCCTTATCTTTTGCATACTGAGTCACTTCATTGTCAGTCTCTTTAAAAGCACTGATAATGGCATTCTTAATCTTTTCCTTGTCAAAAGCGACCTTTCTGCCATCTCTCTTAATAACTTTCATTGCCGACATCTCCTTAATTAAATTGTTCCAAGTCTTTTTCTAACCTATCAATCTTTTTCTGATGTAGTTCTACAAACTTCATCATTCGATCACTCATCTTCTTAAGTAACCAAGCAACTTTAAGATATCTGTCATACATCTTCTGATGATACTTCAAAGCAGCTTTGGATTCACAGATTGTCTTCCCGGTCTTTTCATCGAACTCATCTTCTTTATCACATGTAGCCGTAGCATCTACAGTACAATCTGTAGAATACCACATAGGCTTGCCATAAGAATAATGAAGAATGTATGATACAACTTCCTGTGCAAGTTCATCTTCTGAAGATAACTCTTCGGAGATTCCTTTATATCCACCTGCATTAATAAAAATTTTCCCATTATGTTTGTCAACTGCAAATCTACAAACCATATCCCTACCTATCCTTTCCTAGTCTTTCTAAATGATTTCTATATACTCTTTCGATTTTTTCTGCCATATCAAATGGTGAACTCCACCAATCAGCCACGTACCAATCAACAAGACGGTTAATAATTTTTTCATTGAAATCTTCTTCATCTGCCATCAATCTCCTTTTAACTTCATCCTTATTATCTCCACGTTTCTCAAGTCTTCTACGTAATTCAAAATCTGGAACGTCAATATAAAAGGCAATCATTGGAACTTTCAACTGTCTTAACGTAGCCAATCCATCAGGATTAACAATAAGAACCTGATCCTTGTCAGATTTCAAATCTTCATTTGCAGTGCCATATAACCACTTATCTCCACCATTAACGTAGTATGATGTTGTTTCTGCAAAGAAGTGTGATTCATTAAGTTTATTAAATAAATCTTTATCAATATAATGATATGTAATATCATCCTCTTCACCCGGTCTTTTAGGACGAGTTGTATAAGTAACAATACGTTCAAATCCTAATTGCTCAAGATAATAGAGTAATGTTGTCTTTCCACTACCAGATTTTCCACAAATTGCTAATAGCATAAAAGACATCGCCTCCTTTCATTCCGTTTAAATTTGATCAGATTCTCTATTGATAAACAATAAGTTTTCAGCATAAGGCAATGACTTCGCCCATTCAATAAACTTATGCCACTCAGACAACTTATGTCCTTCTCTCTGATCGCACATATTTAAAATGTTTTCATAATTCATAGTTACTGTTCTTTTCTGCAACCATGATTCTGGAAGTAATCTTATAAGTTCTTTCCAATAATATTTTGATACCGATACAAAATGTTTTCTTTAACTGCAAGTAATATCTTCTCTCTTTGATGCATCAGCATATTCGATTGCTCTTTTCCTTAAAGTCTCAAGATGACAAATCATTTCTTCCCAGATGTCACACATGAGATTATCTAAGTTATATGGCTGACGGTCATACACTAAAAGGTTTGGTTCATAATCTTCCATTTCAAAACATTCCATTGTAATAGGTGTACTTAAAAGTTTATGCATAGTACTTGTTGAGTTTGCAGTCGTACCAACTTTATATGTATCAAATTCTTTCCACCAATAGATTGGAGCAGTGATATCAACACTTGCAGTAACCTGACGAAGAAACTTTCTATGCTCTGATCCTGCTTTAATCAGATTCTGTGCAAGCTTTAAATCTTTTTCACCAACAACAAAACCATTGGAGTTGTCATTTGTGCTATCACTTTTATCCCATGATTCAAGAGGGTTTCTCATTCCTCTTAATGCACCTTTAATATTAAAAACTTCTGTATTCTCAAATTTCATTCCATCTATTCCCATCCTTTCTTTATATAGAAGTTATGCGCCCCATCATTACAAACCTTCTTATATTTAAGTACTCCATTGCTATCAAAGAACAAAGCATTACCAACTTCTGAACCACCAATCTCGTAGGCATATTCACATGCAAGAACAGTTAAGTCTGAAACTGTAACTCTTTTGTATCTTCCACTTGAATAAGTTGAGAACTGTTTCTTTGCTCTAAGTACATCTCCTAAATTATTAGGAAAGTGTTCGCTTTTTACTCTGTTTAAAATGACTGTAGCCACATTAACCTTCTGCTCAAATGTATGTTCATCTCCGATTTCAGCCTGTACAATTCTGAAGAATAAATCTAAATCATCAGCACTGAAGTCTTGATATAACTTTCCTTCAATCCCATAATCCTCTCTGTTATATAAAGTAACTACATCGCCACCACTAACAGTTGTTGCAGTAGTAGGTTCTGCCAGGATAGATCCTGAGATAGTAGGAAGTTCCTCTTCTTTCTTCTTAAGCAATTCAGCAGCCTTTCTTTCAGCTTCTTCCTTTTCTTTCTTTGCTTTCTCCATAGCAAGTCTTTCTTTGCGAAGTTGCTCAATCTTTCTAAGTTCTACCATTGCGATTGTCTGTTTAATTTTTTCAACTTGGTTGTTGTAATAATTAAGTCTGGCAATTCTTTGACGAATTAAACCAGACTGTCTAATCAATTCATTTTCTGTAATATCTGTTATCACCGAAAGTGATTCTCCAATTTCTGATCCTTTTGTTTCTTCCTGTTCGTCCTTTGTTTCTTCCATATTAGTTTGTGTTTCATCATATTCCCTATAATTGGAATAAGTTACGATGAATGTTGCCATAGCCAAGCATAAAAACATCATGACTATTTTGTGTAATCTTTTCATGTTTGCTTATCCTTTCTAGTTTTTTCGTAATCGGCTTATATGGAGAGCCAATGGTGTTTAGACTCTCCTACTTGACAGAACACTATCACTTGGGGCATAGATGGAATTCTAAAGTGATAGTATTATTTGACCGCCATACGGATTACAATCTCCGCTAGTTCCAGGACTAGGTAAAATTAACTACCTAAAAAAATTTCTTATGCAATAAATTGTTAATAGTTACATTGGTAAACTAATGGCGGTTAGCTCACCATATAAACCGATTACGATTTTGTTTTTACAAGAGCTTATATAAATCGTTTTCTGCCCTTGTATATTCTTTTTCAAATACATCCTTATATACTTTCCCATCTTTAAATCCAAGAAGAAGAAACGTATTGTAGAATGGCTCTAACTGATTGTTGCTATAATACTTCCCAACATTGTCAGATTTAAGTTCACCTAAACGGCTAATAAGTCTGAATGAATCAATCTTCATCCTGTAGTACTCTTTCAAAATTTCCTTTTTACTTTCAAACATTGTTATGCCCTACCTTTCTGATGTCTCTATAAGTTGTGCTATTTTGCATTGATACCTTCACAGTATTCTCTGAAGTATTCGATCATTGAACCTTCTTCCGGGAAAAACAAATCTACACCCTTCTCTGTAAATAACCATCCAAAGAAGTTCGAACACATTTGTCCGAAACGTAGGTCGTTCAAATACTTCTTGTGCAGCTCACACATATCCTTATAAAAAGCATCTAATCTTTCTGGATTTCTCATTTTTCATACTGTCCTTTCTTAATTCTAGTCTACGAGGTTTCCTCACTAGAGGAATTATCTGACAATATTATGTGTCCTAGTTTTCTAGTGCCAACAACATATTGTATTGTTTTAGGTGTACATACTAGAACTCTTTCTTGCCAATTAATTTGTTTACTATTTCAATAACTTTTTCTTCAGCAATACTTAACTTAACCCGGCTCTTATCAACCACTTCACTGTATGCAGTGTTAAGTTCTTCTAATGCTTTAATATTGGATTTATAATCGTTAATCATTGATTCATTATCAGCAATCAAAGCCTTATAAGTGTTGGCTTCTTCTTTTACTTCAGACTCTGTTGTATGAAGTACTTCATTGGCTCTTTCCAAACTATCAAGCATCTTATTAACGTAGAGTTTATTGAATTCATCATCTAAGCCAAGATCGACTTTGTATAATGTGATAACAACACTACTGTTCACGTCAGCCAATACGATCCAACAATCTTTAACAAACACTGATATGATTGTTTGTTTTTTGTTTTCTTTAGTCTGTTTCCCACAATAAATTATCTGACCAAACTCAATCATCTTGTTGATGTCTTCTTTAATCTTCGATTCGTTTTCAAGAACATACCGGTTAACATCTACTTTATGATCTCTGTCCATGATACGTTCTGCATAACGTTCCATGGCATGCTTTGATATGTTGTATTCCATACGTACTCTCCTTCCTACAAACAAAAAATAACTATGCGGATGGATTGTCCATCACACATAGTTATTCTCTGTTTTTTTTATTTTTATTTATTTTTTTAGTAATCTACTTTGATTATTTTTGATAAATCAATTTTTGTATTTGGTTCTTTAATAACGTGTATGTTATTTTTAAATAGATCTTCTCTAAACTTTTTCGGTTCAATCTCTTTCAGTTCTTTTTCCAAATCTTCCACTGTCATTATTTTCATTTTTTGACTCAATGCTCTTTCTAATTCTAACTTAGACCCATTAGACTTATTCCAACCGGGAATCATGTAGATAATTTCACACATGTCAAGCAGTTTATAGTCAATCTCCATATACTCATCATAACTCATGTCTGTTGGCAATATGTCATTCACTTTTGCTGGGTTGATAACAGAATAACCAAGGTCTTTTAGTTTGGTTTCTGCATTGTAAAAATTTTCTTTATAATCAGGCACTCCTGTAATACCGCCACTGATGTAAACTCTTTTGCCATAAGAGCCATCGCATAGTCTATCTATTTTGTTAATTGATGCAAGATCTTCTTTCCTAATACTCATACATTATTCCCCCAACCACTTCTTGAATACATCATAATAATTACTACCACTATTGTTCGTTCCGTATAACTTTTTACAAATGGCCATAGCCAATCCTTTCTCAGGATCAAATTTTTCCTGCTTGCCCTTGCCATTCTTGCCAGCTTTAACTATTGTCTTTGTATCGTCTTCCCAAATTACAATTGTAGCCGGGTCGCTGAAGATTACTTTCTTGATATTTGGAACAGTATATGCTCCAATGTTTTTTAAAGGAATACTTATTATTGTATTGCCACCCCATGTAATATCTAACTCTATAGATAAATTTTTATCTCTATTCTCACGTTTGTAATTTTGTTCATAATATTCAAGTTCATGTTGCTTTAAAACACAATTCATTATAGTACCAAAACAACCATATTCAACACCACAATTATAATCTACAGTTTTTATATTATATTTACCAACTGTATCACCAATACTATATTTATTTAATTTATTTAAATGATCTATACAAAATGTTTTCTTAATTCCAGTGGAAACATCAAATGCTATAGCATCAAGATTTGAAACTTTAGCAACCCTGAATACTCCGTTTAAGCACTTATGTCTAACAATATCTCCAACCTTAATCATCTTCTTGATCCTCTCTTTCTATAAAATAGGTCTCCCATTTAAAACCTTATCAATATCAACCATCATCTGATCCATATCATCTTTATTTGACATAATATATCTATAAGTATCCTCTCCATTATACATTTCGTAGTAAGGCACATCTACACATCCAAGTACCCCATAGCAGTCAAGATACACAGATACATGTTTATTATTATAACTAATCCAAAATCTAGCCATAGCACCCATAAACGGTGGAATAATTTTCACTTCCCATTCCGGTTTAAAGTGTAGTGCTGGAATACAATTACACCAAGTTTCCCATTGTTCTTCTTTTTCAACTAATCTTCTACTATCATATGAGTTAATCATAAATATCCTCCTCATTTTCTTCATCATTAATTTCGAAAGTGTAATGTGTTCCTGGTACATTAGATGTTTTATCACCAACCGTAAATGATACATTAACATTTTCTTTGTTTACTTTTATTTCTTTTACAGTTGTAAGTCTATTGATATTAAATTTTCTACATATCATTTCAATCTCTTTTTTATGATTAACAAGGTATTCCATAATGTCATTTATGATTTTAATTTCAGTGTTATCAATACCATAGTCTGTTGGATTAAATATTTTTCTATACTCATCATCTGGGATATATGCAAATTCATCTACAGATGAATATATAATTGGGATAATCGTTTGATCTTCTTCCTTATCAATGTACTCCCCATTTGGCGAATACTCCAAATATACCTTAACATCCCACTCATTAACCTCAACTTTCAAGTAATGTTCATTGTCTTTGTGTTTAATTAAAATGTTTGCAATGTCTTCTAGTAAGTTCATATAACTATTCTCCTTCCTTATAATTACCTAATATTTAATTCTCTGTTTTCTAATGAGATAAATCAAAAAAATAGCAGTGTGCATTACACACACCGCCAAATGAAAAGAGGTTTAAATATTGGATACGAAAAAATAAATATGAAAAACAAAACTAAGTGGTCGGGCAGAGCCTTTCACTCTTGCAGCACCCTTGCCAAGTTCAGGTACTTATTACTAAGTCGATTACCTTGCTGATCGAGGGAATATTATTGTCTTGAATGTGTTTATCTTTCACCACCGACCACTTTAATATATTATTCTCTGTTTTAATATCTTTCATCATCTAAAATTTTAATAATACCACTTTCTTCCATATCGAATAGTCTATCTCTTAATTCTTCATTGCAATTATCAACTTCTTTTACAAATATAACATTGCCATTTTCAAATTCTTTTTTACATTCATTCATCAATTCAGTTTCATCATCATAAAAACATCCGTCCATTTCATCAAATGATCTAAATAGTTCTCCTCTGCTATCCTCTGGATAATAATCATCACTCTTTAACATAGACATAATTGTTTCACCAAAATCTTTAAGGAATGGATATTTATCAACTGTATCCTTATCAATCGGATCTTCATTAAAACTTATAATAAAACTACTACTACTAGAATTTGTTACAAAATCTGTTCTAACCTTCATTATTCATCTTCACCTTCTTCGTCTGGAATTGGAATACTATATTCAATTTCTGCACCACAATTACAACAATGCAACACATGGACAATACCTTCACCTTCATAGCAGAAATCCTCAAACGTAAAGTCATTATCCCAAATTACTGTCCGGCAACCACAATGAAAACATTCATACATTTTTATCTCACCTCACTATCCCATATGATTACAACTAAATCTACTAACATCCATCAACTTATTTACTACATAGGAAGGAATATTCCCACTTTCAGAGCTGACACACACTTTACCAAGTATATATAATGGTGCTTGTTCTTTTGTAATATTTAATTGCTTGGTTTTATATTCAACTTCATCTTCGTTAAAATACCAATATAATATATCTTCTTTGATATCTTTATCTTTTATTTCATTAACACCATATTTCCCATAATGCAAAATGTCTACATCACTATTCCCAAATTCAAATATTGTAAATGGTGCATGTGGGAAATATTTATTATCAGACTTACTCATCTTATCAATCCAATATCTCTCATAGTTTTTATATGTATTACACTTTCTCCATTCATCTTCATACAAATAATCTAATGTGTTTACACCAAACATCTTATCCAATTTTAAATCAAGTTTGAATATTGCAATTTTATCACTTTTTTTATCTTCATACATATCTCTATCATACATAATTTGATAATACATATTATCACTATTGCCAGTTAGTTCAAACCTTGCTTTCGGATCTATATTATCCTTTATGTAATTAAAAGCCTTGTTTAACTGTATTACATATTCTGCATAAAGCTTTTTAATCATCTGATACACTGACTCTACTGTAATATCAGTATAGTCCTCTCTACCAATAATAAAGCTGCTTGAAGATGAGTTTGTTACAAAATCTGTTCTAATTTTCATATCTTCCTCCTAGTCACAATAGCCACGTTCATAAGGTATGTCCCCGAAATATTCTTCGATTGTATTCCAATCGTATCTGTATTCACCAAGATTATCTACAATGTAATGATGATCATATTTTGTAATATCTTCTTTACTCTCAGGGGCTTCTTCGTAATGATTTTTAAAACCACCAAAATACTTATCATTACGTAAATAGTATGGATTATCTGGTGTTGCTTTGCCAACGTAATAGTTACCAGCTACACGTAAATACTCTGGATAATCTTCATCGAAGTCCATATGCTTAACCTTATATTCTTTCTTAGGTTTCTTCTTGGATTTGTTATCCTCATCTTCGTCATAATCATCACCATAGTCATAGTATAAGTCATTGTATTCTTCATTAGCCATATCAATTAACTTCTTAATCAGTTTACCAAATGTAATGTTTTTGGTATCAATAATAAAACTTGAACTACTACTGTTTGTTACAAAATCGTTTCTAATTTTCATAGTAAATTTTTCTCCTTTCTATCACACAATACAATATTTCTTCTTATAGGGCATCCACCCATACACTCTCTTCTATTTGGGCATTCACTACAAGAATTTCTAAAATGACTTCTAAAGTCATCGAATTGTTTACTATTCCATGCATTCTGAATTGTGTCATTGGAAATGTCATATGCCCATCTAAGTTCTTGATTGTCAAAGCTGCAAGGAATCATCTTCATATCAGATGTAATATAACAAGACCAACGTCCACCCTCACAAGTATCGAAGCTATCATGGTTAATGTTTTTAGTATGGTTAATAAGTCCAGGAATGCTACATGAATCAAATCCGATTCCAAAATCAAATGTCTTTGTATCAATGAGTTCAAAAAATCTTTTAACCTTATCATCATTTACATTCAAGACATTTGCAGTACTTCCTTGACCAACATCTTTATGTAATAACCAAATAACATTTCTAATACCATTTGGAAAATCATTTTTTTCAAGCCTTTCAATAGCCTCATCAATAGAGTTATTACCAAGGACATAATGAATATTTGTTCTTACACCAGCTTTAAGCAACAACTCAATTGCTCTATAGGTATGCTCTTGTCTATACCAACTGATTGCAACTGCACCACAATACTCCTTACAAATATCAGCAATTCTTTCTGTAAAACCAAGACCTGATGATGTAAAATTCGGAACAATACCACATCTTCTTGAGTATGCTAATATCTCTTCAAAGTTTTCGTGCTGATCTACATCACCACGACCACCAAGGGCAAATGTATATGTTTTATTAACACATTCATCTGCAATCTTTTTAAAGTTTTCAAATGTCATATTTGGCATTTTTGTTCCGAGACCATTTTGGTAACATTGCACACCGCCTTTAATGCATAACCCACTACAACCATGGATGCAATGTCCCATTATCCCTATATCAATTAACTCAGGAAAGTCAGCCATAAAAGGATCTACACCTGTGTCCTTACCATTCTCATCGATGACACCAGATCTCATATAGAACCCGGTCTTTGGATTAAACATTGATACAAAATTATTTTTTTTATCTATCTTCTTTATCATCATATAAACTTCTCCTATAAAAACTTACATTATTAAAATATTTGTTTTCATTAATATATAATGGGTAGTTGTTTTTAACATCATACATTGCTCTATTACCAAAGTTTATAATAAACTCTGGTGCTTCATTAATCATTTGAGATAATATCTCATCAATAACTTTATCTAAAATTTTAAATTGAAATTTCCTATCATTAACAATATTCTGCAACATTTTAAATCCTTCTATCATCATATACTATCTCCCTATCACTCTTGCACCCATTTAATGCCCACGTTAAATTATCAATAATCTTAAGAATATCGCTTTCTTCGTATACGACAAAATAACTATTTTCATCATAATCATGATCACATGTGTCGGTTGTTGTTTCACTGATTGAATTTTCTAATAAAATATAACCATCTTGTCTGTCCATTTTAACTTCAACATAATCTAACATGTGTAAAACACAACAAAAATGACCACTATTTTCAGAAAAATAACCATCTTCAGTATGACCACATAAAATATTTAATCCATCAATGTCCATATCACCATTATATTTACCAAAGTTATCATCTACAATTTGACTAAACACAGTTCCATTTGGCATATGTGCTAATTCTTTTATGTTTACTATTTTCATAAATTGTTCTCCTCAATATACTTTTCTAATATTGTAAACTTTTCTTCCAATTTATTAAATCTTTCTCTTCTCTCTTTAATACGTTCTTCTTTCTCACGTCTAATTTCATCTTCAACTTTTTGAACATGCTCCATGTTTTCGTACTTATATTGAGCAATCTTATCTGCAAAAATTTTCTTTGCATGTTCTTCATCTTCTGCTAATAAACTAATAGAATATTCGCCATTATGATTAAAATGCATTTCGTTATTTTCATACCATTCAAATGGGTTACTCCAAGGTTTTTCAAGAGATTCTCTAGTAATATAAATTTTTCCATCAAATTTCCTACGACAAAAGAACCCAATTTTACCACGATACGTTTTCTTCATGTCTCTTAAATCAATCTTAACCTCATCAGTATCAAACTCTGTTATTGATGCATCTGGACATACATAGTCAACATACTGCTTTGCAATCTCATAGTTGTCTGTAACATGAGAAACATATCTATCAGAATATTCTCCAACTTCAATCACATATACTTTCATCGCTCATTCTCCTTTTTTCTCTCAATTGTTTCCTAAACTCTGCAATCATTTTTTCTTCTTCAATATAATCGTTCATCATCTTCCTGAATTTCTTCTCAGCTTCTTCTCTATCGTTTGCAAAAATATGACCAATAGCAGTTCCACCATTAACACTAAACATATCGTTATCTATATCATCATCAGAAATACCTTCATTTTTAACAACAATAGGAGAATGAGGTTCTCTAGTACATTTATATAACTTTTTACCATTATATTTTTCTATAACTGGATCAACCTTTTCACATACCTTGTCTGAATCAAATTCTTTTATACTTGCATCAGGTCTAATATACTCAATAAATTTTTTTGCATATTCATAATCGTTAGTAATATAACGGACATCACCATAATAATTCGTTATTGCATATAATTTCATTCTTCATACTCCTTAAATAAAATTTTAACTGGCCAACAACAACACATATTACCTTTCTTAATAACCTCTTCGTAATCAGTACCCGGAAATGGTATATTATAAACCATAACAAAATCTGGACTGAACCAATCTGATTGGGTATGCAGCTTTCTAACCTTATTATTAATCACACGACAAATACTGTTGTTGCAAATATCCTCATCGGCTATTAAATTTATTATCTCTTGCTTATAACAATCTCTTCGTGATTTCCAAACACTCATTCTTTTTCTCTCCTTTACACAACAACCGCACCGGGATTCTTTTTTCTTAAATCAATATCACGTCTACAGTCCTCAATAGAATTAAAATAATATGGAGATTGCAAATAACTAACATATTTATTCTCTTCAATCCTATAAATCTTATGTCCGTTGTATGTTTCAGCAACCAAAAGTTCTTCAAAATTACTTCTGCATCCAGAATGACAAAATCTAAATGTTTCTCCTTTAATTATAAGTTTAGGAAATGTTTTAATTTGATCAACCATTTTTATGTCATGCTCTTTACCACAATATCTACATTTAATAACCATAATAAACTCTCCTTTCAACAAACACACAATATGTATCTATCTAGTTATTCCACAAAAATAAAAATGAGATACAGAAAAACTGTATCTCATTTAAAATTATTTATCATATTTAATAGATAACCATGTGTTTCTACTATTATGACTTGTTCTTATACATTGTAAGAACGCCTGTGGCTCTGCCAATAACAAACATCTTTTCTTTGCTCTTGTAATTAAAGTATAAAGCATACAATTATCAAGCAATGCATAATGTGTATTATCAATGATACCAATTACTGTTTTATATCCACTACCTTGGCATTTGTGACATGTAAGTGCATAAGCTAAATCAAGAGCAGACGTTTCATTAATGGTATATTCAACAAACTTTGAGCCACCATTAGTATCATTAAACTTTACGACACAATATTTGCTATTATGGTTCTTGTCCTTATTATGAATCTCCACAATGTATCCGATCTCGCCATTGAACACGTTCTTTTGATAGTCATTTACAGTCTGCATTACCCTGGCACCAAGCTTAAATGTATTCTCGTAGTTACCAATCTCTTCTTTAACATTCCCAAGTAACTGTTCTTGTAAGAACTTATTGATTTCAAATGTAGAATTAAGGCAATTTGACTTTCTTGGAACAATGATTACCACATTTTCAAGTCCATCAGTCTCAACCGTTTTTAAGAACGTTTTCGTTGCAATATCAAATAGACTCTGACGATTGGTACGAAACATGTAGAACATATCTTGCAGTTCACCACGAACAATCTTCGGTTCAAACGTTCCCCCAAGAGGATTTTTATTCTCTCTTATTACATTGGCATCCATGAGAATCCCGGATTTCTTTGCTTGTCTCATAGGCTCTGTAAGTTTGCTAACTACCTTATTGCCAAGTAAGTCTATAATATCAGAAAATACATTGCCATATCCAATAGGCGGTAACTGTTTATGGTCACCTGATATAATGATTCTAGTCTTGTCATCAATGGCCTCTAACCAATTAAGGAATAACCTAGCATTAACCATAGAACCTTCGTCCAAGAAAGCAACATCTACAATCATATGATTATCTTTATTGAATGTAAATGTATTTAACCCCATACATCCTAATGTTCTATGGATTGTCATAGCAGGATATCCTGTAGCTTCAACAATTCTTTTGGCAGCCATTGCAGACAATGCACATGCAGATACAGAATGCTTGTTCTCACAATAAGCTTTAATAATACCTCTCATTAACGAACTCTTACCAACACCAGCCTTACCAGTAATAACACTAACTGGTCTATTAAGACATGTATTGATTACATTTTTTTGTTCTTCTGTATATTCAAAGCCTTGTTCTTCTTCAGCTTTCTTAATGCCCATATCATTCTTTTTAGGATCGAGTACAAAACTACAATCTAATTTAGACTTATTATACAAAATGTCAACAATCTTACATTCAACATCATAGTAATATTTCAATCCAATTTTATCATCCTTTATATATAAGAAGTCGTTGTTCTCTAAAAGCCACTCAAACTTATCACTACATTCAGTAACTGTGTTATCAATAGCTTCTTTAAGAATATCTTTTGATACCCATGTATGTCCGTCACTCTCACCAATCTCCTTTAAATAATATGTTACAAATGCAACAAGCCTTTCAGGAGACTGAAGAAGTTGTGGTTTAAGTTTAAGTGCCAATCCATCAATCTTACGAAAACCTAATCCAGAAATACGTGTCATAACATATGGGTTTTCTTCAAGTTGTTGTTTAAGCAATGCCGGGTTAGGCTCATCAGTAAGCAACTTCCTAATCATATTATATGTAACACCTAATGGTTTTAACATAATAATGATATCAGAAATAAGGTAGTTATTTAAAATTGTTTCCTTAATACGTTCCCATGTCGCCTTGCCAACACCTTTAACTTTATTGTAGTCAATATCCTTAACCTCTCCAGAAGTCACATCATTTACAATATTAGGATATGCTTTAGTAAGGTTTACTGCCAAACTCTCACTTATTAAAGATTTGAGAAACATAATCTGATCCTCTTCTGTCTGTGGTGCAAGAGCATAAATAGCAATAGGAACGTATTGGTCACCATAAGTCTTATCATACTTATAAGTGGCTTTGATAGTATACTTCCCACCTACTACTAACTCTTGCATCTTCCCGGACAGAGATGAAAACTTCTTTTCTACATCTGACTTATTATCAAATGGTGTAGCAGTTTCTTTTGTATAATGAGGAATGTCATCTTCAGTGGAGAACAAATATGCTCCCCACGAAGAATCTGGATTATAGTATTTCTGATATGTGATTGTGGCATCAAACTTTATTACTTCATCATTAGTTGTCAACTCTTCGCACCTCTTTCTTTCATTTGGGCAACCCATGTATTATAGAGTTTAACCTTTTCCACAAAGAAATGATTGCCCTCTCTCTTCCTACCAAGCATAGCCAAACAATTGCCCTTTTTAATATATTCTCCATATTCTTTTAATTGGCTCGACCAAATTGTAGCTTCTATAATTCCACTTGGTGTATATAAATCTAAGTATGCAAACTGATTGCCGTTCTTATCCTTCTTTCTTTTTATGTCTACAATCACACAAAACAAAGTAATCTTCTCGTTATCCTCTACATCGTTCCATTCCATCTTTGTATACTTATATGCATCCTCTAACGGATCATTTGTAAGGAACATTGACAATGTATCAAATTCCCACATATATTCATCCCTAGCATACTTGTCTCTAAACTCTTCCATATGTGCTTTAAATCTTTTCTGTTGGTCTTCATCAAACATTTTCTTTCTTATATTATTATAGTCGTTAAGCAGTTTGTCTTTATCTACTTTCTTACCATCCTTGTAGTCATCAACGTTAATACCATATTGCAATAACTTTGAGTATGGCGATGGAACAGATGCTACAGGTTTAAACTCTCTCTTATCAAATATGTGAGCGGCATATTTTTGTAATGATGCAACCTTGTTTTTTGTTGGGATTGCTCCTGCTTTGATAAGGGTAACAATTGCAGTCTTATCATTCACTTTATCAGTAAAATCATTAAAACTAGTGTATGGTCTATTTTCAATAATATTTTTAACAATAGACTCACCAAGTCCTTTTACCGCCAACAATCCAAATAATATCTCATTCTTGTCAGGAAGTGCAGTAAACTCCATATTTGAAATGTTTACATTTGGTGGAGATACTTTAATTCCTAATCTCTTACAGTCATTAATCACAATACTAATCTTTTCAACCTTATCGCTCTTAGATGTTAACAGTGATGCCATGAAATAAATTGTGTAATGTGTCTTTAAATATGCCGTGAGATATGATAATAATCCGTAAGCAACTGCATGGCCTCGATTAAAACAGTACGAGCTTTGCTTTAATAGTAATTGCCAAATCTCAATTAATTGTTCATTAGTCCAACCTTTCTCAGACAAACTCTTTGTAAATCTTGACTCAAGTTTTGCCATAACATCTTTTTGTTTTTTCCCCATGCTACGTCTCGCATTATCCACTTCATTTTCAGGGAAATTTGCATACCTAAAAAGTTGCAATGCCTGCTCTTGATACAACAAAACATATTGTGTTTTACCAAATATTGTTCTTAAATCTTCGTGCAATACAGTTGCATCTTCTGGATGCAATTTATTTTTACAGTAGTCTGGAAAACTATCTTTGGTTCCAGGTCTGTTTGCAGCATTTACAACAATGATATCCTCTACATTGTCTGCTTGAGCTTCTACACACATCTTCTTTGCTTCGGCAGACTCCATCTGGAAGATTCCTACTGTATTACCTTTCTTATATACGTTGTCAAATACCTCTTTATCACACAAATCTAAGTGATTAATATCGACATCTTCCCAAGTAATACCTGCCATCTTAAGTGCATCATCAATAATATCCAATGTTTCAAGACCAAGGTAGTCCATCTTAATAAGTCCTAAATCATCCATTGCATTGTGCATCTCAAGTTCGATCATGATATTCTTTTCTGAATCGTAGCACAAAGGACAGTAGTCTGTTATTGGAGTCGGTGTAATCAAAGTCCCGGCTGCATGTCTTCCCATAGACTTTGGAAGTCCTTCAACATCCATAACGTATTTAAACCACAATGGGAATTTATTATAAATGTCTTCAAGTTTTTTGTTCTTGCTCAAGATATCTTTAAGCAATACATCCTTTTCTTCTTCCTCTCCCAAATCATTTAATGTTTTAATAGTAGGAATCATCTTTGCAACTTCGTCCCTCATTGTATAAGGAATCTGCTGATAGTACGGAGAGTCTTGCTTTTCATTGAGAACTTTTCCAATATCTCTGATAGCAACCTTTGTACTTAATGTATTAAATGTTGCAATAGGAGCAACGTTCTCCTTTCCGAATAACTCTTCAGAAATTTCCACCATTTCTTTTCTACGTCTTTTTGAGATATCCCAATCATAATCAGCCATAGATGTTCTGCCCAAATTTGCAAATCTTGAAAAATCAAGATCCCATCTAACACTATCTATCTGTGTTACATTAAGCATAAATAAACATAAACAGTTAGCACCAGATCCTCTTGAATATCCCAAAGGAATTCTTCTTTTTCTAGCTTCTTTTGCAAGCATATATAACATAATGAAATAATCAGTGTAGCCAACTGCATAAAGAACCGGGAGTTCTGTTTCTAATCTATGTATTCTTTTCTCTTGCTCTTCTTTGCTCATACGTCCAAACTTTTCATCAAATGTACTGAATACTAAATGCCTAAGATATTCTTCATGGTCTTCATATCCACCTTCAATATTAACTTTTGGCATGATATTCCCTTTGTTTAAACCAATATCAATATCTTCAATCATATCAGCAATATGATTTGTTTCTTCAATGCCAGCTTTGATAATATCTTCTGAGAAGTTTGACGACATTTTTTCATAGATTTCATCTTCTGTTTGAAGATAACAATCTGTATAACTTTCTCCAACCTCTCTACTTTCTCCGATTTCAACAAACATCGCATGTGAATCCAACAAACTATCACTAAGCATATGAGCATCTGTCGTTATGATATATGGGAGTTTATGTTTGATCGCAAAGAAATGAATCAAACTATTTGCATACATCTGAGCATCTGTTGAATGAGACTGTAATTCACAAACGACATAATCAAATGTGCCCTGTAATTTTTGAAAGAATTCCCAAGCCTTATCGTCTTCTCCCATAACAAGATATCTACTAAGTCTTCCTGCTTGACATGCCGTAGAACAAATAATTCCTTTACCAAGACCATGCTCTTTGATATAATCAATATCAATTCTAGGTTTCTTATAAAATCCGTCCGTCCTTGAAATAGAGGTAATCTTAATCAAGTTCTTATAACCCTCTTGTGTCTTTGCTAGAAGTATCAAATGATATCTTGGCTGATAATAATCTTTTGTGTCGGCTTTTTCACTCATATCATCAACTTCATATACTTCGTTACCAATAATTGGCTTTATATCATTTTTCTTACACTCTTTAACAAAATCTACAAATGATGACATACTTCCATGATCGGTCAATGCCATTGCTTTATGTCCGTTATCTTTTGCAAACTTAACTGCTTGCTCAACAGTTAGAATAGAATCGAGTAGAGAACCTTTGGCGGTATGTAAATGTAAATGTGTAAACATATCTGTATCTCCTTTTAATTAATTAAAACGAGTGCCGTTTCCGACACTCATTTTTTATTACCAAACGAAATCATCATCGTCTTCTACTGTATTATTCTCTGTTATTTCTAAATCGGATATTGTAATTTGCGGTGTTCTTACTCCATCATGTTCATTTATCCCTGGCTTACCAACAACTGTAATAACAATACTGTCGTTATCAGACCAAGCATAGTTAATCCAATCATATAATGGATCGCCATCCTTACATTTAAACCGAATAAACTTTACATCATTAATGTAAAATGACATCGTGTCTTCTGTCTTACCGAAAATACTAATATCATTCTTGTTAAGTCTGATATTTTCTACTGCAAACATAGGTTCAGGAATACCTTGACCAATTAAATACTTTGTGTTTTCAAACTGAATGACATCTTTAACCGATACTTCTTCAGAATCCAATATATCATCAACATAAAAGGTACTATCATATACAACATCTTTCAGCATATTATTAAACTTATCATTAGCCTTATCTTTATCAGAGACTGCAAAGTTTAAAATACCAAAAGCATTTGCATGACCTTGACCATTTAATATGTCTGTCTGGTTAACTACGTCCTTAAAACTATCAATAGGTGAATTGTCAATATTTCTAGCAGAACCACCAAACCTATCTTCGTTTTGGACAAGTAACAAACATGGCCTATTGTAGTATTCAGTGACCCTTGAACTTACTACACCAGTAAGACTAGGCGGTATAATATCTGTAACATCTACAATAATAACCTTATCTGTATTATCTTTTGGATCTCCAATGCTCTCTATGATTTCTTTTAATGCCTTATCTCTCATTTTATCTTGTCTTGACTTAGCATTCTTAGAAAGTCTGGCTGCTCTATCATAGATTGATTCTTGGATAACCTCTGCAGGTTTATCTTTTGTTGCTCTCTTCTTATATTCAAATGATTCATCTGTTTGGATGAATGCCCTAAATAATAAATCCCTCTCTTCATAACTACCAATCCTTATACAACCGTTTATAACCGGGGTAATATTATATTGAACATTGTGAATTGTGACTAATCCTTTCATTGAAAACTCTTGAGCATTGATTAGTGCCTGAAAGCATTTATTATTAATAGATTTTAACCCCAAATCCACGTAGTACTTAGTCTCTTCTGACCTCATATCCATTACGTCAGAAATGTTTGCCAATGCCACTAAATCTAATTGATTATCTGCAAGTTCTTCCCAATAGTAATCGTCAAGAGACTGTAAGAACTTATAAACAATTCCAGCTCCACAAAACTCTTTGTTCGGATATTTTGGACTCATCTGATTATTTACAATGATTGCATACGGATTATCACATTCGCTTTCATGATGGTCTAAGATAATAACCTTAATGCCTCTGTCTGACAAATCTTTACACTGTTCTGTATCGTTTGTTCCACCATCAGGTACGATTAATAATTTTGTATCATCTGGAATATCAACACCATTTAACCCATGAGCCTTTTTTTCATGCAAGATATAGTCTATAGGATAGTCACTATCCATTGACTTAATATAGTTGTACATCATAGCTGCCGAACAATAACCATCTACATCTTCATCAACTAGAATAGAAATCTTTTCTTTGTTTTCAAATGTTTTAGCAAACAATTCTGTTGCATAACCAATGTTGTCTAAAAGAGTATAATGGTTTGTTACACTTTCATCTAAAGATAAGTACTTAGAAGGATCGGCAATTCCTCTATTAAAGAGGAACTGCTCAATCATATTATTTTTTTTACCATTGTTTGGATACAATTTATATTTCATATCATTACCTCAACTTATATATATTATTCTTAACCAACTTAACCCATTTTTCAGGATTATCTGTAGGGGACTCATGACCTATAAGTAAGTTATCCTCATCAAACATATAATAAATAGGAACGTTATCCGGGAATTTATCTGCCAATTGTTCGTACTCAGACTTTTGAACATCTTTGTCAAAACAAAAGATAATCTCTGCACCAAGCCTTATAAGCATTTCAATTTGATGTTGAGATACTTCCTTACCACCAGTTGCGACACAGTTCTTATATCCATATGCCCATCCTTGTTGCACTGCTTTTTCAGATTCAACAACATATACTTTACCAATACTCTTAATATAATCTATTGTTATGTTAAGTCCGTAAAGTATCTTTGACTTGCTACAAGACTCTATGTACACATACTTGTTATATCCTTCAGGGACTTCTCTATTGAAGTATCTCCCCTTTACACCTACTAAATCACCAATTTCTGATCTAATTGGGATTGTGTATCTGTTTGTCTCCTCATCAAATCCTATCTCAAATTTCATTTGTGTTTCATAATCTATGTTATCCTCTGCAAATAAGTCATTCACATAAGGTTTATAGTAAGTTAAGATTTTCTCACTAATCGGAACTAAAGGTTTATCATCATCCTTAGTACTTTCTGTACTCATTCCGTTTATCATTTTTAATATTTTAAAGCTCATTGGAGTTTCTTCATCAAAGTTGTGATAATATGAAACCCCAATTTCTGAGCATATCATTCTCAAAGTGTCTACGAAATTCAAACCTTTAGTATAAGATACCAAATCTATAAGGTCTGTCGCTCTAGCGATACTTGTCATCTGTCTTGTGTAATTAATGCAAATTAGTGGTTCTGAATTGTAAATCACTATAGCATTATTGTTATCCCCGGTTGCATTGGCACATGTCCAATAACCATTTGCCGTATGATACTTTATATGGTGACATCCTATTGACTCTAATATTTGTTCAACATATCTGTTTTCATAAATGTAAGTCTTTAACTCACGGATATCCATTAGTCACCACCGCCTGACTTTTTAATCAGGTAGCCACATTCATTCCAAACATTGTAGTCTAAGTTAATTTCAAGCAATGGAACAAATTTCTTATTACCACCTCTGTTCTTGTCTACTACAATAGCAAAGTATTCCTTCGACAAATCTAAGTCATTTGGTACAGGATCTCCCCAATCATCTGGAGATACATACTGATATTTGTGATAATCTTCACGTCTTAAAGCCTTACCAATCATCAAATGGTCTGCCACATGTTTAATCTGTTTAGCATTAGCAATGTTATTACTGCTCAGATTAAAGATATCAGTAAATACAGTTTCATCTGTAAGCTGGAATACTGACCAACAAAACATCTTTAATTCTCCCATCAACTCTTTAATCTTTGTGGCAGTCTGCTTGATTGTTGACCATTCATCAGTACGGAATCCCTTTAATGTATCATAGGCACAGTACTTAATATCACTAACCATCTTAGCCTTTCTGAACTCGAACTCCAATGTTGTGTCTGAGTAGTCAGAACTTACATCCTTAAACAATAATTTTCCTTCTTTGTTTCTGTCAATCCATTCTGTGACTTTAAGAATATTATTGAATTCGTCTGATTCATTAAGAAGTCTCTGTTCAAATTCTTTTTCAGTTTCAATCCACGTTCCATCTTCCTCATTAATTTTTCTACGGATGATTTCATTATTTCTATCTCTATAAACACCAAGTACAATCTCTCTTTCAGGTTTCTTCATGTGAACACCATGCAGATCTTGGAAGTACTTATTGTTTACTACAGTTGTAATAAGACAATTCTCAAGGTCTTCTTCATCCATCTCATTACTCAATAATAAGAACTTCTCATTCTTGACCAATGTAATGTAGGCAGCTAATAACATAAGGTTTCTTGACTTTCCTGCATTACTAAGGAATCCATTAAATACAACCTTTCCGGGTCTGCAGCCTCTAAACATTTCATTTAAGATAGGCCATGGCATTTCCAATCCCATATCAGGAATGCTAAGATATTTCTTAATATGTGAACTTGTATTGTTTGTAAGTTCAACTGCATCAGCACCTACGTTAATGATTGTATGAATCTTGTCTGCTTGCACCCTTATGATTCTGTAGATGTCACCTGCAGTCATCTTTTCAAAGTTCTTGTTCTTAAGAATCTTATTGATCGGATAACCATTACGTTCATACTCTCTAAGTAATGAATACTTCTTTACGATGTCGAAGTAATTCCTACAATCATTCTCATCTGCCAAGTCCATGAACTGTTTAATTGTCTTCCAACCTTTATACTTTTTATAAGTTTCTAATCTCTCAGGATTCTGAGACATAAATGTGTTAACCTTAGTCTCATCAATATCTTGAGAAAACTTTAAATAGTAAATTTCAAAACTGTCATAAAAGAACTTTACTACCGGGTCTGAGAAGTCATACTTACTTCTCACAAAACTACCATAAGTAACAAATAAATCTGTGCTTTTAAGTAAAGCACCTAAGAAACAAATCTCTGCCTGAACATTGACAGTTGAAATATTCAGTTCTTCATCCATGCTGACCACTCCTTTTAGTTGAAAATATCATCAACCAAATCATCGAAGTCAAATGTATCTCCACTTTTATTTTCATTGGATTTAACAACATTCTTATCTACGATAGGTCTGATTGATGTCGTATCATAGTTATTTTTGATACGTTCTACTTCTATTATTCTCTGTTTTTCAATCCAATTAAGGTAACTATCGTACTTGCCAATCAATACTGCTAAGTCGTAGTTAATTTTTTGAATAGGATCAAGATATTTACCTTCATGTTCCATCTTGTTATGCATTTTATCTAATGCAGCCATCTGTCTTTTCCACATATCAAGAAGGTGTTCTGGTGGTATACCTCTAGTCATATCCTTATATGTTCCATTATATATATCATCCAACTTATTCCAGACGTAATATGGAATGTTTGTTGGGTTATATTGTTTTACAATAAACCTATATACTAAATCCTTATTAATCATAGGCTTAAAGTATTTAACTGTATCAGCACTTAATTCATCTATGCTATTAAGCAACTTAGTGTATTTTTCAACAGTGTCTTTTCGTTTTGATTGCATCTTCTCTTTACAAAGATTGGCGAAACAATCCTTATGATATGTCTTTTTATCACAATAAATCATTTCGCCAATCGCATGTTTTGTAATTTGAAGAGTATCACCACAACAAGCACACTTTCTTGTCAGTGACTCTTTCATATTAATTACCTCTGTTTATTTAACCAACTTGTTAACCAATAACTTCAATAATCTTCTTAAGCTTTTCTACATCAGTTTCATTCTTGAATGTAGTAGGAAGTCCAGCTTTAGTAAGGCTATCCTTAACCTTTGTCTTGTCTACCGGGGAAAGAGCAGCAATCTTTTCCTTGATAGTAGCCTTGAGTGTTGCGACTTCATTTTCAGGAGAAGGTGTAGGATCAGAAGGTGATACATTAGATACAGGCTCGCCAACACTTCCCATTACCTCTCTAGTATATAAATCCTGCTCTACTTCTACAGATTTAACCAAGTCGTTCTTTACTACAAATACCTTATTGTTTGCAGTTTTATCAATGATCTTCTGCCAATCAAGAAGGGTAGGATCTTCAATAATCGAATTATCCTCATGTACATGAGTTCTATCCTTTTCTACATGAGCGCAAACCTGACCGTCTTCATCACGGAACATTCTAATTACAGTCTTTGCATTATATCCCATATCCTTAAATCCATCAGGTATTTTCTTTCCAGTAGATACACTATTAACACTTCCATCAGAACCTTTTACAGATTCTGTTTTATCTTTTTCTCTTGCAGTTACAATATAATGTACTCCAGATGCAGCCAAATCAAGGATTAAGTTCTGACCTTTGTAGTTAATCACCTGATAATCACGAAGTTCCATTCCTGAACCCTCAATCTTAACTAACCTTGCATCTCCAATAAGACCTGCAGCATCTGCCTTAACCTTATTTCTCTTTTTAGAGAATTCAACCAATCCCTGTTTTGCAGTCAAATTAAGAATTGTAGAACCATCAATAACAATAGCATCTGCTCTAAAAGGTTCTCCATCTGCATCAACCAATACAGTTTCAGTTTCATTTCCTTCGTCATCAAGTTCATAAATATCTTCGTGATTCTTAACCTTTGAAATATACTGTTCTACTTCAGCTAATGACTGAGTATATACAATGTAAATATTTCTAAGGTCAATACCTTTTTCTTCAAGTTCTCCAAGATAATCATCAATAGATCCTGTTTCAGGGTCAAGATACAATACTCTAAACGGTTTACCATCAGGTCTTTTAAAGTATGCGAACTGCATTGCCATTGTTGACTTTCCTGTGAACTGCTCGCCATAAATGAGCATACCAATTTTACTCTGTGTTGCTGATGCAACTCTTGCTTTTGCCATATTTATTATCTCCTTTATATTTTATATTTATTACTTTATTAATATATCTCTCACATTTTATGAGCGAACCATTACAGTTCGCCCATATTGTATGTATCAAAGAGCGAGTCCTAATAATCCCCACTCTAATTTAGATCAATCCCACGCTACGTCATCATCTGAATCGTCAAGCTTTGCGTCTCCCCACTCAGAATCTGAGTCAGTACCAAAACTTGCTTCAGCATTCTTAGCCTTGTTAATCTTTGCAATAGCTTCAGTAATGTTCTTCTCTGTGTATGTGTCCTTGTCGATTGAGTCACCTGCGGCACCTGTGATAACAAAGATTCTTCTAGTAGGTGCAGTAACCTTTGTTGCCATAGGATCAGCTTCACCCCACTCATCAACCTCTTCAACGACCTCTGTCTGTGTCTCACTTACAATATGGCCATGAACTTTGATTGCATTGTAAGGCTTAAGTGCAGTCCTGAATGTCTTAGCCAACTTGGGATTCTCAATATAAAACTGAACATCCTCGATACTTCCCCAATTAATAATCTTTGCAAGAACAATGAACTTGCCAGTAGGCTTATCGTTACTATCTTTTTCCTGCTCGATTCCCATGAATACAATAACCTGATTGAAGTCGTTCTGTGACTTATAGTCACTAGCTTCAAAATCACAGTCTGCACACAATGAAACCTGATTAGGAACTAACTTGGTTGTCGTTCTCTTTTCACCATTGTTTGTAACGAAACTACTGTAATCCAAATTACCACGAATAAATACAGACTGACCATCTTCCAAGTTTTCTTTGATTTCAACACAAGCATCGTAATCAGTTAAAATCTTCTTGTCGTTTACAACCTTACCAGTCTCGTCTACCTTCTTCTTTACTCCGATGTTCTTTCCAATCATACGGTAACCTTCACGATTAAACTTGAATCTCTCTGCCCAAGATACTCTCTGAGTATCACCCTTCTCACCGGGTTTATCAGCTTTCTTAGTGAAGTAAACCAAGTCCTGCTCGATACCCTGCATGTTAACATAGAGAGTCTTTCCAGTATCATAGGAAACACCGAAGTTAACAATCTTCATATCCTTTTTGTTTTTTGTTTCGATCTCTTTGTCAAATCCGTCTTTTTCTGTACCAGAAACAATTCCTTTCAACTGAAATGAACCTTTTGTTTCAGGCAAATCAAATAATCTTTCTCTAGACATTTTGTTTTTCTCCTTACTTTAATTAATTTTATTTTGTTAATAGGTTATATACTGTTAAGATTGTTAACAGTTTTGGCAGGCACCCAATAGGGTGTCCACAAAATCTAATTTTGGAGGGTTTTGAACATGGATCTATGAGAAGAGCCATCAAATATTAGATGCCTGTCAAAACTATCAACAACCTCACAGTATATTATTCTCTATTTATTTTTAGATTTTCGGCAAATTTTTAATTTTTTGCCGATGTGCTATTGTGCCAAAATGCATTACAGTAATCGGATACTGTAAAATGATACTCCTCATATTCAGTTCTCCACTCATACAATAAAACTGCATAGATCATTGCAGAGAATAAATTAAGCATGCTCAGATCAATTCTATCTTTCATTACATTCCCATATGTAAACTGTAATGATATAATCATTGATACTGTAAAGAACGAAATATGCCAGTAATAACATTCAACTTTAGTTTTAAACTTCAGTTTGTTTACAATACTTTTAATTACCTTCATTGGCATCCTCTCTTTCATTAATCCGATTCAACTCGTTTCTAATGTCTTCAAGTTCCTCAGATATTAACTGTAGTTCTGTTAGGTGCTTGAGGTATGTCAGTGAAAGCATTGGAGCTATCACCAATACAATAACCAACAAACCGAAAGCACAAGCTGCAATCACTTCCATTTTGCTATTCTCCTTTTTAATTGACGTGCATTAATTATTTTTAAATTCCTTCATTCACACTTCTTTCCAAACATTTCTTGAATGCATCATATGCAATCTCAATACCTCTAAGTTCATCATTGTTATTAATCCCGGTGCTACTGAACCTCCCACGACTAAAGTCGTAGGGTTCTCGTTTCACATATTTCGTAACCTACTTTCTCCACGAGCAGATGCGATAGTTCCTACCGCCATAAATATGTTAATTAAACAATTTTTAAACCTTCATTTAGTATATTCGTTGCAGCATTAACATCTCTGTCATGATGAGTACCACAATTAGGACATATCCATTCACGAACACCTAAATCTTTTGTTTCCTTATTTATATATCCACAACAACTACAAGTTTGAGAACTTGCATACCATTTGTTTATCTTAACTACTTTCTTTCCGTACCAATCTGCCTTGTACTGAAGTTGTCTTGTAAACTCATACCATGATACATCTGAGATTGACTTAGCGAGTTTATGATTCTTGACCATATTACTTACTTGTAAATCTTCAAGGCAGATAATATCATTCTCCTTAATTAAGTTTGTTGACAACTTCTGTAAGTAGTCTTTTCTTTGGTTCGCAATATGTTCATGTATCATAGCCACTTTAATTCTTGCTTTGTTATAACGATTACTGCCTATTGTTTTTCTAGACAATTCTCTTTGTAACTTAACAAGTTTGTTAAATGACTTCTGTAAATACTTAGGATTTTCATATTTCGTACCATCAGATGATATGGCAAAATCTTTTATTCCTAAATCCAATCCAACACTTTTACCAATTTTAGGTAATTGTTCAATCTCAACATCTGTACAACAGATAGAACAATAATACTTGCCAGATGGTTCTTGAGATATAGTTGCATTCACGATTCTTCCTTGAGGAATATGTTTATCTCTTGTTTTAACATATCCAAGTTTAGGTAATTTAATTGCTTTACCTAAAAATTGTATGTTATTATTTATATAAGAGGTTCTATAAGAGTATCTATGAGTTTTCTTTGACTTAAACTTTGGATATCCAAATCCACTCTTAAAGAAATTTTTATATGCCTGTTCCAAGTCTTTTAAAGTGTTTTGTAATGCACATTTATCAGAAATCTGAAGCCATTCATGTTCTTTCTTTAATGAAGTGAGATCCTTACTACATTGGTTATATCCAAAATTTTCTTTTGTCTCTTCATAGATTTCTATTCTTTTAGCCAAATAGTAGTTATACACAAATCTGCAATTACCAAATGTTTGTGCTAAAAGTGCTTTTTGTTTTTTGTTAGGATATATACGATATTTATATGCTTTTTCCATATCAATCCAACTTTCTACAAAAATAACAGACTGTTTGTTACAATATGTTATTCCACGTTTTTTCAAAAACTTTTTCAAAAAAAAACGAAAAAAGTTGAATTTAATTAACATATTTATGGTGGCTGATACTATTGCATCAACCTACAACTTTAACCATTTTAGAGGTTGTCGTTCTTTTACGATTCGCTATTTCGTAAACAGTTCTCTAAGGAACACCCCTTACTTTTCAGTAAGGCACAGACTATATCTTATCCATGTGTAGTAAAAACTACATTTAGGCGAAACCACTTCGGCATGCTTATGCCTACTCCCCTCAGGAGGGATAGTCGTTGAACGTTCTCCTATTCGGAGCTTCGCTGCTGATTACCAATTTTTGTAGAAAGCACTTAGGATTTAACCATATGCCATATAATTACTTTTTTCTGCTTTCGCAACATTCACACTTAGGCTTATTTCATCCTTATGTTGTAGTGTAATTATCTTTAAGGTATTCCAGCAATTCAGTTTCTTTATTGGACGATTTCTCGCCACTATGCACAGATTTCTCTATGCACTAACTATTGTTTTGTCTAACTCATGACTAAAGTCACGAGTGTGCGACAAAATTTCTAATCAAATCAATTTCCTTTGTTACATCTGACAGAAGTTTGATACAATACTTCTGATTTGATAGCTTACAATACTTTTCAAGTAATGCCTTGAATTCATCAACATCTACTTCATTTTTGTTCAACATATTATTCTCCCTTCTAAATGTAAGCCAACCATTTATCCTTTTGATCAATCTTGATTCCAAATTTTCTTCTTACTCTTTTACGTTTTCTTGTATTCTTTGGTTCATATTCGTAATAATTGCCCTTGTCCACACTCCATTTGAGAACCTTATGTCCCCTTTTAATATCTGGTATGAAACCATCAAAGACATCACTATAACATTGTTCAACTGTATACCCACATCTATTACAATATCCATGTCTTTCTACTATTCCATAACATTCTTCAGCATAGTGTTTGTACCTGTATTTATCTGAATTACAAATTGGACATCTATTTGTCTTTGCCAACATCTTCGTCATCCTCACTATCTCCACCTGCCAACAAAGCACCAAGAAATACTCCACATCCAAATGCACATAAACACTTCAAAGCTACTTCATAAACTGCAAGTCCCATGTTTTACAACTCTCCTTTCTTTTTAATAGAAAACTTTCTAAGATATTATTCTCTAAAAATAAAAAAAACAGATCACAATTTTTAAATTGTAACCTGTTTTTGTTTACAAATTAAATTATTTATTTTACCTATAACAATAAGCCTTATTTCCACATGTTGGGCAAGTACATTCTGCCACAATTCCATCGTGCATATAGGCCATCTGATCTGCTGCTTTATACTCTCCGTATTCTGCAATGAAAACACAGCCACACTTATTACATTCGAATTTTCTTTCAATTAATTTAGTTTCACCCGGTTTAATAATCTTCATAACCTTACGTCCTTCCTGTTATAAACACAACAAAACTGTAACACGACAACACAATAATATGACTGATCGCACAAACCTTAGAATACGTTTTAAGTTCAATCCAAATGTGTGTAAAGAAATAACTCTCTGATGTATTAATTAAATCTTTAATAGATGCAATCAGCCATATCATATAAATAATTCCAACTACAATTATAAGTATGTATCTCATTTAATTATCCTCATTATCACTCTCATCATCTTCATTACAAAAAATATTATTAGAATAAGGCTTAACATCTGCCCAGGCAGAAACACCTGTCATCTCCATGTTATAAAATGGAGTTTCAATATACCATCCCGGTCTTTTTTTAAATTTAAAATTATATTCATCGACTTCATATAGATTTTTTGAAAAATAATATAGTTCAATAGATGTATCTTTATCACATCCAACTGTTACAAGATATCTGCCATCCTTATCTGGAAGGCTTTCCGAAACAAGATGCCAATTAATTTCATTCTTCATCATCTTCATCTATCTCCTCATCTTCATTATCGCAATCATACTCATCCCTATCATCAGGATCGTAATCATCATGGTCATCCATATAGGGTCTTTCAGTTAAATTAAACCAATTAATTAACTCCCATCTGTCAATAAGTCCGTGATTGTATTCAGCATAAGCACTCATTCTTTAACCTCACTTTCCTGTGATTTAATTTCTGTCTTATATGGGCATTCTTTCTCGTCACAACACCATTCCCACCATATATCCTCTATATATGAATTTTCACACGATAAACATGGTTCATCTATTAAACCTTCCTCATCCAAAAACATACGGGCCATTATTCCTCATCTCCTCTATATTCCCAAAATATACACTCACTTCCATCTTCGTAATTCAACTTGAACCTCTCATGACTAAAGCCACGAGATTCTTGGGAACAGTAGACCAACGTCCACTTATTAACCAAGCTAACCCGGCAGTTCCTGCCGTTATATTTTTAACTCTAAGTTACATTCAATATTCTTAATCCTTCGTTTAGAATATTTATTGCTGCATTTACATCTCTATCATGATGTGTATTGCAACAAGGGCAAACCCATTCCCTTACAGAAAGATCTTTTGTATCCTTGTTTACATATCCACATACATTACATGTCTGAGAACTTGCAAAGAACTTATCTACTTTTACAACCTGTTTGCCATACCAATTTGCTTTATATTCAAGTTGCCTTACAAATTCTGACCATGATACATCTGAAATAGATTGTGCGAGTTTATGATTTTGAATCATATTTTTTATTTGTAAATCTTCAATGCAGACAACATCATTGTATTTTATAATGTTTGTGGACAATTTATGTAAAAAGTCCTTTCTTTGATTTGCTATATGTTCTTGTAATCTTGCCACATTTATTCTTGCTTTATTACGGTTTGAACCACCTTTTGTTTTTCGAGATAATTCTCTCTGTAATTTAACAAGTTTTTTAAGTGATTGCTTTAAGTAATGAGGATTAGGTATTGACTTCCCATCACTTGTAATACAAAATTCCTTTATTCCTAAATCAATACCTATTTCACTATTTGTTTTAGGCAATGGCTTATTGTCTACATCAGTACAACATAATGAAACGTAATACTTGCCATTCGGTTCTTGAGATATTGTTGCACTAAGTATTCTTCCCTGTTGGATCAACTTGTTTTTTGTTTTTACCATCCCTAATTTAGGTAATTTAATATACTTATAACAATATTCTATGTTGTTATTATTACATTTACTTTTATAAGAAAACTTGTGAGTTTTCTTGGTTTTAAACTTAGGGTAACCGGTATGCTCTTTAAAGAATTTTTGATAAGCATTATCTAAATCTTTAAGTGATGATTGCAATGCAGTAGCATCAACTTCTTTAAGCCATTCAAGTTCTTTTTTAAGTTGTGTTAAATCACTTGAACATTGATTGTATGTATAAGATTCTTTATTACTTTTATATCTTTCAATACGTTCTGCAAGATATTTATTGTATACAAATCTACAACAACCAAACGTTTTGGCTATTAAAACCTTTTGATTTTTATTTGGATATATTCTATATTTATATGCTTTCTCCACATTGCCACCTCACTTTCTTTTAATATTTATTGTGCCAATTCATTCCATGACTGAAGTCACGGGTGTTCTTGGTCTATTTATAAACCTTCATAATATTATTCTCCAATCTTTTCTTCATGTTCTTTATATAACCAATCAATCAACATATCATAACAACTCTTACCAATATTTTCTGTGGTAAAACACTGCTGATGGTACGACTCAATTGGGCAACCACTACAATCCATTGAACTGTGTAACTTTGCCAACTTCTCAGGTGTCATAATTGACATAACATATTCGTAGTTAGTCATTCGATTCATCCTCTTTCCCAATAATCTGGTCTTCCCAAACTTCTTCTTGATTATCATAACCGACCTTTACTCTGTATCTAATACCTTTGCGAGTAATTGTTATCATAGAGATAGTACCGGTTGCAACACCGTAGTAGCAATTACACAACACTGTATCATCTAAATTATATTTAGTTGTCATTACTATTCCTCCTGAAATCTTTTATTTATTTCTATTTCTTTCTCTTCCAGAATCTCTTTGATAAATTCTATTTCAGTTTCTGAAAGTTTTACTAATGCAATCCTATCTTCAGATCCGTTTATAGCATCTTCTAAGGCAATGATCAGGTTGCTTAATGCATCCTTGTATGCTTGTGAGATATCATCATAACAAGGCCTTGTATCTAGTAAACTAAAATCATTCATGCCTATACCTCACTTTCCTGTGGCTCTATATCTTCAATTTCCACCGCAGTTCTTACAGCCATAAGCAAACATTCTAGCATTCGTTTGCCTTCGTCTGACAGATACTTTTCGATACACTCAGCACACATTTCGTATCCGTCAAGATAAGCTTTCTGTTCGCCTTTTGTTCGTAATGTCATTCCTTATCCTCACTTTCTGACTTACTGTGACAAAATTCATACGCAGGGCATTCTTCTACGCACTCTTCATATTCCATACACACTTCATTAAGAGTGGGTCTATTATCTTCCAAATACGCTTCCATTTATTCCTCACTTTCTTCCTTTGGTTGCCACTTGTCATTCCAAGAACAACATCCACCACATTCATCATCCATTGTTGTTGTGTCATAGCCATTTTCATAATTCCTTCCAAACTTGCAAGTGTTACATTCATGTGGTTCTACACCTTTTTCCTCATCAGATTCAATAAGTGGCTCTCCGTTAGCAATGATACTTTCAAACCTTGACAAATCCCTAGGAAAATTTTCTTTTCTTTTTAATGCAATCTTGTATTCTCTTTCATCAATATCAATCACTAATTTCATTCTTATCCTCACTTTCTGCCTTGTACTACTTATTAAACACTTGCTTTAATGAAAAATTCATTGTTCCATATTTACTTTTTTTCAAATATTGATATCCATATTCAACTAAAGCACCAATCAATGTGGAACAATAATAATGAAAAGGCTGACCTTGGCAACAAACAATTACATCGAACTTTGGATTTTTACATTTTCTTTTTGTCATCCCTATTCCTCACTTTCCTGTGGATCAACCATCATCGCATTGCAATTCGGACAATAATTAATAAATTGGCTTGAATGTGGGTCATATTCTTTGCTACATTCAGAACATTTACAATGTGGTATGTTTTCCGTGTACCACTCATGTTCTTTTTGTTCATACCACCTTACCCAATGCCCTATCTTCTGCGGATTGACGGAAGGTAAAACCTCATAACATTCTTTCAGCAACTCTTTATAGTTTTCGACTGTTCTATCCTCGTCAAGAACATTATCCATATCATCCAATGTTTCAATCACCGCTTTTCTGCTCACTGCATCTTCGCAAGGCTCTTGCTCTAATGCTTTGATTGCCATTTCCATAGATTCTAAATCTTTTTCATCATCTTCGCTTATGTGCTTGGAATCAAAATAAAATGCTCTCATTTCTTGCAATGTATTTGTTAACCTATTTAATGCCTCTTCCCTTGTAATCATTCCACATCACCCCCATACAACAACAAATTGTCTATTGCGATCAGAAATTCGTCTAATGTCATATAATCGTGACCAATTATTTTCTTCTTTAATGCCCTAAGATATGGCTTAATAACTTTCTTTTCTGTAATAGTTGTCATTGAATCTATTGCCTGCTTTATATCCTTGCCAGAGTATATACATTCATCCGTTTCTAAATTGAAAACATATTGTATATGTGACTTGTCTATGAATTCTTTGTTTGTCATTCCCTATCTCCTTCCATTCAATTATTTTCCAAAATATACCCAAAATTTATAATTAGAAATTTTAAGAACCTCAGATTTAAGTTCTTTTATTTTATTGTTGTTGCTGACATATATCTCGATTTCATTTGATACTAGAATATCAGCACCAAGTTCAGGATATAAAGACACCAATGTGAATGCATCATCATCTGGACTTACTTTGACGACTATATCCTTCTCATATTCCATATATTTATTTACTGTGTTTGACACCCTTTCTTCAATCAATGCGTTCTCTTCTTCATACATGGCGATCTGTGCCGGAATAACATATTTGCATTGGTGGATCATATATGAGTTATATCCAAATATAAATAGTGCAATCATTACCATTGCTAGTGGTAGTAATGTAATATCACCATCCCAACCTGCCGCTGCAAAGAATATAAACAAAGCAACACTTATAACAAATATCAATATAGCCATAATTATTTTTCTCCTTTCAATGCCTTATCCATTTTATGTTCTTCAATAATTTCTTTCAAAAATTTACAACAGTCTTCACAAACATTTCCATGAATATCATTTCCAAATCCATTTTTTGATTCAATAATATTTCCACATATACAACATGGAATTCCTATTTTAAAGTTTGCTATTTCATCTATATTCATTCTTAAAGTACCCATATCTAGTCCCCACTTTCTGCCTTGTATTTGTCGATAATATCGATAATAACTTCAAGTATAATATCCTTGCTTACCATATTGAACAATAGATTGTTTTTTGTTTCCTTTATCTCGGATCTTATCTCGTCAAGTATACCTGTTTTTGTCTTCTGAGGATTGACTGATGGTAAACAATCCTCAACAAATTCTGTTACAGTCATATCTGGAGCATGAAATCCATAATAAATCATTTGCTCTTTTACTGACTGTCTACTCACTGCATCTTCGCATGTCTCTTTTACTGAAGGTTTGGCAGCTGCAACTCCGTCTTTATATCCAGTGTGATATATCTCAGCTACCAATTTATTTTTATCCTCGTCAAATATAATTCTTGCCATTATTCCTTATACCTCACTTTCTACTTTGTACTTGTCTAAAATATCAATGCACCTTTCCATCCCGTATCTGAAATCATCTTGTGGAATACTGTCTAAAACATCTTCACAATCCTGTCCTAAATACTCTACTTTGTATCTTTCAAAATCAGCATAAGCACATTCTTTTTCCTCAAGTATTTCTGCTCTTATCTTATCAAGAACATCTTCCTTCTCTAATGCTTTGATTGCCATGTCATAAAATGATTTTTCTATGAGTGTGGCTATGTATTCATTAGAATTTTTAGGACAATTTTTTAAATGATTATCACAAAAAATCCTACGACGAAGCTTAAAAAATCCTATCGCCAATCCTCTTTCTTCTCTTGTCATTCTTCTGTACCTTCTTCCATTCTCACTACCGAAAATGTTACTTCCGTATTAAGTTTTAGATTCAAATGAGGAAATTCCAATATAAACGATAAACAATCCGTATTATCATTAGCGCATATATCTAACAGATTAGCCATATCTTTCATGAAACCCTCACTAAATTCATAATCTATTTCTTTACGTTCAAATTCTTCGTTCATTCTGCACCTTCTTTCGGTTCAAACTTTGGTTTGTAAATATAAATCAAATCAAAATCTTCAATATATTCTATTAAAGTCGCATCTTCATGTTCCGTTCTATGTTCTGTTCTAACAAACACATCTGCATCTTGTGGCATTTGTTGTAGTTTATTAATCCATTCTTTTACTGTCATTCCGCACCACCTCTTATCTAAATTTTGTTTAACGTATGCAATCTTTCCAAATCGTAAATAGAAAAGCAATGACTATTTGTTTCATATACTGTTCCATTGTCTAAGACTATTTTAATGGAATCATCTGGAAATTCATCTATGCTTACTATATGGTTTGGATTTACTTGGTGAATAGTTACTTCGTTACCTTCGTATTCATAAAATTTAATCATCATTCTTCTGCACAACCTTTCATCTTCTCTAACACTTCTACTATTTGAGGGAATGTTCTTCCGGTCTTTTTTAATTTTGTTTTATAGTGATAAGAACAACGTTCACCATTTGAATCGAAACCCATGATATATTCATTTTTAACAATACTTGTAATTACAAAAACTCTATCAAGGTAAACAACTTCATCTCCAACCTTAATCTCTTCATCCTTCTTTTTACGTTTCTCATATTCTTTTATCTTAGCTATTGCTTCTGATGCGGAATATTTGTTTATTACTTCGCAAGAATATTCATATTCCTCTGGTTCATATTCGCCATCATTGGTACAAATTAATCCACATGACTTTAAGTTTTCAATAGTCATATCAGCTGCTATCTTCTTGGCGCATTCCCATGCTAAGTTTAACCCACGTTCGTAACTTGCATCTATTAATGTTTTATACATTTTGCTTGGGTTTTCATTCTCAAGGATTGATATAGCCTGATCAATTACGAACTTAGCACTATCACATGAAATACCGTCTATAAATGTTGCATTAATAATATTAACTTCTTCAAGACTATTTTTGATTTCCTTTAACATTTCAATACACTCATCACGTCTTTCCATTTTTAATTCTCCTCACATATATTTTTAGTCTTTAAAATAATATATTTTGCATTTTCAAAAGCATCTTGATGTTGTTCAGAAATTTCAAGACTAAAGATTCCATCTGATGTTGGGTTTAAAGGCAATTCAAACTCGCCAATCTTCGTATCTCCTAACATAACATCAAATTTATTTGATAATTTAAATTCATTTAGCATTATTCAATGACCTTTCTTGATTATTATTTTTACATTCATTTATAAAATCCAAAATGTAATTACAAGCATAGTCACTCTCGCTGCTACTTGGATTCACATCTAGCATAAAGTGACGTATTTCTTTTGCTATTGTATCTAATGCATCTATGCATCCTTTTTCATACTGATTTCTGTCATATTGTAAGGCTTTTACCAATTCGTTCTTGTCAATCTCATAACCCATAGCCTGATTTACTTGATACATTACTCTGTCTTCTTCATCAATGACCATTTTAGAGACTATATCTCCAATAACCTTATTAATTGGACTTTCAAACATATTTTATTCCTCACTTTCATTATTCATTTCACATTCACACGAAAAATAAAATGTCATATCCTCTGGATATATCCCTTCGTTTTTCATTATTTGAATTTGATTGTAATAAGCCACAAGATCATGAATAGAAATCATTGTGTTATTTGCATCTTCAAGTTCCACAATGTCTTCTGAATGCTCTTTGTATTTTATTTTATTTTCTACATTGTTATTCTCCATTATTTTTTTACCTACTTTCCACAATATAGTATGTACCCTCAATCAAACCTAAACTGCTCTTCTCACTGAAAGTCCATGTTACCGGGACTTCATCTTCCGTCATAGGTCTTGTGAGAATCCAAAGATTATCATCTTTCCAAGTTACTTCTTCTAACTTTTGCCCAGGCTCTAACTCGTACTCAGCAGATCCACCCCAATGCTTCACTCTTGAATTCTTTGTGCATCCACTTTGCAGAGCCACAACAATAATAAGAATCACTGTAGGGATTAATAATAGCTTTGTTCTGTTTTTGTAGTTCTGTGTGTTACAATTTTCTTTTGTTTTAATCATTGTTCTATTCTCCTATTTTTTGAAAGTATTCGCTTTACCACCATTCACTTGATGCTTTAATGCAAACTCTATATGGTAGATCACTTGTACTTAACGTATCTCTTGCAATAGTAAGAGCTTCTATATCATCATCAATCGGAATATCAATTCCAACTCCGTTTGTTTTACAGATTTTATATGTGTCAATCATTCTGTCAATATGTTCAATAGCTTTCACTCTTGTCATGCTGCTATCATTGTTGATAAGATATTTATTTGATCTATTCTTACTCATCGCATCAATAGCTTCGTCAATCACTTCAGGAAAGTCTGTGTAACTCTTCAGACTTTCCAACATTTCAGTTTTAGTCATGCCGTTAGGCAATTTATTTTCCATTCTGTTCATGATTTAATCTCCTCTCACAGTCAAATGCTCCCATCTGATATCCTTCCTTCCAACCATCAGCAAAACATACTGTGTCCCATTCAATCTTACCTACAATATCTGCACTAACTTCATCATTTGCGGTTTCAAGATTCTTAATATAGCCTTCAAGCCTGTTATTAATCATATCTTTTGCAATAAGTAAACCTAAATTCTTCCCCTGATCAAAGTCATCGTAAGGATAGGTCGTTAACCTATCCTCGATTTCCTTCATTGCAATTTGAACAGTGGCAACTAAACCAAGAAAAACCTTATTATCAATCTTTTCTATTTCCATATTGCTCACCATTTCCTTTCTTAAGCCACCTTCTCAATCCCAAGGAAATCCTTGAGAAGAGATTCGATGTGATTAATCTTTGCAACTACAAGACTCTTGTCTTTGGTAGAACGTCTACCTTCCAAATCGTCATAAGACTTTTCACCAATGACAACACTGTGAAGTTCTTCTACAAATTTAGTCATGAACTCAGCAAAATCATCATCGTTTTTTCCGTACTTCTTATAACGACTGAACACTGAGAACCAAATGAATGATTCCTTATTTGTAAACAGACCTTCGTTGCTACCGTCAACCAGATCCTCAAGTCTTGTAAGTGTGTCATTCATATCATCAAACTGTTCCAATGTTGCATTGTCACGGATATAAGCACATGTATCTTCCTGATTAGTCTTCCAATCATCAATAAAGTTTGCTGCCATAATAGACTCACAGATAACTCTATCAATGTTTCCGTTAACACGGCCATTCTTTCCGTACTCACCACAATCTGTGAAGAAGTCATGATTAGCAAGATCCTTAACTTCCTTTGCAAAATCTTCACCAAGATTGATGATTCCCTTCTGAGTCTTGTTCATAGGTCTGCCAGCATTATATCTAGCAATGTGATATACAATATCCTCTGAAGGACAATTCATATATAATGTGCAATCAAAACAGTATTCCATGATTTTATCCTGAAGTTCTTCAGGCAACTGAGAATATGATTTGTTTGCAATATCAAACTCTCTCCACTCCATTACCGGGATTCTATCCTCATCAACAACATAGTTTCCGTCTTCGTCCTTTAACTGTGTCTGATAAGAAATAATATTTCTTGTTACTTTCTTTGAAACCTTGAATGCATCATGTACGTAATTGTAAACAGTAGTACATCTCTGTTTGCCATCAAGATTCCAAATGATATAAGTTCCGTTAACAACCTGTTCAGCCAATACAATTGCAGGAATAGGATTGCCTTGGATAATATCAGAGATAAAGTTACCCTTTGTCTTGTTATCCCACTGTTCAGCTTCTCTCTGATTGGGATGATCGAATCTGATAGTCTGCTTGTCAATCTTCTTTATAATAGAAGAAACAGAATATTTCTCCATCTTGCTCTTTTCAAATGTCTGTGTGTTGTTATTGTTCATGTTCATGTTTGTGTTTGTGTTTCTCATAATTCATTGCCTCCAAATCTTCTTATTAATATGTACAGTTACTAAGTAAAATACGATTGTTAAATGTTTTCATTCCATTCATACAAGTACGGAATCTCTTTTCTGTCATGTTTAAAATCTTTTTGATTGCATCAAAGTCATATCCTTGGATGATTAAGTCTACAATTGCAATCTGTTTCTTTGAAAGTCCTGAAAGAAACCTATCAAAGTTTGTGTTACCACTCAGTTCTTCAATTTCTTCTGTCACATCAAAATCTGATTCAAGAACTTCTGCATATGTTCTTTCAGATCCGTCAGCAACCGGGGCATCAATGCTTGTGATCAACTGAGAAGGAATTCTTTTCTGTCTGTTTCTTTCCGTAATATATGTTTTAAACTTCTTGCTAAGACAACCATAAAGGAAGTTTTCAAACTTGATCAGGTTATCTAAGGAATACTCTTCGTCATAATCTCTTGCAGCTTTCCATAATGTTTCATTTGCTATGGAATAGAAATCATCATAGTCTGCATTGCTTACTCCACCATACTTTGCTATCAGTGGATAACTGATTCTTTTCAATCGAGCCATGTTGTTTTCACTATACTTGTTACAGATTTCTTTAACTTTTGCTTCGTTCATTTTTAAACCCTCACCTTCATTAATAGTTGAATTTTGGCAACAAAGAACCAGACCATCTAAAAGTTATACTTTTAACAGTTTATTCTCCGTTTCTTATTAAGTTGTGTTTGGAAATTACTTCTGATCCTTTCTTGATATTTAAGAACTTAGAATTTAAGATATGTGAACAACAGTTCGTGTTGAAATTTTTCAGTAAAAAGTTTATAATGTACTTACAAAGACTATAGAAACTTTTCAGTAGACAAATTTCAAAATGCGTTTATTCTCTATATCTTATTTTATTGTGCCGAATCTTTTCTGCAACTCTATATCCTATTATACAGAAAGATTTCTGCATGTCAATACTTTTTTGTAGAATATTTTCTACAGAGAGGAGTGATTATATGTCGACCCTATATGAAAAGGTAGAAACGTTAAGAAGAGAAAAAGGAATCTCTCAAAGAATATTAGAATCAGAACTTGGTTTCTCTAATGGTTCTATTTCTAAATGGAAAAAAAGCACGCCAACCATTGATCGAATTCAAAAGTTGGCGAACTACTTTAATGTTCCTGTTGAATATTTAACTGATACCGGGTTAACTAAGATTGTTAATGCTTATAATACTCACATTATAAAAGAACAAGAAGAAGCTGATGCAAGAGTCAAGGAGTTATTTGATCTATATGAGAAAGCAACTCCTGAAACTCAAGAAACAATAATTGCTTTCTTAAAAGCTTCTCTACGCAAGTCTTAGATTCTTCATCTGCATTATTAAATAAGTAAATAAATTGTAATAATTTTAAATCCCTATCCATAAGCAATACCCCCATATATTTCTTATGAGATAATAATACCACTTTTTGAGTACTATATAAAGTTCTTTATACGAAAAGACCGTTCGACTTTTGTTCCATTTCTGTTCCACACAAGAAACAATTGGAGGATTTTAATGACTACTACAAGAGATATTATCATTAAACTAAAAGAAGTCAGAGAAGAAAAGAACTTATCTTTCAACGACATCATTTCTCTTATGGAAAAAAATAACGATTATATAGCAAAATCAACATTATCCAGGGTATTTGCAGAGGGATCTGAAGAGCATACAAATTTTAAATATGAAGAAACAATTCGACCAATTGCAAAAGCTCTCTTAGATATTGAGAATATTGAAGATGATGATACAATGGACATCAAGGCAATGAAATCCCTTCTTAAATATAAGATGGAAAAGATAAATGAACTTGAGATCCAAGTGTCAAGATTAGAATCTCAGTTGGATAAAGAACAGATTAAGCACCACCAAAAGTTGGAAAAAGAAAGAGAACAACATAGAAACAGTATAGAGTTCCTTAAGCACCAGATCGAACTTGAGGACAAAAGAATGGATTGGCTTCTTGAATCTGTGTTTAAAAAGGATGAGCAGCATGGAATATTGCTCGAACAATTTATCTCTAACCGGGAAATGCTACAAAGAATAATAGATGATTTGCCTTGTGGAAGTTGCGACAATAAGGGCTGCCAAGGATTGGAAATATAGAAAATATAAGAATCGCAAAAAGGCCCTAAGACGAATTTTAAAATATTAAAATACGGAATTTAAAAATGGGCATAAAAAAAATGCGGTTAGCCACAATTAAGTGACCAACCGCATCTGTAAAATATCATATTATAATAGGAAGAAACTCTATTTTGCAATTCCGTTTATAAATTAATCCTTGATTCCATGCATCTGTTTTGCAAGCATTTCAGTTGCATTCATTCTATCATTGTTATCTACCATCGCATACTTTCTTGTTGTTGCCGGAGATTTGTGTCCAAGTGTTTCTGCTACAATATAAATATCTCTTGTCGCCCGGTACATATTTGTAGCACATGTACTTCTAAGTTTGTGAGGTGTAATGTGTTTATTGATTCCATTTGTATATTTATTTACAATATATTGAATGGATCTTACATCCATTTTTTCTTTTCTATTTGATATAAATAAATATCCACAATCATTACTACCTTTTAAAAGTTCCTTTCTATGCCTAATCCATGTATGTAATAGTTCTATTGTCTCATCATCAAGATATAATTTCTTTTCTCTTGCCTTATCAATTACATATATACATTTCTTATCGAAGTCTATATCTTCCATTGATATTTGACTTAATGCAGTAACACGAACGCCTGTCATAATTGGAATTTGGAATAACAATAAATCTCTATACATCCATGGTTTTTGTCTTGCCCTTGCCCTACTGCTCCCTGTTCCAGATAAAATATTATTTTTTACAATACTATATTCCTCTGGCTCAAGAAAAGTAATTTCATTATCTCCAACATTTGGCCTTTTAATTCTCTTGCCATCAAATGGATTGTCAGTTATAATATTATTATATTTAAGAAATGTTGTAAATGCATTTATGTAGCAATATAGATTTGCTTTTGCATCATCACGTAACTCTTTATTGTCATCAAAATATTGTATCTCAGACATAAACTGTTGAATTACTCTTGGACTAATTTTGTTTAGTTTTTCATTGTTAACACTATTAATATTTCCATTTGAATACCAATTAAGAAATCTTATTGCACTATCAATATAAATCTTTTTTGTCTTATATGTTTTTTCATTTAAGTAATAATAGTAATCCATAAGAAATTCCGGCATGCCACTTATTTTTTCTCTTATTTTTTTCTCTTCCCTAATCTTATCTTCAATACGTCCTCTCATAATTTAAATCCTCCTTATAATATTATTCTTTAAAAATTATCTTTATATAAATAAAAAGACCAATCAATTGTACCGACCCCCAAAAGTTAGACCAAAATCTAACGATTGGAGGTCGGTATTTTTATGTCTAAACATTCCTATGAATTTAAGAAACAAGTAGTCATGGAGTATCTTAATGGTAACGGTGGAACCCATTATCTTTCTAGCAAGTATGACCTTGGCTCAAATTCTCAACTTAGAAAGTGGATTGCAGCTTATAAAAAATACGGAGACGAAGGACTAAAACGGTCTCGAAAAAAAGAAACTTACTCTTTTGAAAAGAAACTTTATGTAGTAGAGTTATATCTATCAAGCGAGATTTCATATCAAGATTTGGCAATACAAGAAGGCATAACCAATCCAAGCATGATTGCGATCTGGGTTAATCGTTATAGAATTGCTGGTCCTGATGCTTTGAGACCTCGTAAGAAAGGTCGAAAGAAAACTTTGGATAAACATAAGATAGAAAATCATAAAAAAGATACTGAAGAAATAACTGTTGATACAAGTGCTGAACATGTAAAAGAATTAGAAGACGAGCTTCTTAAACTAAGAATCGAGAATGCATTTTTAAAAGAACTGAGGAGACTGCGTTTAGAGGACGAGGCAAAAACGAGAGAACGGCGCTCATCATCAGCAGCCTCCGAAGAGAGTTCAAATTAAAAGACCTTCTCTCTTATACAGGCATGCCTAAAGCTACATACATGTATTGGCAAAAACGGTTTGATAGAGAAAATCCTGACAAAGAAATTGAAGAAAAGATTCTTGAAATACGTACGATTAATAAGGATTATGGTTATCGTCGTGTATTAGGCGAATTAAAAAATCAGGGATATGCTGTAAACAAGAAAAAAGTACAGCGCATAATGCAGAAACTTGGGTTGCAAGTCACTTCATTTACACGTAAGAGCCGTAAATATAGTTCATACAAGGGCAAGATTGGAACAGTCGCACCTAATCGTATAAGAAGACGCTTTAATACACATATTCCTCATCAGAAGATCACTACAGATACTACAGAGTTTAAGTATTACGAAATTGATGCTAAAGGTCATATGATAATGCATAAGCTTTATTTAGATCCATATATGGATATGTGTAATGGAGAGATCATCAGCTATGGAATAGCAAAACAACCATCTGCTAAAAATGTAATGGATGCTTTGGAACAGGCAATAGTCGTAACATCTGATTGTCCATATCGCAGAACTTTTCATTCTGACCAAGGTTGGGCTTATCAAATGAAAGCTTATTCTCATCGCCTTAAGGAAGAACGAATCTTCCAGAGTATGTCTAGGAAAGGGAACTGCCACGATAATTCAGTCATGGAAAACTTTTTTGGCTTGCTCAAACAGGAAATCTATTATGGAGTTGTTTATTATAGCTACGAAGAATTGAAATCTGAAATCGAACGATATATAAAGTATTACAATGAACAAAGAATTAAAGAGAAACTAGGATGGCTGAGTCCTGTTCAATACAGGCTTCGCCTCTTGGCTGCATAAAAAAAGCGTAGCAGCCATAAAACTGCTACGCTTAAAAAGTCTAACTTTTGGGGGTCACATCAAATTGATTAGTCTTTTTATAATTTGTATTTAAGTTTATATTTATTTTTATATTTATTGTTTGTTAAAAAAGAATAAATATAATTCTGTTGTTGCTCCAGCAATTCTCTACTAACAGTTATACCATACATATCACAATGATCTAATGCCCACTGTGTAGCTAAATATTCCTGTTCAACTCTCCACATATATGATAAGTTTGTTTCTATATGACCTATCTCATGTAAAATTGAGAACAAATCAATATTATTAGGATTTTCTATACATTTTAATTTCAAATAAACTTTTTTATTAGTTATTTCTGCATATGCATAATAATTTTCATTTGATTTTGCTATTATGTCATCTAACTCATCATTCATTTTTTCTATTGTATTATCAACAACATTGAGTGTTATATGTTTATAGTCTGACAGTATTTTTCTTAATATTATATTGTTTATTTCTCCATTATATTTCTGTGGTACCACATACAGTTTATGAGCAATTTTATCCATTGACTCAACCACAAATTTAATTGCATCCTTATCTATATTTCCATTATCATTTACTAAATATTTTTTCATACCATCATACTTATCTTTTTGTAACAATTGAGATAATATAATTGTTTTATTGTCAATATTATTACCTGCCATATAAAGCATAACATTTAAATAAAATTCAAATTCTTTACTCATTATTATAATTTCCTTTCTTTTTAAATATTAATCTGTTGAATACCAAAGAACTTTAAAAGTTCTGGATAATCATCTTTAACGTCTTCTATATTTTCTATTTTAAATTTTATATTAGCAATATCTTTTATGTTTATTAAATCTCTTCTGTCACTTTCGTTTTCCATATATTTTCTATCTAAAATTAAATTTCCCCATTTTTTGCAAATTTTATTTTTAATCTTAAGCATTATTTCTTTTTCATCACGCTCCCTCTCTTCGTACATTTCACGTTTTTTCTCTGCAACTATATATTTATATGGCGTCTCTTTCTCTTTGATTATATTCATTATTATTTGTTCTTCAGTAGTCCCATATCCATATTTTTTCATTCTATTTTTAAATGCACACTCTGACAATTTTTCATAATCTTTTTTATAGTAATATAAATGAATTTCTTTTTTACCTTCATAAACTTTCATTATGCATCTATCTAAGAAATTTTCTATCTTTTTATATACAGTGTCGTATGAATTAAAATCGCTAATTTTCATATAATGTAATGCTTTGAGTTCACATCTATCACCACGGACAAAATAATCCATTAACCCACCACCAACAATTAAATAATACTTTCTTCCAGTATCAACTTCCGTATAGTAATATAATGGATCGTTAAAATTATATTTGCAGTATTCGTTCTCATGTAATTTTACCTTGCTTAAATATCTGTTTAAACTTTCTTCGTCATATCTATAATTTCTATTAGCCAAATCGCATATTTCACCTTTATCATGCTTTTGATTTATTTCATCATAGAATCTATTGTTCCAATATTCTTCTTCATCAAACTTGCCTGTGTCATTTACCATCCAATTTCTATACTCGTAGTCCATGAATATAATAATGTTGCCATCTTCATATAATTTTCCTTTTACATACTTATACCCATTGTAAACTCTACTTCTGAATGTTACAATTTTATACTTCTTTCCAGTACTTATATCAAAATATTCGTATCCATTTTTGTTATAACTATAACCAAATAATTTATCTTTAGTTTTTACATTATATGCCTCAATTTTATTTAATAACTTTTCTCTTTCCTGCTGGCTAAGGATTTTGTCAACTTCTTCTTGTAAGCTTCCATTATAATAATCAATAATAACTTTTCCATATGTTCCATCTGGTTCTTCTGATACTAAACAATCATGCCCATCTACATTCTTATGACCAACAAACATATTATCATATTTTAATCTTCCATATGCATCACGATACACATGAGATCCGTTTGATAATGCCTTATTTCTATTTTCGTTTGTCTTTTTACTGTCTTTAACTTTTTGTTTCACAGATAAAGCTCCGCCAGTTAAGAAGTACAAAATATCTAACATACTATTATCTCCTTTCTATTATTTAATTATACCACGTTTTTTAAATTCACAGATAGCAAAATCAATAATGCAGGTATACTCACCTTTTGTTACATCTCTATCAATTCCGTTTTTATCATAATTTGTATAAGTCCCACTATATAATATGTATACAAAACCGTCTTCACATAATTTTACATCAACATATTCATTACTATCAAGTCTAATAGACATATACCATTCTTCTGTTTCAGCTTCTTCATTCCATATGCTTGCAACTCTCATATTTATCTCTCCTTCCATTCAACGATCTTAATCGCATCAACCTTGCAGTTCTTCATTACACTTAATTTAAATCTTGCATTCCGTAAGTCGTTTGCTATAACAACATCATTATGAAGTTTTCCTTTATACTTATACGCCAATTCATATTGTGCTAAACTATTCTGTTTTAAATTAATACTACTACAATTCATATTATTTCTCCCTTCAATTAATTAAAAATCTCCGTCATCAATAACTAACATACCCAAATCATGCGCGTTTCCATATTCATCATGCCTTTCACCATTATGATAATAAGCTAATGGAAAGTAACCATCTGGACAACCAATAAGTATAGGGGTGTCTAATGAAATATTCTGCTCTATACAAAAATTAATTAAATCATTCATTGTTATTGGAACATTTCCTTCTTCCAATCCACAAATAATATCACCTTTCTCTTTCATAGCATTAATCAAATTGATATTTAATTCATCAATTGTACTCATATCTAATCTCTCCCTTCTAATTCATTTCTAACTCTCTGTTTAAATCTTTCAACTAAATCAATGTATCCTTGGTTTGTAACCTGAATATTTTTTAAATCTTCCGGCTTAACTAATACACCATTTACATAACAATTAAATACTAATGGTTTTATTTCCTTTGTTCTTCGCATAATATGCTCCTTTCCTAATAAGAAACGATGAAGCCACAATTGTGACCTCATCGTTGTATGTTTGTTATTTAAGTTTCTCTCTAATATGTTTTTCTCCATTATTCTTGTAGCATCTAAGACATGATGCACAACTTCTACCGCCACAGTTTATTTCAATATTGTTTTCAGAAATTGTTTTCTTGTCATATACTGTGAACACCTTATCTATGTATGGCATATTACTTATATCAACTTCCTTATTAAGGAACAGACTTGATACAAGTATCTGTAAGTTCTTTGGCTTTTTATCTGCAATCTTTGCAACAATGTGAGGGTTCTTAGTCCAAAGTGCAAACTTTGTTCCCTTGTTTTTCTTACAAATATTGAAATAGTTTTCAAGCTGGATCTCATTGTGCAAATCTCCAAAGGCCTCAAATCTAAAATATTTACTGTTAATAACAGGAAGCTCATCCTTTTTAAGAATTCTGCTTGTTAAGATTTCTGCATTCCGTTCATAGCAAGGACTCATCTGTTTGTACATCTGCATCATTCTTTGTGCATAACATTTTTGACAAACACTTCCAGGGATCTTTGAATATCTCTCGCAGTTAGCATTGGTCTTGCAGCTAGTACTAATGCTGCACATTCCTTTCATTTTTCCAGTATGGTTAGTTGTGATGTGAAGTTCGTTGTTCATAATTTCATTTGCTTTCATAATTTTGATCTCCTTTGTTCTTTAAAATTTGTTTATTTGTTGTTCAATATTCAGTTGTATGCATTAAAAAACTCACACTGCTTCTTGTGTGAGTTCTCTAACTTCATCTTCAGTTAAAATTCTGATTGGTTTTAACCATTCAGATAAATACCAGATGCCTTGTGGTCTTTCATACTCAACAACATTCATTGCCTCGCATTCCATCCACACTCTTCTTTCACCACTCTTTAGCTGATCTGCTATCCAACTTGCTTCCGGCAACGGACATGAATGCCAACCACCAATTGGATTCTCGCTATCAGTTCCATTAATGCTTCTAGGTGCAAATCCCTTTGTAGGATGATATTCAGATTGCATCCATTCACCAAACTCAAATGGTTTCTTGTTATCAATAAACAGTGGATAATACTTACCATCATTAAGTACTCTAACTTTCTTATAAACGATCTTTGTTCCTTTCATATTCATTACCTCACTTTCATTTGCATTGTTTGTTGCTACATTTGTTCTTACTTCACTCATTGTTTTAATCTCCCTTTTGTTTAATAAAAAAGGAAGTCCATGTTTCAGGACTTCCTTGATAACGTGTTCTATATTTAGTTTTCAATTTGTTTAATATCATTGTATGGAACTGCATAATACTCTATTGAATAATCATTAAACATATTAAATCCACAAAATCCATTTGAATCAATTACTTCAAGATCATATACATCTTTTGTGCCAAAGCTAAAATTGTCTGCATCTTCATTTCTGTCTTCTTCTATAATTTCAATAATATAATTTTGTGCTTCTTCTCTTGTACCAAATATTTTTCTTATAAAGAATTCTCCATCACTTCCAAATGCAGTAATAATATAAGTTTTTTTCATAATTTAATCTCCTTTCTTATTTAAAAAGGAGTGGCATACATTTTAGTACACCACTCAAAATATTAACTATGCACTAAGCACTACATCTAAGGCACGATCAAGCATCTTATTTCCATCGATTGTTTTAAGAAATTTGTTTTCCTTGTAGTTTGCAGTTCTTCTAAAGGGTTCAATGTGAGTTGTTGTATCTGCAACTGCCTGAATCAATCTTGCTCCAGTCTTATCTAACATGATTAAATCAGGAGCATCATTATATCTTCTGATAATATCTAACTGTATTACCTTAGCATTCTTAATTTGTGTTTCAGTCATCTTACTCTCGTCAATAGGAACAATATCATTAACCATTCTTCTAAGAGAGATGTCGTTTAACTTAACCTTATACAGATCTTCGAAAGTTTCTTTTGTACTTTCCATATAAGCATGAGCAAGTTTTAATGTGTCACTTGCATCATTTAACTTTGAGTTAATGTTTCCTGTATGTCTTGTAGACCATGTTCTACTTGCATTTCTCATTGCCATATTCAATGTGTTTTGGCATACAACTCTAACAGGTGTCATAGCAACTCTAACAGAACCACTTCCATCATGTGTATTTGTAAATACTACATATGGATCTACCTTATCACCAAGAATGGTAAATTCATCTGGAAGTAATGCTAACAACCAAATTGTTCTTCCACCATTAAGCGATCCGGCAGTTTCATATCTTACACCTTCTCCAAGAAGAGAGTCTGTAAAATCAAATGCATCTCTGTTCTGTACAATCTGATATCTGTCACCTACAATACCAAGTGGCTTTCCGTCAACATCTCTTATGTTTACATAATTGCCAGGAATTTGGATTCCATTTTCTGTGTAGATGTTCTGTCTTTCTACATTCCAATCAAGTCCTGCAAGTCTAATTGCATCTGCACTTGTTGGTGCTTCCTTTACAATAATTCCCATTCCATGCCACGGTGTTACTCTTGTTGAATACATTGTTTCTACGTTTGCTGCCATAATTTTTTCCTCCTAAAAATTAGATTCGTTTATTAATCGTTCCATATTCAGTTGTATGCATGAGATTAAAGTGTATTGTTAAAATAAATCTTTCTTAATATAATTCACCTTGCATAACTTTATTCTCCTTTTTTGTTTATTCAAATGCCCATTTTGCAACTTGTTTATATGCATGTTCCATAAGATGCTCGTGTTTATCATCGTCTATCATTTTGGTTATTGCTATCTCACATTCTTTTTTGAATTTATCAAATGAATTTGTGATTGGAACTTCAATATTTGCATCGAACATAGTGTATGGGAATCCATTATAATTTCCATAATGATCATTTTCATCTTCATCAATATTGGTGCAATATGTATTTGTATATAAATACCATGCACTTAAATCTAATGTATGCTGAAACTCAATACTTAAATCTCCAACACACACTTTTCCATAGAAATCAGATCCGTCAGTATTTTTAGTTAAATGATCAATCATCATTTCTGCCCATTCACTTTCTGTCATTGCCCATACAAACTCAAGTTTTTCAACATGTTGACAAACTTCTTGGCAAAAGATTACATCATCATTATCAAATACATGTAATGTATATTCATCATCTTCTGGTTCTCTATGTAGTCCAATTTCAAGGAATCTATTTGGTGTGTATTCAATTAATCTTCCGTTCTTTGACCACTCACCTGGTTTAAGTTCTCTCCAATCAGGGAACATTTCCTGTACAGAATCATCAACACTAATCTTTCTCATACTTATTTACCTTCCTTTCCAATAATCTCGTTCCAAATGTTCATACCATCTTCACTGGTAATTTTTCCTTCAAGTTCCAATACTGTAAGAACTCCATTCCAAAATGCCAATGCAACTTCGTTTGGATTCTTAACATAAAACTGCATCAAATCATAACCGGGTCTCTTACATAAATACTTCCATACTTCATTCCATGTTTTCATATTATTATTCCTCACTTTTTTTAATCTAAAAGGGAACCCATATAATGGATTCCCTTTTGTTATCAGTTCCATATTCAGTTGTTAGTATTAAATTTCTTTTCGAAGAATACATCCCATTCTTCATCGCTTATTGATACAAGGCTATCAAAGTCAAGCCATTCAAGCTCAAGTCTAATAAACTCTTCAAGTGTACTATACTCATTATCTGATACAATATATCCATCAATCTCTGTTACGATTGCATTTCTTGTAAGATCGATGGTTACTTGTACTTCATGACTATCTCCATTTATTTCGTCTTCCAAATCTGTACATGCCACACTAATATTTGAAAGATCAGAGAAGTCTACATCATAATCAAATTCCGTCTCATCCCCAAGGAAATCCTTGATATAATAGTCGTTAATAAGCTTTTTTGCTTGATCGATAAGTTCATTTGTTTTGCTCATACTTCACACCTCACTTTCTATTCCCATTTATCCCATTGTTCATTTTCAACAACAGGTATTTCTTCTATTACCTCAAGTCCATCTAACTCATCTATATAAAGAATAAAACTTCCAGTTGAATCACAATAACCAATGATACCATTTAACTCATCGTTATCAGGTGTCTCAATAATTCTTTTATAATCACTTACTATCATAACTCATACCTCTCTTTCCCAAATAACTTCGTATACATCAGGTTGTTCAAACCTATTGTTATACTTGTCTTCCGTTTTCCATGCTCTCAGGACAATTTCATCAAATCCATTCTCTTCAGCAACTTCAATTGCAGATTGGAAATCATAACAGATTTCATTGTCCCAGTTATCAAACTTACTTATCAGAAAGTCAACACATCTAAACTTTTTAGAATCGATTGCCTTTCCGTCTTGTGTAAAGAATACCATATTCATCACCTCTCTTTCTCAATCATAACTATATGGTTGTCTACCATGTTCATAATCATCTTGTGTCCAAGATGCCTTCCATGATGCTCCAAGAACAGAATAGCCAAGGCTTTCTAAAGCCTCAGCTATCTTTTCTGCATCAATATCATTTCTGTCAAGTAAAATGTCCAATGAAAACTGTACTACATCCATAATTAATTCTCCTTTCCGTTTAATATTCTGATTTCATTTAGTATATTGAAGTATGCATTAGTTGCATCATACTCTTCTTCTGTTAAGTATCTATATGACATAAGGAATTCATCCTTACTTAACATCATAAAATCAAACATCTTTTCAGCATCGTTTATAAATATTGATCCTGATTTTTTCTTAAGTACATTTTCGCTTATATAATCAAGGATAAAAAACTTCATTTGCTCTATAAGCTCGCCATCAATTATAATCCTGTTATAATTAAATGGCTCAAATTCGTTGTAATCAGTTGAATACTGATCAAATTCATTGTAGTTAGCAGATGTAGTATCCAATTTCATTATGTATATTGCAGAATAATCATTGCCTGAATTACATGAAAGATTAAGTTCTGCTCCATACATAACTCCACCTATTGGAGCATTAAGATATACTTGAACTTCTCCCCATAAATCAACATACTCATAATTTTTAAGTGCTTTTACATATTTGTTGTACTCATCATTTGTAATATTAATTTGTACATCCCACATTTTGTTTTCCATAATTTTAATCTCCTTTCAAAATTTACTTTTATTGTTAATCGTCGCCACCATCTTCAATTAGTTCTCCACAATCTGGACAACATGGAACTTTTTCATTTTCATCAAAACTTAGGTCAAAAGCATCTTTCCACATATATCCACATACTGGACATTCATACCATCCATCTTCTCTTTTAATTTTATATGCCATATATCATTATCCTCCATTAAAAATCTTGTTTTATTGTTCTCCAAAGAATACGTAAACCATTTCACTGAATGTTTCAAAATATAATTGTGTACCAGCAAATATACAAGACACAATCGTATCTCCAAGATCAGGAAGATCACATTCTCCATTGTATTCCTCATACATTTCCGTAGGTGTCATATGCCATTCTCTTTCTTCTCCATTACAGTTAATGCTAATAAATTCGATTTTGTGTTCCATAATTATTCTCCTTTCATTTATTGAAATTTTTTGTTAGCACTTGCATAAATTAATGCCTTTAATTTGTGACCAAGTAATTGTTGTGCCGTAAAAAATGTCATACCTGTATCAATTACATTGTCTACAAAATATATTTCTGTTCCTTCTTTTATTGCACAAGTTAGATACATTGTAGGTTTGTGTATGATTCCTTTCTTTTTTTGTTGATATAACATTTCATGCGGAATACATTTCAATACATCACATACAGTAGTACCAGTATTTTTTGCTATTATTTTTGAAATCTCCCTTGTATACATTGCAAATCCTTGATGATTTGGAGCCGGGACTAAGATAGACTTTTCATTTATTAAATCCAGGTTCATAAAATAATCTGCCATCTCATTTATAGCCACTTTATCGTTTTCTTTTACACCATGGCAAACTTCTCTTACGTGTTTGTTTTTGTAATTCTGCATTCCATTCTCCCTTCATTTTTAATAAACAAGTTTAATTGTTTCGTTTTCAACCATTTCTTTATGCTCCCTATACATTTCAGCTTCTTCATCATCACGAGGCCCACCAGCATTATAATCAAATATAGTAATTTCAACATTTTCGTTAGATGAATAAATGTTATAAAATCCATATTCGTCTACCTCAATATGTATGATTGTTTTATCCACATTTTCATTTTTAACAGTTTCAATTTCAAATCCATACACACAGAAATCATATGTATCAGACAACCAATCTGCAATATCCTCATCATCGACATCATTTGGAATATCAACATGATCCGGCAATCCAATAAATTGTGCTAATCCATTTTCCTCTTCCTCATCATAATCCCATACAATATTTACTGCTCTTCTCATATTTTCGTTCTCCCTTCTTATTTAAACTCATCAAATTCTCTTCCGTATTTATGAAAGTGCCTATCCATGTACTCACAGAAGAACTCTTCCATTGTATAGTATTCGCCAAAATCACAAAGAATATCTTGTACAATATCCTGATCCATTTTGTTAACTGTATCATCCCACATTCCATTGTCCATAAGATATCTTGCCCACAAATCATCATAATCGATTGCTCTTACGAACCAATCAAGCACACTCTTATCTTTGTAACCTTTTATATCATCATACGTATAACCAAGTTCGTCATACAACAACTCTGCCTCATCGATATCTGTTTCACAATAATCATTTGACATTTTTATAAATGCCTCAAGTCCTATATCAATTGCCTTTCTATACTCTGGTGTTTGATATGTTTTTGTTTCAATTCCATCAAATTCTTCCTTTGTCAACTCACCATAACTACGGAACAATGTATTCATATACCCATAGCCATAATAAATTTTCTCTGCTTCTTTCTCTGTTGCAACATATTCAACATCCTTTTTACAATCGTCCCAAATAGTAATTACTTCGTACATAATTTTAATCTCCTTTTTGTTTAAATAAGGGCGACTCTATATGAATCGCCCTATGTTTACAAACTCCATATTCAGTTATATATATGATTATTCTTCATCGAATTCATCATATGTGTTACGAACGTAATCGTATCCGTTATCTGCCTTACGACCAATACGTTCAAATTGTGATTCGATTACAAATAAATCACCAGAGCTAGTTACATCTTCTGCATCCTCAAGGATACATTCACACATTGCTTGAATATCAAGTGCCATTTTCTTGATTCCTTCTAATCTCTTTTCTACGTTCTTGCTCATAATTTTTAATCTCCTTCCTAAAAATCTTTTTCCACTATTGCAATCTTTCCTTCGTTTCTATATACAAAATACCTGCCACTCAATGTATAAAGAATGTTTGCCTTATCTTTCAATTCTTCTTGACTTAGACAATCATAAGAATATATATTAATCTCGCTACCATAAATCTCACCTAGCCATTTCCACTTTTCATGTTCTTTATTAAATTTCTCCTTCTGTTTTTGTGTTCTAACGATTTTAACACTAAAACCTCCGTCACCATATCCGTTTGGAAAACAAACATTAAAATTACTTGTGCCAATCATTATTGTTCCACCATCACAATCGTACTTCTTCATACCTCATCTCTCCTTTCTGTTTATAACAACTCACTATCTTTATCCCAACGTTCTACATAGTCGCCACATGGAGTGTCAATTGTAAGTTCAGAGAAATTTAATTGCTTGGACAAATTATTTAACATAATTTCTTCTGCTTCTGTTGGTGTTAAATCTGTTGAATATTCATCCCTGTTTTCATATTCATCTGAACTAAACAAATCTTCTTTGCCAATAACAAAGCGATCAATAAAATCTTTCAGTTTAAATGTAACACTTTCGTAATAGTCAACTGCCCTTGAAGTATACCTCTCGTCTTTTTCTCCGTTTTCGTTATATCCAGGATTACCAACATCATAGAAATTGCCACGCAATTTTATCATCTTAACATCCGTATTTGTGTATACATCACAAAGCATATAAATCGTATAGTACTCTTTCTCCCACATATTTATCATGTTCATCTCTCCTTTTCTTAATATGGGGAGCCTATATAAGACTCCCAGGTTGTTAGTTCCATATTCAGTTGTATTATTGTTTGTAATCATCCTTGTCCTTACATACAATTCCGTTACAATACAAACCACCTGAGTTATAAGCTCCCTTCATAACTCTTAAGAAGCAACTCATGAAATCTTTGAACGTTTCATCTTCTGTGTAGTAGTCATCTACGTCATCAACATCAATACTTCCGTACTTTATGTCACCATCTGGCACACCACTCATAAGCCAACGATCAAATACATCCTCATCATTGACATGTCTGGCAATAAATTCCATTGCAAGAATCATTTTCTTTCTCTCGTTAATGTTTACTTCCTTTCGCATAATCTTAGTCCTCCTCTTTAACTTCGATACAGATTAACTCATCTTCTGGATACATATACGTGACTTCCCAATCCATCCATTCATTAGATCTGTCAAGCCATTCTGCATTATCATTAAATAACATATGGCTACAAAAATATTTATCAGTCTCCTTTACAAGCACATTGCCTTGTATTGTAATTCCGGCATCCAACATATCATTAATACTCATATTCTCAATCTCCTTTCTTATGCTCTCAATGAATCGATCCAATTTAAAAATCCCTTTTCAAACTTAGGGAATTCGTCAAGGAATTTTTTAAGATCATGCTCTGATGGGACTTTAATTTCTTTTCTATTGGTTTCATGTATATGCATAGTAACATTTCCATTAGTCCAAAAATCATAGCAGCCACAAGCACCACCATTTTCTATTCCAATGTATTTAAATTTATATTTGCGTCTTAGAATATCATCTCTACAACATTCAGAAATAAGACCAACATGATGCGCCCATCCTTCTGCTATAAATTCATATGGGTAACCATATTCACTTCCTGCATCACAATCAAAGTTGAATGGTTCTGACATTGGTATTTTAATTCCGTTATCAACACATATATTTGCAAGTTTAATAATATCTTGTATTCTATCCTTCATGTCTCGTATATTATCAAGCATAGCTTCAATTCTATCCTGTTCCTCATGTAACTTTCTAATCCTTTCTGCTCTGTCTCTTTCTGCCTTGCCTGTAATGATATCAATTCTGTTCTTTAATGCTTCCTCTCTGTTCATCTGTTCGCTCTCCTTTTCATTATTAAACAATCCTTCAACTGAAATCATAGGTGTCACCTTTACTGTACTCAATGTAATAAATTCATTGAAGTCCATATTTGCAACTCTGCCTTTAAAATCGTGCTGGACTCTGTCATGAAGACTCCTTAATGCTCCAGCCTTATCGTTACCAATAGCAACGATCTGTTTTCCGTTAAGAAATTCTGCTAACCAAATGTACTCTTCATTTTTCATGTTCGTAATCTCCTTTCAATTAACCATTTGCCCTTGCCATAAGTTCTTGCTCATTTGTCCAACTAAACATCTTGTTGTATCCAATGTATTTTATTTGGTTACCAAGTGCAGTTCTCATTCCATTACACATAACATCACATTCATGTTCTGATAACTTATAAAACTCCTGCTTTGTTCCGTCATCCCAAACTAAATTTACCTTGTACATAATTACTTCCCACCTTTCTTTGCTAAAAAGCCATTTTTGTTACATTCCATATTCAGTTGTAACATGCAGATTGTATTATCAAATTCCGTTATCTGTTTCACAAGTCGCTTTGCCATAGGCCCACTAAGCATCTTATTATTTGTTGGAATGCTAATTGAATCTTTAAACGTAACACTTCCAATTGTTACAGATCGCTCATATACTGTATGAGAACCACCATTATTTCTTGTTCTTACATATCCGTATTCATCTAATATGTTTTGGAAATCTCTCAATTTCATATTTTGCATTTTGTTCACCTCTTTTGTATTTTTTGCAATACAAAAGGGAACAGATTTCTCTGCTCCCTTTTGTACATTTATAGTTTCCTATTAATCGTTGTATTTCCATGTGCCTGTTTCTTCATCATAAACACAACCATATGCTATTGCGTTTTCTTCGCTTACAAATACAAGTGTTGCACCATTACGACAGTTAACAATTACCTCATTGTCACACCTGAAATACCAGTTGTTATCATAGTCGTCATGCAGACAGTTGTCTACAAAATGATATGCACAATCATCCTCACAATATACTGTGTCTTGACTATGGTAGCTGCCATCATCTTCACAGTATTCCACACCATAATTTGAAGCACAGTCACTATCGCAATAATAATGATCAGTATCTACATCAAGCACATAATCATCATTGTCTAAATGTATTCTTGCTCCACATCTATTACATAAGACAGTTCTCTCTTCATTGTCTCTACAATCACTGCATGTAATCCATTCTTCCTCTTCATGTTCACGTCCACATTTAGGACAAATAGGAAGTGAACCAATTCTAATACGAGGGAATTCTTTTATTCTGTCTTTTAAGAATGAATACCCACAATCTTCATACTTGAAGTAATCAGGATAGTGTGTTGAATATTCATCATTTACAAACTCGCAAGGTACAGTTCCCTTTATTACTTTCCACAAATTGTTAAAGCCAAGGCACTCTGTCAATACTCTTTGTACTACGTTTCTGAACTGTGCTGCAAGACCCTTTTCTCCACCGTCTCTTCCGTCCGGGTACAATCTACCGAAGATAAAGAATTCTCCATCTTCATTGATATGGAAATTCATTCTTCTGTCCTTGTCTGCTTTCCACATCTTACCATTATAATTCTCGTCTACTGTATAGAAGATTACTGTGGATGGATCGAACATATAGCTTTCTGTTCCAGATGAATAACAACCACTATATGAATGTTCACAACCTCTTTTATTCTTCTTGTCTATGGTATGACAAGTTGCCTTTTTATGTGCTAAGAATGACATAGTGTAGTAATCCAAATCAAGGATTGAGATGACAGTGTACTTTTTGATTATGATTGGATTGATTGCATCACCAAGTTTTGCGAAGTAGTAATTATATCCATAATTCTTATCAATATACTCTCCATTTCTGTATATCTTCTGAACGTTGACAATCTTATCAAGACCAAAATATACACAAATCTTATTAACGATTCTTGATATTTTCTGTCCTACAGACACATTGATATCAAGACCTAAATCATTAATTGCATTAACAAATTCTTGGTCTGCATTGCTACTTTCTATGTTTCTGATGATACGATTTAATTTGTCTACTAGCTTATATTGCTCTTCATTCAAGTAAATTCCATCATCTACTTGATAGTAGCAATTTTTATTATATATATCTCTCAGTCTTTTGTAATCTTCCCTCAAGTCATAATAACGTTCGACTAAAAGAGGATAGGCATCACCAAATACTTCCTCTCTGTTATATCTAATTATGTCCTTTATATTTTGGAAATTGCGAGTAACTGCATCATACTCGTTTCTATCAAATCTGAAACCTTCTTTCTCACCAATAGTCTTAAACATATTGTCAGTAAACCATGTTAAGAACTCATTGATCAAATCCTTATTGATACCAGTTTCATATTCTGTTGCATCATAAATAATAGCCTGTTGCTCTTCATCCCAGTTAGGATGCTTACGGAAAATGTTTCTAAGGTTGGTCTTCTTGTTCCACCACTTGTTGACGATTGTATCAATGCCATTATCACTGACATTGTAATCGTACTCCTCAAGTAATTTCTTCATTTCCATTCTGTTCTCTTCCAAGTTAAATACCTTTGCTCCTCGCATAACTTCATCTCCTTTATTTGCATTGTTTACAGTTGCCATTGTGTTGTTGATTGTTTCTACTACCATGTTTTTCTCTCCTTTTTCTTTGCATACAAAAGAGAGTGACCAAATAGCCACTCTCTTTTAACATTTGTTCCATATTCAGTTGTATATATGATCACTTCTATTCGAAGTAATACGGCTTATTTGAAAGCACTTCTTCAGGAGCAACCTGTTCCCTATTTATTTTTGCAATCATATTGTAAAGTTCCATTGCATCTTCTGTTGTATCGCCCAATGGAAGGACAAGAACTTCCCAAACACTAGATGGAAGAACTACAAATTTTTCCGGCAACATTTTACGTACTGCCCTTGTAAGAATTGCAGCAGCTCCATACACACCACCATTCTTTCTTCTAACAATTTTCATTTGAATTTCTATTTGATTTACAATTTCTGCCGGCATCCCCATTCTAATAAGTACTTCGTTCATTTTGTCTATAGTTACGTCATTTTCCATGTTTAACAACCCTATGTTAAATACATCATCTGGCTTAACCCCCCATAATTCTAGTTGTGAATTTCTAACTTTTGTAGTTTCGCTATCGCCAACTTGAATGTATGGGAACATTATTAAATCTGGGAAGCCATATGATAGTGCATTTTTACTTACTTCAATATGCTCATTCATAGCTTCATTAACAAGACCAACTCTCAATTTGTCTTTTACTTTCTCAAAGTCACAGATCCAACTGAAATCCAAGTTAAGCACAGGAGTTTTGCTTACTACTCCCTTAACATAATCTACAGTTTCGCTTATACTTAAGCCTGCATCGTACTGTTCATCAATATACACTGTTGGTGCACATGATGTTCCTTCAAGTTCAACAATTATTCCAGTATGTTTAATACCATTTGTTTTCGTTATTTCCTTTACAGTACCGCCAACTAACATTGCTACTTCTTCTGCGAACATTTCCTTTGACATTTCGTTTCTCATAATTAAACTCTCCTTTTCGTATAAAAGTTTTTTGCACGGCTCTCGTTTAGTGTCGGCTTTCCATTGACCGTGTGACAAAATAGGAGAGCAATCATTTGACTGCTCTCCGTATTTATTAGTACATATAATAATCCATAACCATACTCCAGCTAAGTTCACAGTTCTCAATCATTAACTGCCCGATTGCTTCTTGTAATGAGCGACCAAGTGCTTCAACTTCACTTCCATCTTCCAGCATGAATATCCATGCCTTTACTTTTTCAGGCTCTTCGTTTGCCTTGTCCTCAATTTTTTGATACCAATCTTCACAATTATCTCCATCATATTCATAGTACAACTCACTCTTTTCATTTTTGTATGCCTGATAGAGATTTGAATTGTAGCCATATCCATATCCATAGTAGCCATAACCTCTTGTGTAGATATGCTCTTCGTACTCAAATCCCTTTTCAAGATTCTTACTTGCATCTAACAACTTTATAGTTGCCTCAATACTATCTTCCATTTCCTCAAATACAACATACTCGTCAAGATGATGTGCATTGTAGTATCCACAACTTATGTTTACAGATGATACCATGCAATACGGAGATAATACAGATATGTCTGAGAATGAACCATAACTCTCTTTATACCCGGTTACTTCCTCACAGAAACTATGAAATTCCTTGTTGTCGTCATCATAATACACCAGATCCTTATCATGTGCTCTGTCAAGCTCTACAAGGAATAACATCTTTTCAAGTTCTGTTATGTAATTTGTCTCTACAAACTTCTTGCTACCTACACCACCAATCTCTTCATCTTCACAAAACAGGATGAATGGTCTATATCCTCTTTCTACAATTTTCATAATCATGTAGACTCCACATCTATCATCACCGCCAATTCCCTGTTTAGAAGTAAGTGTATGCAACACTCTTCCATCTTCCTTTTTCTTACTAACAGTGATATACTTCTTGAGGCTTTCATCATGTACTGTATCCATATGTGCAGTTAACAATACATTCATATTGCCTCTTGCATATACAAAGCCATCGCCAACTACCACATCACTGTAGTAGTTGCGAATCCAATTTGTTAAGTATCCCTTCAATTCACCTTTATTCAATTTGCAAACCTTCATAAATCTACCAATCTTACTCATAATATTATTCTCCTTTCTTTTCCCTTATGCTCTAACCCACTCGCCATTTTCGTTGAGTTCGAATCCGTAGTTCCTTGCGTTTTCTTCGTCCCTGAAACGGTATTCATATTCAATTACGATATAGTCATAATCATTTGTTAAATACCACTGCTCATCGTAATTATCCCAAAATGCCTCCTCGCTTCTGTATGCATCTCCATCAACCTCTACGTAGCCTGCATTTTCCATGTTTTCTCTGTTTGCGAACCAAACTCCGTCTCCACTAATCCATTCATCGCTATTATCATAATAGTCCTGTGAATAATATGCTCCTGTATATGAATCTGCCCACCAATCTGTGTGCCAATTTTCATCATCTTCACAGAGTCTAAGTCCATCATTTCTTGCACAACTCTCGCAACAATAATACTCATCATTGTCTTCACAATAAATACGATCCCAATCATCTTCATATATTGTTCCATCACAATTACAACAACTTGCAATTACATCTTCCCTTTCAGGCTCTTCCATTGAATTGTGATGATAGCAGAATACACTTTCCTTTCCTCTATGAGTGTCTCCACAGTAAGGACATATAGGATTATGACCAATATTTATTGTTCTCATTTCTGTTTCTGACAGATGACTATATCCACAATCATCATAGCTTAAATAATCAGCATAATGTGTACCTTCTGTACATGAATAATCCTCACATCCAGATACTCCCTTTTTCACTTTCCACAAATTGTTGAATCCGAGGCATTCTGACAATACCTTCTGCATTACATTTCTAAACTGTGCGGCTAATCCTGTTTCACCGCCATCTCTTCCATCTGGATATAATCTACCGAAAATAAAGTGCTTTCCGTCTTCTCCAATGTGGAACATCATACGTCTATCTTTATCTGCTTTCCACATATCTCCCTTATAATCTGCATCAACCGTGTAGAACACAACTGAACTATTATCAAGCATATAGCTTTCTGTTCCTGCACTATACATTCCGTTGTATACATGCTCAGAGTCATATACATCTCTTACATTTAACTTATCAATGGTATGACAGGAAGCAGTATTCTTAAAGAACGACATTGTCCAGTAATCCATCGGATTAATGGAGATTACAGTATACTTTGTAATATGCAAAGGATTTACTGCATCACCGAGCATTGCCATGTAGTAATTGAATCCATAGTCTTTCATCTCCCTTACTTCATGGTCACTTCCGGCATGACGGACAACTTCTTTCATGTCTTTTACTTTATCAATTCCATAATGCTTACAAATCTTATTAATAATTCTTGACACTTTCTGTCCTGCAACTGCCCTAAAATCTCCAAGATTATTTACCTTTCTTGCAAAATCTTCATCAGCAACATTACTGTCATACGAGTAATAGTTGAAGAACTCAAATACCTTTCTAAGCTCCGTGTAGTCTGTATAAAGCATATAAAATTCTTCTTCATCAAATGTGTACTTTGTAAGAGTATTAAAGTAATCAGTAAGCCTTACATACTCTTCCTTATACTCATACCTCTGTCTTACGGCAGCTTCGTAAAGATCGTCATTAATACGATTTCTGTTGTATAAGGTGATATCTCTTGCAGCAATGTACCTTTCTCTTACGAATAAGTACCTTTCTTCATCAAACTGAACCTTACGTTCAGCATTCTTTTTTCCGATTTGCTTTGCAAACCAATAGCAAGCTTCCTTTATATGAGCCATATCAATGCCAGTATCATAGGAACTGTCATAGATAATAACCTGCTGACGCTCATCCCATCTAGTATGCTTTCTTAAGATAGAACGAAGATTCTTCTTTGCGTTCCACCACATAGGGAATAACTTTGTTGCGATGTTATTATCACTTTCAGATCCATATGAGTACTTCAACTCATCGAACAAATCTGCTGCCTCTCGAGCGGTCTTATTGAAGTCGAAGATATTACTTGCCTTTCCTTCAGATACCAAATTTGCCTCTACTGCATTTCTCATTGCTTCCATTTTCATTTGTTCGTCCTCCTTAGACATAAACATTTAATAGTTAATTCTCCGCAATTCTCGTTTAAGGTCGGTTTTCCGTTGATTGCGTGACCAAGTATTTGGGCATAAAAAAAGACACTATCCAAATTTGGACAATGCCTTTAAATCAAATTCTCGTATACCATCAACTGAAAACAGGCTCTGGTATATTCACGTTCTGTGAACATTGCCCTAGAGCCTGTTTCATCAAAATTGATGTTACACTTTCGTAAGAACTTCTTCTGCCTTTCGTTCAAGCCCTTAATCTCGAAGTCCTTACTTTCGCTTCTGTATTTAGTTTTCCGTTTCAATATCCTCACCACCTTTCGTATATGATTCAAGAAATTCTCTAATCTCAATCGTATGTCTCAATTCATCTGCAAAAATACTGTAATATTCTTTGCATATAAAATCGAGCAAATCCTGATATGAACAAATTTTGACAAGCTCACATGTAGCAATATCAGTTTCGCATTTTCCATCCCTAAAGATCAATACAATGTCAGTTCCTGCTATATTTACCTCTACAGTTTCTCCAGAAACTTTTTCTACAACACCTATTTCTTGTGACCCTCTATGATGTTCTCCACCATACACTTTAAACAATACTGTGTTTCCAGCCACAAGACTTGCACCGTTAAGCAAAAATACATTTTTCATTTTCGTACCTCGCTTTCTATTTTATACATGTCAAATTCAACTCTTTTCTTCTTGAGTTTTTCAAAAACTTCTGCCGATGAATTTGAAGTACGTACTGCAATTATTACTTTTGCGTAATCTTCGCAACTAAAAATGTACCCATCTTCTGTTTTAAAAGAATGTTCAAGCATTTTGAGTTCCATTTTCACTTCACCTCGCTTTCTTCCTTAACAACAATTTCCTTTATGCTGCAAAAGCTTAGTCCTTCTATTGCTTTTTCTGCAAGTTCTCTTGTTGCATAGAATTCGTCATAGATAGTAAATGTTTCACCATCATATGTATAATCATCTACCCATTCTTCGTGTACAGTTGCATAAATTTTCATATCTTAATATCCTCCTTTTATATATTTGATTAAATCACTGTATCTTGCACACCTAACAAGCTTACATTTTTCCCTGTTGAATTCACATTTTCCGTTGACAAATTTTAGGTGTGGTGCATTTTCACCAAAAATATTAACCTCTACCACATCTCCTTCAACACTTGTTACACATCCAACTTCCATGTTTCCAAATTCCATTCCTGAATTAGCAGAGGTTAAATCCATGTCTACAATTACAACATCGCCAGCACTAAATACAGGATTAAATTCCTCTTCTACTATCGCATCAACAGACAATACTTCTGGATCATAAGTACACGTATGTATCAAAGTAAAGTTATCTGTTGCTCGTTCAATAGCCTCATCTAATGAATTTGCCTCTACAAACTCACAATCTTCAAACATCATAGTTACACAATATTCCTTGCTCATAATCTCAATCTCCTTTTCTCTATCTGCTTACGTATTTTTCCATGGCTGACTTACAAGTTGCAAGGTCACCACGAAGGATGATCTTATTCGTATATGTCTCAATGAACATATACTGACCAAACAGTTCTACGATTGCCTTTCCGTACTGTGAATCGACAATCTTCATATACTTCACATATCTGGAATCAATTTTTCTTCCCATATAGCACCTACACCTCCTACATCATCATTCTGATTGCGATTGAAATGACTAACAACAGTACAAATGAAATCGCATTGACGATTTTTGCTCGTCTTGCCTTTGCTTTGCTCATATTAAATACCTCCTTCCAAGCTATCGAATGCTATGTACCATTCGCCAATAAAGTTTATGTAATAAAAACCGTTTTCTCCAATTCCAGTTAATACGGAGTTGTGTTTTTTGCACCATTCTGTTGCAACTTCCATAAGTTTTTGTGCATTACTCATTGAACTACGCCTCCTTTCCTACTTCATACATAATATCCGGCATCAAATCTAATACAGAGTACTTAACAAAAGTTTGCCTTGCATCCAAAGCTTCATCTCCATCGAGTTCTTCGACAATCACTTCTCGTGATTGCACAAAGTAAATTCTGCCTGTATCTATGTCGATGAAATCTGCAATTCCGTCATCATCTCTAAAGTCGATACATCTACCCTTAGAAATCTTTCCATCCTGTACAAGAGTGTAGTTATACACTCTCTGATCCATAGGTCTATCAAATTCCATTTCCATTTCTCTCGCTCCTTTCATTAGCGAATTTCTGTGTTCATTAACATAAGATACAAGCCTACAGGAAACAAAAATACTGTTGCGGTGATATCACCATCAAGCAATACTGGACATGCAATTCCAATCAAAGCCAATGCAGCTCCCATAATTTTCTGCTTAAGAATAACCATTTTCCTTCTTCTCATCTCACGCACTCTCCTTTCCCTATTCAACTGCCACATATCTTCATCAACAAGTGTTACTTTGCTCATATTAGCAAGCCTCCTTTCTGATTGTGATGAGAACTCGCAAAATATCATTCTCCGTTTTGCAAGCATCAATCATCTTCTGCGCCTTATCTACGAGTGACAACTGGTCAGAATACAACTGACTCACTACTTCCTTTGCCTCATCCCATGGTGTTTTCTGTGTTTCTTCGTTATGCATTTCAATACCTCCATTTCTCTTCTCTGCGATTGCATGCAGCTCTTTGATTGTTGTAATCATATTGCGGTTAATTTCTTCTACAACTTCCTTTGCTACCAAAAGGTTCTGTTCACTTAATCCCATAGTGTTTACCTCGCTTTCCACTAAAAAAAGGACATCCACTGTATAAGTGAATGCCCTTATCATTGGTTCCATATTCAGTTGTCAATCTTCATACCCACAGTAACGAACATCTCGAACCGTGTCATCCTCGATGTTGTCTGTTCCGTTGTCATCCATGGTCATTGCCATGATGTCTCCAACCATCCAGTCTTCGATACCAGTAAACGACCACATATTTCCGTTGAAGTCCTCTGCAACAAAGCAATCTGCAGACTCATCAACATATGTGATTGTTGCACACAACGGATATGTTGTATGCTTTTTAGGTACCGTTACAAGTGTAACAGTGAACATTACAAAGATTGCAACAACCACGAATGCCCACAACTTATCTCTGAGTTCCATATGCCAATCTCCTCCTTTCCATGTACTCCTTATTTCCTTTTGCTTCATATTTTTCCTTAAGGTATTCATATGACCTCAAGGCATAATTGTAATCTGTGTTCTGTGATGATGCATGTCCTCTATTTCCGTCAGATACATATACACAATAGGCTCCATTACTATATGTAAGTGAAATCCTGTATGTGTTGTGGCCAATCCATGACCACTTATATTCTTGCATTTGCATTTTAGTTACCTCCATTTCCATTTCCGTTTGCTACTGCATCTACGATTGCATAGATTGTTAACAGTTCCGTTGCATTGTTAATAGCTTCGATTATTTCTTTTGCGTTTCCGTTTCCCTTTGCCAACAAAAGAGATACGAATGAATATCCGTATTTCTCTTTCGAGTACAAATTTGCCTTTTCCATTTCCGTTTGCCTCCTTATAGGTTTTGATTTCCGTTTCTGTTGCATTTGCCTTACTAGGTAAATATGAATTTGATTTCCGTTTCCGTTTCCGTTCCATATTTACCTAGATATTGATTTCCCTTCATTCCATGAACAATTTTACAATCTTATTTCCGATTGCTTCGTTTCCATTTGTCTTGTGTAATTTTTCTATCTTAGAAAGAATTGCCCAAGACAGGAATGTTAACGTACTGTAGTTTTCTACAGTTACAGTTTCTGTTTTCTCATCAACTCGAACAACTACATTTTCGTTTCCGTTATACTCAACTGTCGTATTGGAATTTGGAACGTATTTATTGATATTAGTTGTCATGTAGTTACAATAGTGATTAACAACTCTAGGTCTTAACCCATACTTCATTGTTGTCACACCCATAACTACCATCATCACTCATTAGGTAGTTGACATGGTTGAGGAACTACTGTACTCTAGTAGTGAGTCCCCTCGATGTTGTTAATAGTTACTAGTGATTGTTATTCACAACAACCACTGATTGAGTAGCCAGCATCGACTAACTCACGAGTGGTGTCGTGGTAGTCATCTTCATCACACTGAGCTACCACTACACCATCACACCAAAACAAGTACTTAGTATATACTGGATTGGTGTCACGCATGCTCTCAACAGATATTCTTCTCGAATACCCCATTGGCACACCTCCTTCCTATGCACCTATTGAGTACTTATGGCACATAAAAAGGGACACGACCAAATCTATACGAAATGGTCATGCCCCATGTTTATATGTCATAATGGAGATTAAGCGTTCATCTGACGTTCTTCCTCATTGTCAAAGAAGATGACGTAGGCTTTCTCATGACTGATGTAACCATCAGGCTCTTCGATTGCTACATCTCTGAGTTCATAGTCACAACGACCATTCTCAGATTCTTCAATAATAGATTTTGCCACATCAACTTTATATGCAAACTGTACAGTCTTGCCGATGTATAATTTCTCAGCAAGATCCTTGGAGAATACTGCCGTATAGTCAGACATCTCCTCATGGCAATATCTCTCCTCGAATACATAGCCAAGGCTGAGTTTGTCACTAATATCCTTAATACAGTTGATGACTTCCTCGGAATTGGAGTAAATTGCTCCTCGTCCATAATTCTGAACGTCACAGATAGTGTCTATAACTTCATCCCACAAATCCCGGCACTCCTCAAGATTACGAGAGAATTCGTACTCATAACGGTACGGATTGTCACTGTTGCCATGCTCAAACTCAACCTCAAGAGTTGCACTGTCGCCATGCCCTATGACATAAAATGTAGTGTCCTTGAGATTCGGAATCTCAATCATGATTGTTCCAATAGCATCACCGAGATGACCGTCCTTAGATCTAGTATGAAAGTAATAGATTGGCTGGTCTTTCATAATATCTAAACGGCAGATAAAGTCGTTTGAATCTGAAGGTAAGAACCACTGAAGTCGGCTACCCCACTCATATTCAGTGATACTTGGATGAGCATTAGGCTCAACAATCTGATCAAAGACAAATAAGAAATTGCCACCGCTGAGTCTTGATGCCTTGGTTACGAATTCAACAAAGTTTGTGGATTCGGACTTGTTAACAGTTGCGATTTTTGATTCTTTTTTTATAGAATTCTCCTATTCTCCACCGTTAGCCGTGGTCGCTGAAATTAAAATTTAATTTTTTTAACTGATACATATTCATTTCTACTAGCGTAATCCTTATTAGAGTAGTGAGCGATAATCTCCTCCGGTGAAAACTTAAGACCGTTGTCAGTCCATGTTCTACGACTTGATTCATAGATTTTACCATTGCATGAGACAACAGTGTTAGCACTGTACTCCCATGAATGGTTCACATAATCAAAATTGAAAGTGATTAATATCACTCTCTTAAATCCATTCATTGGGTTGAAGAATGTTATTTTATACTTCATATTATTCCTCCTTGTAATATATAGGTGTTAACAGTTACACAAAGTATTCTGTCGTAGCATAGTCACTACCTTTGTGACCTATCCAACAGATACTTCGAAAGGGTGTGTTGGGAGTCGAACCCAAGAACATTGGTTCTTTATCCAGCCAATGTATCCGCAAAGCTCCAAATGACAAATGAGCCATTCTTCACAATCAACACCCATCTTTCGAGTAGCCATCACTAATGGTGGTATCCCACGACTACTCTAGCCAACCGTCTGTATGTTCTACTATGTATGTAGTAGTCTTGCTAGTAAGCAAGTTTCAAGAGATACACACTACCTCTTGTGGCATGGGGTCAACAATCTAGCGGATGGCTAATTATCCATACCAAACTGTGGCACTACTCACAGTCAGTTCTTAGGAGCTTTTCACAAGCAATCCCTGTCTGCGACTTGGTCGTTGCTTGCTCTAACTGGGCTTTTACCACTAAGTAACATGTTGTCGATTCACATCGGAACTGTTACTATCATTGTGCTACTGCTCACACCCAGACCTTGTACCCTTCGTCTCTTCCTCCACGGAACGGCTAACCGATTATCAGGCTCTACGGTTATCATGGTGACGTTGTCGTAACTGCGGTTATCCCAGAGAAGTTTTGTTGGTAGAGTATGAATACCAACACTTGCTCTGTCGTCCCACATAGAAGTGTCTGTCACCCACTTCGTTACGTCCTCGACCATTGGGGAACCCATATGTAATTGTCAACCATTACTAGATAGTCTTACACAGAGTTGACTAGACTCTGATGCTACTTTCATGGCGAATACCTTCAGTCAAGGTACTCTAGGAACGTTGATACTACTGTTATTCATATCAACGTTTGTTGGGTAGTTTGGTATTTGACCCAACTGATACACATCTAGTCTGTGACTAGGAAAGCATCCCCTCAAAAACTGACTACCGTAAGATATATACCCGGAAACCTCTGTAGTCGGCTTTTGAGATGACGCTTTGATATATGAAATTTTTATAAATCATAGAGTATATATAAGAGCGTAAGATGGATAACTCTATGAAATTTATGGTGATTGGTTGTAGGGTAGATAGTGTGGAGAGCCTGTGTAGATTACACATCCACTATCTACGACCGATATGTGGCTCTCACCCTACTCGGTCTGTGAAGTACAAAACTTGAAAAGTCGACTTCACCTTTGGGCATAAAAAAAAGCCGTTCACACGTCTGTGAACGGCTTTTCAATCAATATTCAGTTGTATCGGCTATTACTTCTTGAAGCCAGCCTTGATGTCTTCAACGAACATCTTGCCATACTCCATTGTTCTTTCGCCAGCCATAATCTTATAGATGACAGGACGTACGGCCTTCAAAGGTCTTCCATTCTGACACAGGGCATCAAGCTCCTTAGCAATAGAGAGATACTTCTCTCTATCGAAGGTGTCCTTCTTAGGAGTTTCAGCAGGAATCTCAATTCCTAACTGCTTTGCCAATGCCACCAAAATGATTTTTTCTTCCTTAGTCATACTCATTACCTCCAAAAGTATAATATTTTTTTTATTTTTTTACTTCAATAAATCGTCATCTATTGAAGTTGAGTCCATCATAACACTATCTTAAAAGTTGTCCATTTTTCACAAAATTTACATTTTGCGAAATTTTAAGTGGGTGGGGGTAGACAAAACTAGCGGTTTGACCGCTTTTTTCCTGCGTCCCCTGGGCAGATTCACCCACACACCACGAGAAAAATCTACCCCAACTCAAGCCAAACTAAAATGTCGCAAAATATGTTTTTAAATCATCACACTCATCACAAACATCACAACACCCAACCCAAC